AACTGAGACTATATAATGTAGTTTAAATACATCATGGTTGATTATGAAAACCCCTGGATTTTTGAAGGACAACCTTTTTTATCTGAGAACATTGGTGAGTTTGTCGGTTTTGTCTACCGGATTACTAATCTCGAATCAGGTAGGCAATACATCGGTAGGAAGTACTTTCACCAACTACGAAAGCCTAGAGGTGGAGGTAGGCGAGTTAAGAGTGAGAGCGACTGGAAAAGATACTACGGAAGCTCTGACGAACTTAATCGGGACCGCCGTGGACTTGGAAATAGTTCCTTCAAACGAGAAATACTTTCGTTACAATTAACAAAGGGTAAAGTTAACTACGAAGAAACCAAACAATTATTTGTCCATTCTGTCCTAACAGAATCTCTTGAAAACGGTGACCCCAAGTATTACAATAGTAATATCTTGGGTCGTTATTATAAAAAAGATTATTATTCATGGCCGAATATCGAAGAGACATAAACGATAACGATATACTTTACGGTTCCTCCAGAGACCATCAGTACATGATGGAATGGGAACATAAGTATATGATAGATTGTATAGATTTCTTAGAACCTTATGGTGATGTTCTAGAGATTGGATTTGGTATGGGATATTCTGCTGATCAAATTATGAAGTGGAAACCTAAATCATATACTGTACTGGAACCAGATCCTGTAGTCTATGAAAAAGCTTTGGAGTGGTCTAAACAATATCCTAATACTACAGTTATCAAACAAGCATGGCCTGATATAAGTGGATTGGGAAAGTTTGATTGTTTTTTCTTTGACCCATACTTAGAGGGGGATACCTCTAATATTTGTATTAATAATTGTGCAGTCACTTTCTTTATATTAAAATGTTTTAAACATCTGGCAAAAAAACGATCCCGGTATTCTTTTTATTGTTCTAGTCAAGGAAATGATATTGAGGACTGGGGGAAAAATGTATATCGCACCTTAATGGATTTGCCCGAAGGGGTTCAGTTTGGTATTAAAATATCCCCATATGATGTAGAAGTCCCTGATAATTGCAATTACTGTAAAAATAATTGGTTACATCTTCCCGTGATATCTCTGGCTCAAAACCTGTAATTGGCTTATGATAGAACATATCTTTCCAACAGCAATTTACAGATCAAATGTTCCCTGTCCACAAAAAGAGTGGAAAGGAATGATGGATCTATGTAAAGAGTTTTACTATAAAAACTTAGAAGAGATTGAAGATAATGGTAACTTTACTGGTGACCAAGACATACCAAAGTTTTTTCTCTTACATAAAACTAAAGAATTTTATTGGTTGAATGCTCAGATGGCACATGCTACGAGGCAGTATCTATCTGGTATGTGTAGACAAACTGAAGATGACAAGGATTATGATCATGACATCTTCTTTCAAAAGTCCTGGCCCAATGTGTGTAGACCAGACGAGGGTGGCAATCCAGATCATTTGCATAAGGGATCTCACTTTAGTGGTATCTACTACTTAAGAACTCAGGGGAATGGTGGAACATTGACTCTTGCCTCTGAAGGTTATATGGATAATCTTCCATTGAATGTTAATGATGATTATGGTATTTACAGTTTAGATCCAGAAGATGGTGATCTAATTATTTTTCCATCTAATATTTTGCATAGGGTAACAGAGTTTAATGGAGTTGACTTTAGAGCTTCAATCGTTTATGATATCTTCGTGACCTCTACTGTAAATGTAGACCACAACTACGAAAATGTCGTCACTTCACCACATCACTGGGTCCAAGTATAGACTAAATAAGTTTGCTAGGGGTTCCGAATGCTTTCCACACAGTACCGACTAAAGCTGGAGTTTATTTGTAAATGTATTGCTAATGGAGAAAAAGTTAAATTAGATGATATGGTTTGGGCACAGAAACTTGCTAAGGCAAATACATCTGCTAATGAGATGTTAAAGATGGCAAGACGCCAAGCATCTCAAAATATCGAAGAAGGTAGCACAGACGATTTTCTGAATAGGATGGGTTTAGGAGATCCCGATCCATCCAATCACAAGAAGGGATTTACTGATGCTGACGATATCAAGAGTTGGTTTCACCAAGACAAACCTGATGATTGGAGACAGCGAGACTAATGCCACATGAATTTGATCCATGCGAAGCACCGAGGGGTAAAGTAGATAAGTGGGGGTTTTCTATTAAACCTCCTATCGGTGATGAAAAATGTATTCTTATTTGTTTAAAGAATGCTCCCTGTGGTACTGATAAAAAACAAGTAGAGAGATTGATAAAATATTATGAAGATCTCGAAAAGAACTCTTTCAAACATAATTTTTGGTAATAATAATGGATGATTTTAACACACCAGGATCGAATAAATCTTGGATGGATGATGGGTTTAAAGAGTTTGTCACCCAATTACAACTAGATAATGTTTGTAAAATATTGAACGGTGAATTAATGCATTATTATTGTTCTGATAGAACAACAACTCACGAAAAAATTGTAATTGAATTCAACCACAAAACAAAGGAGGAAAACAATGACAAATCCTAATCAACTTTATGAGGATATGGACAAGCTCAATGCTCTTTTTGAAGAACTAATGTGGCATCCAGATGATGAGTTAGTTTTTACGCATGAGAATGGTCGAGTTGTGATTTATAATAGGACTTTAGATGATTGCAACAGTAATTGATAAGCAATTTGAGCTTTCGTATATGGTTAAGGTTGAGACGCAAATCAAAAACCTACCAGTAACTGCTACTAACATTGCGAACGGTACTTCAGTTCCTTATGGAGAGAATGGAACTCATAGATTGATGGGGGAAAACATATTTGAAAGGGAGTCAATAAACAAAGTAGTAAATCTCATGGATGACAGTGAGATTTTCTTTGATATGTTGGAGGAATTAGAAGAGCTTCTTGATAAAAGATTTTATCTTAATAGAATTGATTTTAACTTACAGCATTCTTTTTGTGATGGGACTAGTCATATAGATGGAGAAGAAGGTTCCTATACAATTATGTACATGCCGAATTTGGAATGGGATACTTTAGAATGGGGTGGTCAGTTTCAACTACTTGATGATGAAGATAATGTTATAGAAGAGCATGAATATGTACCTGGTAGGGTACTAATTTTCCCATCGGAGATTAAACATAGAGGACTAGGACCACGGCATCCTCATGTGTATAGATACACTGTGGTATGGAGAGTACAGGAGCTCAACGACGCATTATGAAACCAAACATTCTTTCCCTTGACAAAGCTCTATCTTCAGAAGACTTTAGAGAAGTAAGTGAGTATGCATATGACGCTGAGTATGCATATGGTGAGCGAGACGATGATTCCCACAAACCAACAGGATTGATTTGTGAATTAGATCCAGAAAATGAAGAAGATGATGCCATTGTAGGCATCTTAGAAACCATAATCTATGCTAGATATCCAGAGATTCAGGAGTATAAATTATACCGAGCATACATTAATTGCTTTGCTCCTAGAGAGATCGCAAACTTTCATAAAGACTGTGATATTGATCAAGATGAAGTTACTTTCATTTTCTATGCCAACAAAAATTATACTGGAGTAGATGAGGGGGGATGTACGGAGTTCTTCTTGGACAATAAAATTATTGGTGTCCCTCCCGTCCCTAATACTTTATTAAAATTTACTTCTTGGATTTTGCATAGAGCAACTCCTTTGAATTCGGATCATCGTTTTACCTATGCACTCAAATATTCTAAAGAAGATTATTCAGGAACATAGATATCATGTGGAGGATGGACTATTCCTCCCCGAAGTCATCGATGAGCTTAGGGAGTACGCTCTCAATGCAGAAGACCCGGATGATATCTATGAAGACTACTACTCTCTTAATTTTTCTAAAGAGAGGTTGCGCCTTCCCATTCTTTCTGCTATAATAACAGGGTTGGAAACAAGGTTCCCATTCCTTGGTCATTTTGATAGAGGATGGGCATTTGTTTACGACAATAATGCCGAAGGTGTGACTCCACATGCTGACCCAGCATGTTATAATGTGAATCTCTGGGTCACTCCAGATTCTTCTGTAGAAGATCCAGAGAAAAATGGTTTGATTCTTTACGATATCAAACCGCCTCCGACATGGACATGGCGTGAGTATAATACGGATGTCAAGTTGATTCGGAAATATCTGGAGTATACTAGATCAGAGAAGACGATTATACCATATGCGTATAATCGTCTTCTCATATTCAACTCCAAGTACTTTCACGAAACAAATAGAGTTTCGATGAAACCAGGTTCCAATCACAGAAGAGTTAATTACACCTTCATGTTTAAGACTCAGTAGCTCAGTGGACAGAGCAACTGCCTTCTAAGCAGTCGGTCGTTGGTTCGACCCCAACCTGAGTCGTTTGGGAGATTAGCTCAGAGGTAGAGCACCTCGTTTACACCGAGATTGTCACAAGTTCGATCCTTGTATCTCCCATGAATTTTTTCAGTAATAAAGATTTTCAACTTAATGAATCCTGGAATATTGTGAATGTTCCTTGGAAAGATTCTGAGATTTTATTCATTGACGATATATATAAGTACCCTGAAAAAATTTATCAATACCTTAACTCTGTTAATAGTATTGTAACTCATAAATCTTGTAAGGGATCTCTCAATGGCATTGACTTTATGGATGGTCAAATGCTATTGGATAATAGGTGGGATTTGCACAGAAAATATTTGTTAGAATCGATAGCAAATAATTATAATCTAGAAGTAGATCCACAAACTGCACCCCATACGATCAATCAGTTTAGATTGATTAATGATGTTCCAAAAGAGAGACACTGGCATCCTCACACTGATGGTCAATTAAATTTTATTATCTTTTTGAATCCAACTCATCATATGAAATCTGGCACTTCATTGTATACTCCTTGCAATACAAAAGCAAAGAGCTATTCTAGTAAAAGGGACACCGAACATACAAGTCCTTGGAAAACCAATAAACAGTTCAAGGAAGATTTGTGTATCTTAGATCGATTTAATTGTGGGGTCGTGTTTCCTGGAAAATGGTTTCATGGTCAAACAATTGTAGACGACTTCTTTAAACAAACAACTAGATTTACTGAGGTTACTTTTTTATGAAGAAGAAAAAAATTAAAGAAGAATTATCTGAAATAAAGGAGTTATTAAGACATGCTATCTGTCAAATGCAAAATTTGCAATGTAGAATTGACCAGCTCAACCAAGAGTCAGAGTTGCGGTTGCCCAAATATGATGACATTATTGGATGACAAAATTACAGCTATGGATCTTAGTGAAGTCGTTTTGTTAAAAAATGAAAACAATTCTAAGGATAGTCATGTTCTTAGTAGAAATGACTTAGAGTACCAAGAGAACCGACGCAAACGCAAAGTTCGTAAACTAAACTTTGAAGTACGATGATTGACCTGAATAACCTGACTCATGAGCAGAAAGAATGCCTTGCAGAGGACTGTGAGGATTTTCTATTGCATCGTCACATTCCTCTTCACTCCCACAGTTACGACAACATCATTCGTCAGGCAATGGTAGAGGGATATCAAATTGATAAGTTTGATCGGCACCCACCCTTTGTGATCAAACCAAAGTAGGAACTGTCCATAGGTCCTACTCAAACCAGTAAATATGGGGTATAATAACAAGGTAATCAAACAGAGCAATGTCTGTCACTACTAAGTTCAGGAAACACATCAACATTCTTCGTAGTACTGTTGAAGGTCAAGTTGATCTAGATCACCAGTATCCAAAAGTTTTTCGTAAGGTCACTAAGTATTACAGGGAAAGGGGAATTCAATTTAAGAACGATCCTTGTGATGACTACGAAATTCTGCTAGACTGTCTGTACAATGATCTTGTAACTGAAGGTATTATCAATGAATGATCTAGATCCAAAGTCTGTTGCATCGACTAAGACGCTTGTTATTCATGAGCGTTATCCTTATCGCTATGTGCAAAAGGGTTACATTCAACTCAATGATAAGCCTGACTTGCGTCTTCAAAAGGCAGATGAGTATAGTAAAAAATACTCTGACATCTATCTTTTTGATAATGCCGACCAGTGTTTTCTAGCTATAGAAGATTTTGAGTATACTAAGTGGCTAGATCCTCATGGTGTACCATGTTATACCAAAGATACCGTATCATCCAATTATTAATTATGTACAACTCCTACCAAACTGCTGCTGACTCTGTAAAAAATGCACTTATTTCTGCACTAAATAACGACGAGGATACTAGAACGCTGTCAGAAATTTGGCGGCATTACTTGGGACTTCGTGCTATCGCAGATCAAGCATGTGCTGATCAAGCAATGTCCTCCGAAGACAATATTACTTTCAATTCTTCCTCCGCTAGCCCTTTTGATTGGGGTCAGGATGGCATTAGTTTCACTGGCAATCCTACTGCTACTGTTGTAGCTGCTGATACTGTAGCTATTAGTAGTCTTGGAGGACAGGATATTATTACATTTAATTAAAAAATGATTGCATTAATAACTGGTATTACAGGACAGGATGGATCGTACCTTGCAGAACTTCTCCTTGAAAAAGGATATGAAGTTCATGGCATTGTACGCCGTTCTTCTCTTATTAATACTCATAGAATTGATCATATCTATGATCGTATTCATCTCCATTATGGAGACCTGACTGATGCTGGTAATCTTATCAGTATTATTCAAAAGATCAAACCAACTGAGGTTTATAACCTTGGTGCAATGAGCCATGTTAAGGTGTCTTTCGAGATGCCTGAGTATGTGGGTCAAGTTGATGCTCTAGGAACACTGCGTCTTCTGGAAGCTATTCGTCTATTAGATCATCCCTGTAAGTTCTATCAGGCATCTACTAGTGAATTGTATGGACTCGTACAAGAAGTTCCTCAGAAAGAAACAACTCCCTTCTATCCAAGATCCCCCTATGGGGTGGCAAAACTATACTCTTACTGGATGGTCAGAAACTATCGTGAAGCGTATGGTATCCATGCTAGTAATGGTATCCTATTCAACCATGAATCCCCTAGGAGAGGTGAAACCTTCGTTACCCGTAAGATCACGATGGGATTGTCAAAGATCTCTGCAGGTCTGCAAGATATTTTAGAGCTTGGTAATCTGGATGCTCAGCGTGATTGGGGGCATGCTAAAGATTTTGTTCGTGGTATGTGGATGATCTCTCAGCATGATACTCCTGACGATTTTGTTCTTGCCACTGGTAAGATGCGTAGTGTTAGGGAGTTTGTTGAAGAAGCTTCTCAGTATTATGGATTCAGTATTGAGTGGCGTGGAGAGGGATTGGATGAGGTTGGTTTCTGTAAATGTATGAACAGAGACATCATTCGCATCAACCCTAAATATTACCGCCCAACAGAAGTTGAACAACTACTGGGTGATTATACCAAGGCTAAAACTGTCCTCGGATGGGAACCAGATATTAGTTTTTCGGAACTTGTACAAGACATGTGTATTTACGGACAATGAATAAATTTTACAAAATTGAAAAATGTAGAGTTTGTGGTAACGAACATCTAGTTACGGTACTCGATCTTGGTGATCAGTATCTCTCTGGTATTTTTCCAAAAACGATTGACTTTGGAATGTATAGGGGTCCTTTAGCTCTTGTCAAATGCGATGAGAAGAAGGGTGGATGTGGGCATGTTCAACTAGAACATACCTTTGATCTTCCTACCATGTATGGTGAAGAATATGGATACCGTTCTGGTTTGAATGGTTCTATGATCCGTCACTTGCGTGAGAAAGCAGAAAAAATCAAGGCGGATACTAAACTAGAGTCGGGTGATATTGTTGTTGATATTGCTGGTAATGATGGCACCTTCCTAAGTTGTTTCCCTCATGATCTTCAGCTCATGAGTATTGATCCTACCTCTAAAAAGTTTAGAGATTTTATCCCTGACCATGTGAGTTACATTGCAGACTTCTTCTCTGCTGATGCCTTCCGTGAGCGGTTTGGTAAGCAAAAGGCAAAGGTCATTACATCATTCTCTATGTTCTATGACCTAGAGGATCCTTGTGAGTTTGCTCGTCAGGTCCATGAAGTCCTTGATCCTCAGGGTATCTGGGTTCTTGAGCAGAGCTACATGCCTGAGATGCTGAAGCAGAATTCTTTTGATACTGTGTGTCATGAGCATCTGTCTTACTATGGTATGAGACAACTTAAATACATCATGGACAAAGCGGGATTCAAGATTGTTGATTTTGATTTCAATGATGTCAATGGTGGCAGCATCTCTGTTGTTGTTACTCACGCTACTAATAGTGAGCGTAAAGAGTGTACAACTAAACTCACTGGTATCATCGCTCTAGAACTTGAAAAGAAGTTAGATACTATTGAGCCTTGGGAAGAATTTGCTCAGAGAATTAATGATTGTAAAGACCAGTTCTGGAAGATCATGGACTTCTACAAATCAAATAATGCAAAGATCTGTTGTCTAGGTGCTAGTACTAAAGGTAATGTGACTCTTCAAACATGGGAGATTGGTCCTGATGATGTAGAGGCTATTGGTGATGTTAATCCTGATAAGGATGGATCATTTACACCTGGTACATGGATTCCTATTAAGGATGAAGAAGACATTATGATGAATGAATATGATCTTCATATTGTTCTACCTTGGCACTTTAGAAATTTCTTCCTTAAGAATCCTAAGTTTAAAGGAAAGCGTTTCTTGTTCCCTCTTCCAGAACCTGAAGTTGTAATCGCCCCATGAAACTTAGAACAATGAAAAAAGATTCAAAGATTTATGTCGCTGGTCATCGTGGTTTAGTTGGATCTTCTATTGTTCGTCGTTTAGAACATGAAGGGTATGAAAACATTGTTACTAGGACTAGGCAAGAACTTGATCTTATGGATCAAGATGCTGTAGAAAGTTTCTTTGATTATGAACAAATTGATTATGTATTTGATGCTGCTGCTCGTGTCGGTGGCATCCACGCCAATGATACATATTCGGCAGAGTTCATCTATCAGAACACTCAGATTCAAAACAATCTAATTCACAATGCTTGGAAAAGCGGTGTTAAAAAGTTTTTGTTTTTGGGAAGTGTATGCATCTATCCTAAGTTTGCAGAGACTCCTGTACAAGAAGAGTCGTTGATGTCTGGAGAACTTGAGCCTACTAATGATGCATATGCTCTAGCTAAGATTCATGGTATCTACATGCTCAAGTCCTACTACAAGCAGTATGGATTCAAGAGTGTTTCTCTTATGCCTGCTAACCTATATGGTCCTAATGATAACTTCCACCCCATGAATGGGCATGTCATTCCGGCGATGATGCAGAAGTTTAATAACTGGACTCAAGGTAACGATCCGGTCACCTGCTGGGGCACAGGAGACCCTCGTAGGGAGTTTCTCCATGTAGATGATCTTGCTGATGCATGTCTCTTCGCCATGGATAACTATAGTCAGGCAGAGTTGCTGAATGTGGGGTCAGGTGAAGATGTTTCTATTAAAGAGCTAGCAGAGATGATTGCTAAAGTTACTGGTTACCCTGGAGACATCTGTTGGGATGTATCTAAACCAGATGGAACTCCAAAGCGTCCCTTAGACTATACAAAACTCTTGGAAAAAGGTTGGAAGCCGAACTATAAATTACTAGATGGTCTTCGTAAGACCTATGAATGGTATACTGCAAACACTGATATTCAAACAAGATGATTGGTATTAATTATGTCGGCAAGATGAAAGAGCGTCTTGCCAATCAAATGTTTCAGTATGCTGCAGTAAAAGGCATTGCTGCTAACAGGGGATTTAATTATTGTGTCCCTCCTTCAAAATTTAAGAGTAATGATGATGAATGGAATGAGCACCAGTTGTTTGTTCCTTTTGAATTGACTGACTTAAATCCTCTTCAAGTTCAGTACATTGATTCTGATCGCCCTATTGTTAGAGAAGAGTTTTATCACTTTGATGAGAATCTGTTTAATAATTGTCCAGACTTTGTTAGTCTCTTTGGATTCTTTCAGTCTGAAAAATATTTCAAACATATCAGGGAAGATATTCTGAAGGACTTTACTTTTACTGAGGATTATCTAGAGCCTTGTAAGAAGATGTTGATGGATGTAACAAATCCTATCGCTCTTCATATTCGCCGTAGTGATTATGCTAATTATTCGCACCATCCTATTTGTGATATAAATTACTATAAGGAAGCGTTAACATACTTCGGTCCTGAACGGGAAGTGATTATCTTCTCGGATGATCCCGAATGGTGTTTGGATGAATCAACTTTCGATAACGATAGATTCTTAGTTTCTCAAACAAATGATCAGTATCTTGATCTTTGTATGATGTCTCTCTGCAGTGATTTTATTATTGCAAATAGTTCTTTTAGTTGGTGGGGAGCGTGGCTCTCTACTAATAAGAATAAGAAAGTCATCGCTCCTAAAACCTGGTTCGGACCTCCTCTAGATAAAACAAATGATACAAAAGATTTGTACTGTGAAGGATGGAAAGTGATATGAGTGTAGCTATTATATTCATTGGGACAAACAAGTATCTAGATTTCCTTCCGAAATATTATGAGACTTGCGAAAAACTTCTTTTTCCTGATCTGAAAAAACAATATTATGTTTTTACTGATGGGGAACTTGGTGGTGATGTACCTGATAACATGACGGTTGTTCCTATTGAGCATAAAGACTGGCCTGCAATCACACTAGAAAGATTTCACACTATCTTAACAGCAGAAGAACTTCTGAAAGAGCATGAATGGTTGCTCTTTCTAGATGCTGATATGAGAGTTGACTCTGTAGTCTTCTCTGAAGAACTTCTCGATGATGATAAAGACTTTGTTGCTGTTCACCATCCATGTCATTACTTGACTGGTACGGGAACCTTTGAAACTAATCCTGAATCCGAAGCTTATGTGAAGGGAGAACCTCTTCAATACTATCAAGGATGCCTCTGGGGAGGTAAAATTGAAGCAGTCATTCCTATGATGAAACTCTTAAAAGACAGAGTTGACAAAGATTATAGTAATGATATAATTGCTCTATGGCATGATGAAAGTCATCTCAATAGATTCTTTATTGAAAACAACGATAGGGTGTTTGCTGTTGCACCGGACTATGCATTCCCAGAATGCTATCCTAACTATCCCTACCAAAGAAAAATTGTACACCTATCCAAAGATAATTCATCTTATCAAGTATGAGCGATCCAAATGCATGGCAAATGCCAACCTTCTTCACTGCGGACAAAGCAGATGAACTCAGATATAAATTCCCTGGACTTGAACTGGTAAGTCACCAGAACTTCTCGCAGTGTTACCAGGATATGTTTGTTTTGAGTATGACTGATGGTCGTCCAAAAGGAACTTTTGTTGAGATCGGATCTGGACATCCAGTAATTTCTAACAATACTGCTCTCCTTGAATCTCGCTTCGAGTGGAATGGTATTGGTCTTGAGATCAAAGATCATGAAGCTGATTTATATAATCAACATCGTCGTGCAAAGGTCGCTGTAGGGGATGCTACCACTGCAGACTTTGATGCATTGTTTGAAGAAGTTGGTATTGGTCCTAACTTTGATTACTTACAAGTAGATTGTGAACCAGCTGCGGTCACATTTGAAGCATTGAAAAAGATTGATCTTGACAAATATAAATTTGCTACAATCACATTTGAACATGATGCGTATAATGACGGTACTGATGTTAGAGATGCTTCTCGTGAGTATCTTTCGTCATATGGCTACATCTTGATCGCTGATAATATTTCTGTAGATGATGAGCATCCCTTTGAAGATTGGTGGGCTCATCCTGATCTTGTACCATCCCATACTATTGATACAATGAAGTGTGTAGATGGAGAAACTAAAAAAGCAGAAGATTATATGCTAGGGAGGGTATGATGAAGTGTGTACTATGGGGGTATCCCTTACACTCTGACACATACTCTTATGTTCATGAGGGATTTAAAAAGGCCCTAGAAAGAGCAGGACATCAAGTTCATTGGTTCCATGATGATGAATATCCTGAACACTCGGACTTTGATTATGAAGACTGTGTGTTTTTTACTGAAGGATACGCAGATAAAAATATCCCGGTCCTTGCTAGTTGCGTTTACTATGTTCATGTATGCGTAAACCCTGAGAAGTATCTTGGCAACTGTAAGAAACTAGTTGATGTTCGCTATCACCAGGATAGTATGGACAAAGATAACTATGAGTTCCATCATGATTTAAATGACTTTGAAGAATTAGATACTGGAGTTTGCATTGATCGTATCTCTTCACAAGAGAAGGGGTACGATATTGTATATCTTGCATGGGCTACTGATCTAATGCCAGAAGAGTTTGATGAAGAGTGGGTAAACATTCCAAGAGAGAATACTTTCTATTTTATCGGAAGCATTTCTCATGAAGGTAGGTTTAAAAATGCCCATCTAATTCAAGAGTTTGGAACATTGTGTGCTAAAATTGATGTGAGAACTGGTTGGTCTAATCCGTGGGTTAATCCCTTAGATGGATCAGTCATGAGAGATCTTATGCAAAGATCTTTTATGAATCCAGATCTTAGAAATGATACTCATAAGAGGTGGGGCACCAAAACTTGTAGAGTTTTTAAGTCTATGAGTTACGGGCATTTAGGTATTACCAACTCACCCAAGCTTGCTAAATTTGCTGGACCTGAAGTTATCTGTGAAGAAAACATTAGTGATCTTTTTGAAGCAGGATTAAAGTATAGAGAAGATAAAGAATTAATTCTCAGACAGATGCGCTATACAAAAGAGCATCATACATATGTTAATCGTATTAACGGACTCCTTAAATTGCTATGAGTAAACTAACCTTTGGTTTTATCGTCGGCGGTGACGATAAGTATTATACGAATCTCATGAGAGCTTGTGAGTCCCTTGAACGGGTTAAGCAGGACCATGAGATTCTTATCATTGATATGGACAATCGTTTGGATATTGAAGATCCAAAAGTTAAGATTGTTTTCACTGATGAAGACAAACTAAAACAGAGGTATCTTAAGAACGGTGATGATGATCGTAATTGGTTCCAACCTCATGCCTGGGCAGAGCGTTATAATCTCTACAAGCATGTAGAGACTGATCATTGTATTTACCTTGATACTGATTGTGTTATTGTTAATGATCGTATTGATGAGCTGATTGAAGAGGCAGGAGAAGATTTTTTACTTACTCAGCACTGGTGGGTTCCTACACTGGATGATTATTTTAGGAATGTGATTGTAGATAGGACAGGACTATCTAAGTATCTCCCTGATGATCATTCTGAGTATGTCTATGGAGCTTCTGGGGCATTCATGTTCCAAAAAGAAAAGCATGATAAATTATTTGAAAGGTATAATGAAATTTTTGAAGATATCTTTAGTCGTCCTGGTGCCCATACTGGAGTGACTGATGAGTTAGTTCTTTGTCTTGCCCTCAATGAAGTTGGTGGATACAAATTTACTAACGGATCTTTTAATCATTGTGCTGCAGCTGATCAGCAAGATTTGAAGATGCAAGATGATACATTTTATGGGAAGAATCCTCAGGAAGATGAGTATAAAAAGATCTTTGCATTCCATAGTGCATGTGAGAATGTAGATTCACTTAAGTATCATAGTCCTGGATTTATTGATCAGATTAAGAAAACTATGTATTGGGAGGATTATCAATGAAGATTGCTTTAATTGGTCCTGGTATTATGAACATTCCACCTGAGGGGTGGGGTGCTGTTGAGATGCTCATCTGGGATTACACTCTGATTCTTAGGGAGCTTGGTCATCGAGTAGAAATTATCAATACTCCAGACAGAGAACTGATTAAGTTTGAGGTGGAACATGGTAAGTATGATGTAGTGCATCTACATTATGATGTCTTTCATGATATCATCGATGACTTGGTTCCTCTATGTAAGAAACTAGTAGTGTCTAGTCACTACCCATATGTTAATACTCCTCACATGTGGGGTAAAGATAACTATGGACCTGTGGTACAGAAGTATGCTGCTAACAGAAACTTTCATATCTTCTGCTCATCTCAGAAAGACTTTAACACTTGGGTGGAATTTGGTGCTAATCCTAATCGTGTTTGGTTGAGCAAACTTGGTGTCCGTCCTTATCCATATAAGTTCGATGAGTTTGCCAGTTGGGATAGAACATTATGCTTCTCTCAAATTGTAGATCGTAAGCGTCAGTATCTTTTAGAAGGTATTGATACCGTTGATTTCATGGGTCGCATGGAGTTTGGTGGTAAGTTTGATAGAAAGAATTCAAATTACAAGGGAGAGGTTATTCGAGAAAAGCTTAATGAATACATTACATGTTATTCAAACATGGTTTTGTTGAGTGAAGTAGAGAACACTACTCCTTTGGTTATTAAAGAAGGATTGATTTGTGGATTGGGTATTGTTTGCTCAGAAGCAATTACTCCCGAGTTGGATACATCCAAACCATGGATTGATGTGATTCCTGAGAGTCAAATAAATAACATCGATCACATTCTCAATGTGATTGACAATAATAAAAAAGTATCGAAGCAGTATAGAAAAGAGATTAGAGAATACGGTATCAACGAATTCGGTCTTGAAAATATTCTTGCTTATGAATACATTCCGAAGTTGCAATCTTTGCTATGAGATTTAGTATTATTGGTCCCGCGACTGCTATTCCCCCAGTAGGATGGGGGGCAGTAGAGAGCCTTATCTGGGACTATAAACTTACCCTAGAGAAACTCGGTCATGAAGTTGACATCATTAATATCTCAGATCCTAGAGAAATTATAAAAAGAGTCAATGCGTATAGTCCCGATTTCGTGCATATTCATTACGATGACTGGGTTGTTCTCTATCCTTATATTCAATATCCTTGTGCGTGTACCACCCACTTCGCATACCTTGAGCAGTCCCACAAGATGAATGGGTATGGCCAAATCTTTGGTCAGTTTCAACAGACTAAACCAAATGTGTTCTGTCTGTCAGAAGGTATTAGGAAAGCATATCATATTCTTGGTGATATTCCTGATGATAGATTGTTCATCGTACCTAATGGTGTCAATCTAGATCTGTTCCGCACTACTGATACTCCAGAGTTTCCTGATCGTAGCATCTACCTTGCTAAGGTTGACTATCGTAAGCGTCAGCATAAGTTTCAGTCTATCGATAGCTTGTTCTTTGCTGGTAACATTGCAGATAAAAAATTTAATCCTAACAAGAACTATCTTGGTGAATGGAAGAAGGAGTATCTTCATGATTATCTAACTGATTATGGCAACCTTGTCCTTCTATCTGATGGTGAGGCACACTCTCTTGTAATTATGGAAGCTTTTGCTTCTGGTCTTGGTGTAGTGGTTAGTGAGTTTGCTCAAGCAAACCTTGATACTGATAGGGAATTCATCACAGTCATCCCAGAATCTAAGATTGATGATGTAGAATTTGTAGAGTATGCTATAATTAAGAATAGGGAATACTCCATCACTCATCGTGATGAGATCCTTGAGTATGCAAAAGAGTTTGATTGGTCAACAGTCTTACAAAACCACTACCTGCCTAATGTACAAGAAGTGATCGCAAAGCATGGACAAAAATAAGTCTGCACAAAAACTCAAAGATCTCCCCCATGTATATTGGTTGAACCTTGACGGCAAAGAAGATCGCCGCCAATGGATGGAGAACCAGTTTGCATATTGGGAAGTGGAGAACACCAGAATCTCTGCTTATGATGGACGCAATGATGATCTTAGCGACATCATTGCAGGTAAGTACCCTGACAACATGTCCTCTGGTGAAATCGGATGTGTTACATCCCATCTTAAAGCTATTCAATATTGGTTGGACAATTCCGACGAAGAGTATGCTATAATGATGGAAGATGACTGCGATCTTGAGGTGGTCAAGCATTGGCCATTCTCTTGGAAAGACTTCTTCCGTAATGCACCTGCTGCATGGGACTGTCTCCAAATCGCAATTATCAATCCTGCCGTCCCTGTGATGCAAATGCACTACAGGTTCATTAACGACTTCTCAACGGCTGCCTATGTTATCAATCGTAGGTATGCTGAAAAGCTACTTTCTCTTTACACTCGTAAAGGTAAGTACAAGTTAGATGGTAGAATTAAACCCCGTGCAGTTGCAGATGATCTCATCTACAATAGCGGGATGACCTACGCAATGCCTATACTCATGTATAAGATTGCTCTTGGGTCAGATATTCATAACATTCATGTTGATGTATATCATCGTCAATGTCATGATGCCCTCTGGAACTTTTGGAGGAATGATGCTAATATGGTTGAGGATTGGAATCAATTCTTTGATCTCAATCCTTACCTTGGCAGACTTCCTCCTGGTTTTGAAGGGAAGTAACATGTATAAATATTACAACTGTCACATGTGACAGTTCGTATCTAAAACGAGAGAATGTCGATCTCTCTATCATCCGTGGGACACTCCACGAGATATACTTAAAGGAATTTTCAAATGTTTAAATCTGTATTCGCAGCTTCCGCTGCTCTTTTCGCTTCTGCTGGCGCTGCCCTTGCAGGTCCATATGTTAATGTCGAAACCAATGCTGGTTGGACTGGCTCCGAGTATAATGGTGCTGGAACAGACCTGCATGTAGGATTTGAAGGCGAACTCGGTGAGTCTGCTTCGTACTATGTCCAGGGTGGTGCCACTGTGCTGACTCCTGATGGTGGTGACGCTGAAAGCGTTCCTTCTGGTAAGGCGGGTCTGGGTCTTGCACTGACCGATGCACTGGGTGCATATGGTGAAGTCTCCTTCGTTGGTTCTGGTGACGAAGATCTCGACCGTGGTTACGGTGCTAAGTTGGGCGTTAAGTACAGCTTCTGATCCTTCATATAGACACATAAACATCTAGATGTTATACTGGGGGTGCGACGGCATCCCCTTTTTTTATGAAAGATTATTTTCTAAAAATAGTTAGTAGTCCAATAGTTCATCTTAATATTATTACTATTGGAATGCTAGTATTGATAGGGGCACTACATAACCATGCTCACTTCACAATGGATAAGGATGCAGATGGTTATGTGAGACAGTGGTGTAGATCATCAGCAGAAAACAAAAAGACCTGTATCAGATATGGTACTGACTCAGACTATTGACAAGTCTTTAGATCTACTATATAATATGTAAAGATTTATAACGGAATGTATCATGACTGTAACAACCAATGATCGCGGACAACAGAATCTGTTCGCTAAAGAACCCCAGATGTATATCTCAAAGACTGACGCAGAGCGTCATGGTCTTGAGACATATGCCGAGAGATCTGAAAAGCTTAACGGTCGTTATGCTATGATGGGTATTGTCGCAGGATTCATTTCATATGCTATCACCGGCAACTTCTTTTTTGGTGTGCTTTAACCAGTAAATCAAACTAAATTTTATCTTACACTAGGAAAACAATCATGAAATTCGGATTCACCCCTGAGGCAGAGATCCTCAACGCTCGTTTGGCAATGCTTGGTTTTGTCATTGCTGTAGGCACTTACCTGACCACTGGACAAATCATTCCTGGAGTACTATAATGTTATTGTTAGCAACTACTTTGCTTGCAGCTTTTATTATGGGAGCAGTATTAAGCGAAACAGATGCTGACGATGATGATAATGGTCCTCAGGGAGGACTAATGCAACCTATTTGAGATATGAATCGCATTCCCTATCAAGAATTTATTCTTCACGGATCTCCAGTACCCGATCCTATTGACGAAAGTCTAGAAGGAAAAACTATAAGTACTTCCTACGGATACTTCTGCGATAAGAAAGCTATTTTATTTGGACTGCCAGGAGCCTTTACTCCCACATGTACAAATGAGATGCTTCCAACATATGATATTCTTTTTGATAAATTCAAAAAAGAATTTGGCATTGATGCAATCTATTGTACTAGTGTCAACGATGACTATGTTATGGAAGCCTGGGCAAAGTCCTTGAAGATTAAAAATGTAGAGATGATTCCTGACGGTAACGCTTCCTTTGCAAAAGCAATGGGTATGTGTGTCAAAATGGAACACATGGGATTTGGTCTTCGTTCTTGGAGGTACTCTGCTTATGTTGATGATGGTGAAATTAAACTCATGCTACCAGAAAATGGTATGGAAAATAATCTAGCATTAGATGAGTATGATATTTCCAGTCCAGAATACATGTATGAACAACTAAAAAAGTTGTTGTCATAGTAACTAAGGACACCTATATAAGGTGTCCTTTTTTGCAGATGGGTAACCATGCAAAAACTAATTAATGTACTTTCAGTTCTATCCTTTATTGGAACTGCAAGCATCATCGGCGGTGGTGCTTATGTTTATCTCAACAAAGATTCTATTGTTGAGAATATTAAATCCCAAGTTACAGCAGCTGCAACAGAAGCAATTACTGGAGCATTACCTGGCATGATGGATGCTGCTATGCCCGAACTTCCTAGTGTTACTGGAGGTGTTGTTCCTCCTGCCCAATCAACTTTTCCTAAAAGTACTGGACTTCCCATTCCTGGAATGTAAATTATGCCTCATGGATTCGTGACTAAAAATGATATTTTGGCTAGAGTTTATAAAATAAAAACTGAACTCTACGATGGTCAAAAAGACGATAAGAATAGTGATTGGCACGATGGTGCTCACGATTCGTTAAATAAAATACTTAATCTCCTTCAAGAATATATTCAATGAAAATTGGTGTTGTTGGTGGTGGTAACGCTGGACTGACTGTTGCCATGGTCGTATTTGCAGAAACATACGGTCAAGATGTGGAGATTGAGCTTTACTATGATCCAGAAGTTCCTATCGAAAAGGTGGGGCAAGGGTCACTAATAAATTTTGTGGTTCTTCTTTCAGATGTGTTTGGTATTGATTGGTATAATAATCCAATTGATGCAACATTTAAAACTGGAATCCTATATGAAGACTGGGGGAAGAAGAAGGATAAATTCTTCCATCCTTTCCCTATGAACTACACAGCTATTCATTACTCTCCTAGTAAATTGAGAGAGTATATGAAAGATAAAAAAGTATGTAAGTTCATTGAGCAGAATGTTGAGGACTGTAATGATCTTGACTGTGATTATGTCTTTGACTGTAGGGGAACCCCAAAAGATTTTTCTTATTACAACATCCTGAAAAATCCATTGAACAGTGTTCTTCTTGGGAAGAGTAATGATGTAGATGTTCATCAGCATTGGACAAGGTGTATTGCTACACCAGATGGTTGGATGTTCTCTATACCTGATAAAGATCAGACTAATTATGGATACCTATACAATCAAAATTATACATCAAAGACTGAGGCAGAAGAAAACCTAGCAAATCTATACGGTATTCAAGGCACAGAACATCTTCAATTTAAAAATTACTTAGCTAGGAGACCTATTCAGAATGATAAGGTTATTCTGAATGGTAATAGGTTAATGTTCATTGAGCCTTTAGAAGCAAGTTCAGTTGAAACCTATTATCGTTGGACTAGTTTAGCTCTTGATTGGATTTTGGGTAACGAGTCTAAGAGATCAGTTCTACAGGACCTTGTGACACATGTGGAAGAGATACAGAACTTCATTCTCTGGCACTACGCAAACGGGTCAAAGTATGCTACAATGTTCTGGTCAGAAGCAGAGCAGATGGCAAAGAATCATTCTTATGATGAGTACTTCTTTGACTTCATTCGTTCTGCCAAATCCAATAGTAGACATGAACTTGTCTATAACCATGACGATTCTTACGGGCATTGGTATGGGACCAGCTTTAAAAGCTGGATTGACAACACGCACCTCTTGACAGATATGTGAGGAAGTGCTAATATAAATAAAGACACAGTTACGAAATGTAACGGTCAACAACACCCCGCAAACCAAGACCTCTAGGGTGTATAAAAGCGTCTTTAATATTCCTACCTGAGGGTGGTAGGAAAATAGTAACTCCACCATTCCCTGATGGTCTTACTTTTTTGTTCAAAACAATGGCTACAACTCTTTCAAGACAACAATCAACCCCATGGCAGAATTTCTGTGAGTGGGTAACCTCAACCAATAATCGTTTGTATGTTGGTTGGTTCGGTGTACTGATGATCCCAACACTGCTTGCAGCAACTGTCTGCTTCATTGTTGCATTCATCGCAGCACCTCCCGTCGATATTGACGGTATCCGTGAACCTGTAGCTGGTTCACTCATGTACGGTAACAACATCATCTCTGGTGCAGTTGTTCCTTCTTCAAACGCAATCGGTCTTCACTTCTACCCCATCTGGGAAGCTGCATCTTTGGATGAATGGCTTTACAATGGCGGTCCTTTCCAATTGGTAGTATTCCACTTCCTCATCGGTATCTATGCATACATGGGTCGTGAGTGGGAACTCTCTTACCGTCTAGGTATGCGTCCATGGATCTGTGTTGCCTACTCGGCACCAGTCGCTGCTGCGAGTGCAGTATTCCTCGTCTATCCTTTCGGTCAAGGTTCTTTCTCCGATGCTATGCCTCTTGGTATCTCTGGTACTTTTAACTACATGCTTGTATTCCAAGCAGAACACAATATCCTTATGCACCCGTTCCACATGCTCGGTGTTGCTGGGGTATTCGGTGGATCTTTGTTCTCTGCTATGCACGGAAGTCTCGTTACTTCCTCACTTGTTCGTGAAACAACTGAAACAGAGTCACAGAACTACGGTTACAAGTTCGGTCAAGAAGAAGAGACCTATAACATCGTCGCAGCACATGGCTACTTCGGTCGTTTGATCTTCCAATACGCTTCATTCAACAACTCCCGTTCCTTGCACTTCTTCCTTGCTGCATGGCCTGTTGTTGGCATCTGGTTCACCGCCCTTGGCGTCTCCACGATGGCATTCAACCTGAACGGTTTCAACTTCAACCAGTCCATCCTTGATGGTCAGGGTCGTGTGTTGAACACCTGGGCAGATGTACTGAACCGTGCTGGTCTTGGAATGGAAGTTATGCATGAGCGTAACGCCCACAACTTCCCCTTGGATCTTGCTGCTGCTGAGTCCACACCTGTGGCACTTACCGCACCTGCCGTAGGCTAATATGCCTGACGGTAGTCTACACCCCCTCACATATGTGGGGGGGTTTTTTATAGGTATTCTAACTCTTGTAGTCCCCATACTTTGTGTGTTACTATTATGATTAGTTCTGATACACCTATCAAACTTGCCGAGATCATTCGTGATACTTGGCCACAATTATTTCACTTAAAAGGTATTAAAACGGTAAGTAAAAATGACGACAAGTACACTAACAGCACCGACAAGGGGGTGGTTTGATGTCCTGGATGACTGGCTTAAACGCGACCGCTTTGTATTTGTGGGCTGGTCTGGACTACTACTTCTTCCCACTGCTTATCTGGCCATTGGCGGTTGGCTTACTGGGACAGCTTTTGTTACGAGCTGGTACACCCACGGTCTTGCTAGTTCCTATCTTGAGGGTGCTAACTTTCTCACGGCAGCTGTCTCGACGCCTGCTGATGCTATGGGTCATTCTCTTCTTCTACTTTGGGGTCCTGAGTCTCAGGGGAATTTCCAGCGGTGGTGCCAACTTGGGGGACTCTGGAATTTTGTGGCACTCCATGGAGCCTTTGCCCTCATTGGTTTCATGCTTCGTCAATTCGAGTTGGCTAGGTTAATTGGAATTCGTCCCTACAATGCGATTGCTTTTTCTGGTCCTATTGCTGTATTCGTGTCTGTATTCCTCATCTATCCTTTGGGACAGTCATCTTGGTTCTTTGCGCCGAGTTTCGGTGTCGCGGCGATTTTCCGCTTCCTTCTCTTCCTCCAGGGCTTTCATAATTGGACGCTCAATCCCTTCCATATGATGGGAGTGGCAGGTATCCTGGGAGGAGCACTGCTCAGTGCTATCCATGGTGTCACTGTAGAAAATACATTGTATGAAGATGGAGAACAAGCAAACACATTCAAGGCATTTGATTCCACTCAAGAAGAGGAGACTTACTCGATGGTTACAGCGAACCGTTTCTGGTCGCAAATCTTCGGGATTGCTTTTAGTAATAAGCGTTGGTTGCACTTCTTTATGCTGTTTGTTCCTGTCATGGGTCTTTGGACATCTTCTATTGGCATCATTGGGCTTGCTCTTAATCTTCGTGCTTATGATTTTGTGAGTCAGGAGATTCGTGCAGCAGAAGACCCAGAGTTTGAGACCTTCTACACCAAGAACATCCTATTGAATGAAGGCTTGAGAGCATGGTTGGCACCAGTTGATCAACCACATGAGTCATTCGTATTCCCCGAGGAAGTATTACCTCGTGGTAATGCCCTTTAATAAGTATTTTCTTATTAAAATTTCAATCCTAAACTTAAATAAGGCATCATGAATAGTTTCGAGTTCACGCTATACTTTATATGCTTCGCTCTCATTGCTGGTGGTGCCTTCGCTATGATGTGGTGCAACATTCAATCTATTAATATAGAGATGAGGAATCCTCCCAAACCAAAGCATCCTGAGGCACCACAGGCAGGTGAAGAGTTGATGTATGTTGATCTCAGTAGAGAGAAACTGGAAAACATTTACAAGCAAACTGAATGATGGTATACTAAGAGGGTTAAACACCCTCTTTTTTATGGAAGTAATTACAGAAGGAAAGGTAAAAACTGTATACCAAGGTGATGATGCAGAGCAAGTCATTATTGAGTATCATGATAAGGTGACTGCAGGAAATGGAGAGAAGGAAGATCATCCTTTAGGAAAGGGATCTCTTTGCTGTAGTATTTCATCTATCATTTTTGAAAAACTTGCCAAAGAGCTTATCCCAACTCATTATATTAATATGGTTGGTGCTAACAAGATGATCTGTAAGAATGTAGACATCGTTCCTCTAGAAGTTATTTGTAGGAATCGTGCTGCTGGATCTATTGTTCGTGAGACAACTCTCAAGGAGGGTTATCCACTACCAAATCCAATTGTTGAGTTCTTTCTGAAGGATGATAGTAAGCATGATCCTCTGCTCACAAAGGATCGTGTGCGTCTCATGGGATATGATCCAGAACCTTTCATTGAGATGACACTCCGTATCAATGATTTCCTTCGTCAGATGTTCTACATCATGGGTATTGATTTGGTTGACTTCAAGATTGAATATGGTTATACTGCTCATGGAGAACTGATACTGGCTGATGAGATCAGTCCTGATAGTATGAGGCTCTGGAAGATTGGTAGTGATGAAAGATTTGATAAAGATCTATTCAGGAAGGATGAAGGAGATATTGTACCTGCCTATCGTTATATTCTTGACCAACTACAACCCCTTGCTATTCAATGAAAATGGACTACAAAACTTCTGGTGTTGACATTATCAAGGGTAGATCCTTTGTAGAATATATCAAAGCACTGGCACCTAAGATTGATGGTGGGTTCAATGGAATGATGGAAATCCCATCAGGATATGAGAAACCTGTATTAGTATCTGGTGCTGATGGTGTCGGAACTAAGATGAATATCTGTAGGATTGCCGATATGTACCTTACTATCGGTATAGATTTGGTTGCTATGTGTGTTAATGATGTAATCTGTAGTGGTGCTAAACCATTATATTTTCTAGACTATATCTCTACCAAATCCCTTGACGGTAATGTGAGTGACATTGTATATGGAATTAATACTGGTTGTGTGATGGCTGGTATGGAACTACTAGGTGGAGAAACGGCAGAACATTTCAGACAAACTGATTATGACCTTGCTGGTTTCTGTACTGGTGTTGTAGAGAAGAATGAAATTGTTGATGGTACTAACATTCAACCTGGTGATGTAGTCATTGGTATTGAGAGTAGTGGACTTCATAGTAATGGATATACTCTTGTTAACTATTTGCTTAATAGAAATTACATTTACTATAAGGAGATGCCAGAGCTTCTGATACCGACCACCATCTATGCCCGTCTGATCCAGTACCTGTTGGATGAGGTTCCTATCTTAGGCATGGCACACATCACTGGTGGAGGTATCCCTGAGAATCTTCCTAGGTGTCTTCCATCAGGTCTTACAGTTGATGTTGACTATGATGCTTGGGAGAGACCAGAACTCTTTAACAAGATTCAGGAGGCAGGAGAGATTGCCGAAGAGGAGATGCGTAATGTGTTCAACTGTGGTATTGGATTCTGTCTGGTAGTGCCGCCAGAGGTGGCAACATTAACTCAGAGCTTGATTGCTGATACACCATTTGGCATGAGATCATGGGTCATTGGACAAGTAAAATAAATATGCTATAATTAGTTGGGAATAGCACCTCCTCTTATGGGAAATGAATATTACTCAGTATATGATTCTCTTGGTAAAAAGTATGCTGACTGTGGATGGGAAAAAGATGCAATAAACTTATGTTCCATGGTTCCTGGTAGAACATATAGAAAAAATAAATTTATTACCGATCAAGTTATTGATATTACGGCTACTACAGATAAAGAGTTGCCTGGGCAACATGGACTTCCTCCTGCAAAGATTGTAGTTGAGGGTCAAGAACTTGAAATTCAGCAGTCTTTACCTCAATCAGATTCACAACCAATTCACTTTAGAGTTTAATTATGAAAAAACTTCTTTTAGCTCTGCTTCTAGCAGCATCTCCAGTCTTCGCTAACGAAGATAAAATCACTAAAGGATATAAGACTATGGATTCCATGGGATGTATGCTATTAGGTGAATGTACTGATGGTGTGAAAGAAGTACACTCCTTATTGGATGTCTCATCCGAATATAAAAACTACTCTCGTTTTACTGTAGTTGCGAACGAGTTTAATCATATGCTTTCCTCCCTTAATCAGGTTGGTGTGAAAGTATATCTTGCTGACGATAAGTATTTCCCAGTAGGTCATCGTGGTGTCTATCATACTGTAAGTAATAACTTCTTCCTGAATGAAAATTATATGAATGATCCTGGAGTTCTTATGGCAGTCATGAGACATGAGGGATGGCATGCTGCACAAGATTGTATGGCAGGAACAATTAATAATAGTATGATTGCTATTATTAAACCTGAAGATGAAGTTCCTATGCTCTGGAGAGAGATGGTAGAGCGTACCTATCCTAAGTCTGCTGTACCTTGGGAAGCAGAAGCAACCTGGGCAGGTAAGACAGAAGGTATGACTATGGCAGCACTAGATGCATGTGCTACTGGTTCTATGTGGGAAGTTTACGAACCAACCCCAATGACTCGCGAATGGTTAGAGGAGAATAATTACATTGACTGAAGATTCTTTTTCCATTCTGCCATATGTTGTGGCAAGATCTTTTGATGATGACTTTGATGATATTCAAGATCATTTCATGGATTGGATGGAAAATTATGCTAAAGTTTATCAACCAAACCATAGAAGTAATGTTGATGGATATCAAAGTCCTGATGATTTTTATCTAGAGAAAAGCTTTACCCCTTTTCTAAATTATTTAAGTGATAGAATCCTGAGTTTGTTGGAAGTGTACTATAAGAATGAACTCGTAGAGGTTAATTTTCAACCTCGTCTTGCCAACATGTGGTTTAATATTAATTATGTTGAGTGTTATAATGTAAGACACACTCATCCTGGGTCATCTATAGCTGGAGTACTATACATAAATGTACCAGATAACTCTGGGGGTATTACTTTTCATCATTTAGATGAACATAATTTATCATTAACTCAGCAAACATGTTTTTCTGTCGAACCTGATGATGGATTGATGATTCTTTTTCCTGCATCATTAGCTCATAATGTAGATAGAAATTTGAGTGATGGTAAAGAACCTCGGATGTCAATCGCGTTTAATCTCTATGAATATTACCATGAAGATACTTGATAATTATTTGGAGCAAGACTATTTTGATCATCTAAAGAATAGTGTATTCAGTACACAGTTTCCTTGGGTATTTTGTCAAGAGGTTGCTAACTTAGGTGAAATGAACGATAACCATTTCTTTTTTACTCATAGGGTATTTGATCGGTTTGAACCACAGAGTTCTTTCATAAAAGAACTGGATCATTTGTTAGTAAATTATTTAAATGTAAAAGCTCTTATAAGAGTAAGATTTAATTTGTATCCCAATAGTGGTAAATTTATTGAACATGATTTTCATGAGGATTATCATTACAATCATAAGACTGCAGTTTTATATTTGAATACTTGTAATGGATATACTGGATTCAAAGATGGAACAAAAGTAGAGAGTGTTGAGAATAGAGTTGTTCTTTTTGATGGATCTGAACCACACCATAGCACCACCTGTACTGATCAAAAAGCTAGAATTGTATTATCGGTAAGTTACTTCTGATAAATACTATGAGTCACATATTCATTTTGTCGTAATGCCTACACGCATTAAACCAAAAAGAAGTACCACGCAGGGTCAGATTCCTGGTTTAGTAGACCTGGAAGATGGAGAGATGGCTATTAATATAGTTGACCAGAAAATCTATATCAGATCTGGGAACAATGTAGAAACAGTTGCTCAAGCAGCAACTGGTGCCACTCCTGTCTATACTGACCTTACTGGTCCTATTACTACCCAGTTAGTTGTTAACAAGAGATATCTTGCGAATACTAGTGCTGGTGCCATTAACGCTACAATGCCCGTGGTCAATCTCTCTATTGGAGACAGTATTGAGATCGCTGATGGCGGACAAAACTGGAATATAAATAATGTTATATTGACCTCATCCGCGCATCAATTCAAAGATGCGATTGGCAACATTGATAATGGTCCCGTTAACTTAGATGTTTCGGGAGTGACTGTTATGTTCTTGTGGACAGGTACTTATTGGAGAATCATTAGCTAATGGCATTAACTTTAAGTAACGCACATTTTCAGCCTAAAGATTCTACGGGTTATTATGTTTATGCGTTGAGGAGAGATGCAAATGACATGCTGTTCTTTAGTAAAGTAAGCACGGCATCTACCAGTGAAACTCTTGATCCTCATCGTTTAGATGGAACGCAGGTTGAAGAGTTCGGGGACTACAACGATTATGTTGAAGAAACCACTGAACAAAAATCACTTGCCAATAACCCACAAGATAAATATCAACAGATACGCTTTGATAGGCGCAACCTTTTTTATTACCTAGACACTGATGGATATCTAGTCCTTCAGGTCAACGGAACCCATTCATACTCTGAACCTGTTTAACGAGAACCTACAATGGCAGAATTTAGACTTGGTAGACTGAAATTTAACTGGCGTGGTGCCTGGACAGCTTCTACCGCATTCATTATTGATGACATCGTTAGATACGGTGCCAGCAGTTATGTTTGTACAACAAATCATACTTCAGATGCCAGTTCTACTGGATTTCCAAACGATAGTGCCAACTGGGACCTCCATACAGAGGGTCAGAACTATGCTGGCGAGTGGACAGTTAGCACCGGATATGTTGTAAACGATATCGTCAAGGAAGGCGGTAATCAATATATCTGTACGGCACAACATGTGTCAGTTGGTGTACAAAGCAACTGGTACAGTTCTGATTTCCCAGCATACTGGGATCTCTATGCTGAGGGACTGAACTTCCGAGGTGCTTTTACAACTGCCACTTATTATGGCATCAATGATGTTGTTAAGTATGGTGGACAAGAGTATCGTACAATTGTTCCCTTCCAAGTCGCTAGCGACTTTACAATGCAGGGGGTTTCTACTAGTTTCCATGATCCTACTGGAGTAGGTTCGGATGGTTTCTATCCTCCAGCATCTAATTTTACAGACTTTAATAAAGCCTTCACTAATGAAGGTCTTTACAATGCAAATACCCGCTATGAAAGGGGGGATATTGTAGAGTACATCGGTGCATCTTATGTTGCTATCGGTACTAACCCTAAAGGTGCTCAACCTAACGAAAACGCTGATCAGTGGTCAGTTCTTGTTGGTGGTATTGGTACTGGAGCAGGTACTACCTACGATCCTAATGAGATCTATGCTCGTGGTGAGATTGTAACCCTTGGTGGTAATACTTATATTGCTGACCAAGTTAAGATTCTTGGAGACAACCGACCTGTCGGTACTGCTATTACTACCATTGATACTGGTACTAATGGTTGGTCTCTGTTAGCTAGAGGATTTAACTGGAGAAGTACCTGGAGTGGTTCTAGTGTATATGAGATCGGTGATGTTGCCGAGTATTCATCCTCTGCTTACATCTCGGTAGCTTCATCGAACATTAATGTTCAACCTGGTACTGCTGTTAGCATGTGGGCAGCGTTCGCTATCGGTGACAGCGCAGCACTGCTGACAACCAAAGGTGACTTGCTTACCAGAGATGGTACTGGACCTACGAGACAGGGTATTGGTACGCAAGGCACATATCTAAGAGTCTCTTCTGGCGATGAGATTGAGTGGCAGTATCCTGGTCTTCGCACCAAGGTATACTATGTTGATGCACAGCAGGGTAGTAATAATAACACAGGTCTTACCCCAGACAATGCTTGGGGTTCAATTGCTTATGCTTCTACTGCTGGTCAAACCAGAAGGGATATCACAAACTTTGTTTATGATGAAACCAGTGGTATTGCAACAGTTACTGCTGCTGCCCATGGTTTGTTCCCTCAGGGTCAGGTTAAACTTCAGGGTATTGCATTCACTTGTGCTCAGGCACATGCTGGTGTTACAACTACTATCTTCCCTGATGGTACACAAGGATTCTTCTTTAGAGTTGACGCCGTTAATGATTCCAACAGTTTCGTAACTAATGTTGGCATCTCTACTATTGCTCATACTTATGTGAGTGGTGGTGAGGTTACTGATGTATCTCCTATCATTCTTAAGTTGTCTGCTGGTGTATTCAGTGAACAGCTTCCTATTACTCTACCTAAGAACTTCTCCATTGCCGGTGATGTCCTGAGAGGAACGACTGTTGAACCAGCACCTGGTGTTTCCACTGACGGTCTTGTTCCTAATAGCCGTCAGACGATGTTCTTCGTGTCTGACTCTACTACGGTTCAGGCAATCACGATGCGTGGTCTGCAAGGATTTAATTATGACACTAATGATGCTTTCAATACTGATAAGTGGCAACCCAAGGTTGGTGTAGGTACTACATCTTGCGGTGTTTACTTCAGACTTAATCCTGATACTCCTATCCTTGAGCGTTCACCCTACATCAAAGACTGTACTGCCTTCTCTAACCTGTGTATTGACGGCACTGGACATCAAGGTGCTATTGGTGTCTTTATTGAGGGTGGTGTTCACGAAGCCAGGCAAGCACGAGAGGGTAGAGGTGGTAAATCGATGGTATTCGATGCCTTTACCAACATTCACTCCGGTGGCGTAGGTTTCTGGCTTGAAGACGATGCTCTTGCTGAAATTGTTTCTTCCTTCACTTACTACTGTGCTTTCGGTTATGTTTCTGATGATGGATCTGAAATCAGATCTCTCTCAGGTAACAACTCCTATGGTAACTACGGTGCATTGGCTGTTGGATTCTCCACACTAGAATCTGCTCGTCCTGGTCGCCTCTATGGTGACAAGATGTCTACCCAAGTTGGTACTTCTGCTGGTACTATCTCTGTTGGTGCTACGATGCGTGGTACTGTATCAGGAGCTCGTGCTGTTGTTACAAACAATCAGATCGCTGGTGATCAACTGTACTTTAAGTACAATGCTGGATTTGGTAACCCCGATGGTGCTAACGGTGCTGTTGGTGTTGGTACTACTGTCTTCACACCTGGTGAGTTCATTGAATTTGACAGTGTTGGTGCTGGTGCTACAGGATATGTTAAGATTGCATCTGCATCTAACGCCGTTGGCGGACAGAAAGATGGACTATTTGAAGTAGTCGGACTGAGTACAACACCACTTGTTGGTGATGCGATTGGATTCACTACAGTTGGATTGGGATTCTCCGATTCAATTAGTTACATTATTAGAACAGTTTCTGCATATGACTTTGCATCTGGTCGTGCAACGATCAACATTGCACCAGTTAAAGGATCTGCTCCTGCTTCGTTTGATGATCAAGAGTTCTTGATGAGATCTAAGTTCTCCAAGGTTCGTCTCACAGGTCATGACTTCCTGCTAATTGGTACAGGTAACACCTCACAAACTAATTATCCAACTGTTGATGAGAACACAGCTTCTCAGGGTAACGAGACAACTGTACTGAATACTGGTAAGATCTTCTTCGTATCTACTGACCAAGGCGGTAACTTCAGAGTTGGTGAATACTTCTCTGTTAACCAGTTGACTGGTGCTGCTACCCTGGATGCTTCCGCATTCAACCTGTCAGGTCTTTCTGAACTGAGACTGGGTGCCATTGGTGGTCAGATTGGTGAAGCAGTCAACGAATTCTCCTCGGACGAATTCCTGTCTGGCGACTCTAACAGTGCATGTCCTACTGAGAAAGCAGTTCGTGGCTTCCTCACTCGCGGTAAGATGGATTCCACTTCTGGTATCCTGGTTCCTCCTCGTGGTGCTCAAGCCTCTCGTCCAACTGGTGTTGATCTGATCGAAGGTGGTCTTCGTTACGATACTGATGCTGATGGATTTGAATTCTATAACGGATCTAGTTGGTTGCCTCTAGGTGCTTACGCTAATGTAGATGTCAGTGCTGATGGAACTACATTGGCAAATAGACAGCAAGCTTGGTGTAATACTAGTGGTGGTTCATTCACTGTCACTTTACCTTTATCTCCTGTTAAGGGTGACTCCATTAGAATCTTTGATATCGCCAAGACATTTGATACTAACAACCTTACAATTGGTAGAAATGGTGAACCAATCATGGGTGACGCTGCTGACTTGGTTGTATCTACTGAAGGCGCGGCATTTGAATTGGTATACTATGATGGATCACAAGGATGGAGAATCATCACCATCTGATTCATATCACAAGGGAGAGCAATCTCCCTTCTTTTTATTATGTTTTCATAAATACTATTACGAATTTCACCATTAAGAATATAAACAATGGCTGACTATCAAACCTATAAAAAAATCGATGCCTCTGATGCAGTTATTGATGGAACCATTGGACCCGGTAAGGTAACGGGCGTATCTACAGGTAATGTTTGTAGAAGCTTTTATTTTAACTGTTGCCATAATGTCCCATGTAATGGCGGTTGCTGCTACCTTTGGACCGTACCAGAAAAAGTAACTACGATTCAATTTGAAATTATATCTGGTGGCGGATCAGGTGCAGGTGGCCGTTGCTGTGGTAATGGACCTGGCATGGGTGGAGGCGGCGGCGGTTACGCTACTAAAATGCAGTACGCTAACTGTGGTCATTTTGTCGCTGGATCTACTCAGTTTACTGTTTGTGCTGGTTCCAGTAGCAGATGTTCTTGTTGTGGATGTTGCCATGGCAGAACCGGTTGTGGATTCTATGGGTGCCCTTCTTTCGTCTTAGGTGGTGGATTAGGAACCTTCTGTATGCAAGGTGGATCTTTCGCATCGCAGAGATGCACTAATAGTTGCTACGCTTGCCTGAAAGTAGCACAAAGAACCAACTGTCTTACTGCTTGCTCTGCTTCTTGGCCTGATGGACAATCTAAGCCTGATTCAGCAAACCCAGAAAACGAATTCTATATTTGTGGTTTGTCCGGTGGTGAACTGAAGCATGTTAACTGTCACTCAAGATCATTTTCAGTTGCATCTTCTCCAGTTGGTCCTTGGACAAGTGGAAGAAACTTTGGAGTAGGTCGTTGCTCCACTGGTGACACTAGAGGATGTTGTTCTTCACCTTCGTTGTTCCCTGGTGGTGGTGGATTTAGTGGTGCGAGTCAAGGTGGTCAATGCTGGGGTGACTGGGGCGGCGGCGGTCTCGTAGTTGTTACAACTTGGTCCTGATAAATACTTACAACGGAGTACATTTTAGCAATGGCGCAAATTACTAAAACAATTGTTTATCCTGTACCTACCGAGTGGTATGGCGATACTCAGGACACAAATAGAAGTGGTATCTGTACATATACTGGACCAGATAGGATTACTTTCTGGTATATGAATAATGGAACAGATGCTGATCCTAAGTGGGAAGTAGAGCATTCTTTCCCATCTGATCCTGGTGAAGACAGAGATCCTCCAGCTGGGGCAAGAGTTGTTGAGCTTAATGCTGATACTCATCCTATGAATGCAGTTGCAATGTATGGAGGTATTCTTCCTCCAGAACTGATTGAAACTCCTGCTGGTCCTGATTCGGAGCCTAACCCAATCATTCCTAACTATCTTTACTTCAATGAAGTATATGATATGTGCTCATTCGGTTATAATTTTGAGACTAGTCTTTGGAATACAGGTAGATTCTCTGGTCCCCACACAGAAATTGATCTAGAAGATGAATCTGCTAGTCATTCCTTTGGATGGGAAGAAGTAAGAAGAACAAGAGATATCTTACTTGCACAATCTGATGATAAAATTCCTGCAGACGCTCCAGCAGGTTTTGTTAGTGAGTGGACAACATATCGTCAAAAGTTGAGAGACTTGCCAGATACTTGGAGTAGTGTTGGTAACAATACTTATCTGATCGTATGGCCTAGAGAGCCTGGTGATCGTGACGCATTTACTGGAGATTCTCCTGAGACTGGATTGGATTCTACTGATACTAGCACTGTAGGAGCCTAATTATTATGGCGGATTATCAGACCTATAAAAAAATTGATGCTGATGATGCATTTATTAACGGAACTGTAGGTCCAACTAAAGTAACGGGCGTATCTACGGGTAATGTTTGTCGAAGCTTCTATTATAACTGTTGTCATAATGTCCCATGTAATGGTGGATGTTGTTACCTCTGGACCGTACCAGAAAAAGTAACCACTATTCAATTTGAAATTGTATCTGGTGGTGGATCAGGTGCAGGTGGTCGTTGCTGCGGCAACGGTGCTGGTATGGGTGGCGGTGGTGGTGGTTATGCCACCAAGATGCAGTACGCTAACTGTGGTCATTTTGTCGCTGGATCTACTCAGTTTACAATTTGTTCGGGATCTACTAGTAGGTGTTCCTGCTGTGGTTGTTGTCACGGTAGAACCGGTTGTGGATTCTATGGGTGCCCTTCTTTCGTCTTAGGTGGTGGATTAGGAACCTTCTGTATGCAGGGCGGATCTTACTCTAACCAAAAGTGTACAGTTGCTTCTTGTTATGCCTGTGCAAAGCAAGCACAAAGAAACAATTGTTATAACGCTTGCTCTGCTTCTTGGCCTGATGGACAATCTAAGCCTGATACAGCAAACCCAGAAAACGAATTCTACATTTGTGGTTTGTCCGGTGGTGAATTTAAATCGTATAGTTGTCACTCGGACGACTTTGCAGTTGCATCTTCTCCAGTTGGTCCTTGGTCCACAGATAGAAACTTTGGTGTAACTCGCTGCTCCTATGGTAACAGTAGAGGATGTTGTTCTTCACCTTCGTTGTTCCCTGGTGGCGGTGGATTCTCTGGATCTACCCAAGGCAGTCAATGCTGGGGTGACTGGGGTGGTGGTGGACTGGTTGTTGTTACAACTTGGTCCTGAAACGAAATTGACTTTTTAATTCCATAATTTCGGGGAAATTTTCCCCGGAATTTTTTTTGATTTTTAGGATTTTATAAAATGTTTGAACTTAATGAAAATCTTGATGTTAGTGTTAAGAGAGTAGGACCGCAAAATAGAACGATTATAATTGCCGATAATTTTTATAAAAATCCAGACGAAATAAGAAATCTCTCTTTAAGCTTAGAGAGAAAAACAAATGAGAGTTTAATAGGCGATCTTCCTGGTCAAAGAATATTCAAAGAGACTTCAGAAGTAAAGAAGAATCTTAAACCCTTTTTTGATGAGTATTGTTTAGACAATTCTCTATGGTCTAAGAATATTGATAAACAATCATATGAATTCCAGTGGGATACTGTTGGATTCATGTGTAATGTTATGAATTATGATAGTGCATTTCATGCACCATGGTTCAATATTCCTCATCAAGATTCATATCTGCAAGAGCTTACTACAGAATCCAATCAGTTTGGCGCAGTGATTTATTTGAATACTCCAGAAGAATGTCAAGGTGGTACAAATTTATATTCGTACAAGGGGCAGATGTCTCTTCCATATAAGGTAACGGAATATATTGACAAACCCGAGGGATTTGATGATGAGGTTACAAGACCCGAACAATGTTTTCCATACATCAGAAAGTGGTTGTATGGTGATAGGGAGTGGAGAGTTGAATATGAGGCTGAAATGGTGTATAATAGATGTATCTTTTATGAATCTGATGTGATGCACTCGCAGAACATTGATCATGGGATGTTCACCGAACATGATCGAGTGAATCAGGTTTTCTTTTTATAACTATATACTTTGTTGACCAAATTAGTATGAGATCAAAAGCATTCTTCATTAATGGAGGAGCTGGTAGAGTTATCACCTCCATCCCTGCCTTTGAAAAATATGCAGAAACACATGATGATTTTATCATTGTGTGTGAGGGTGGGATGAACTTCTACAAGTCCCATCCAGTCCTTCACAAATACGCATACGATAACTGGCATAAAGATCTTTTTGAAGATAAGATCAAAGACAGAGATTGTGTCACACCTGAACCATATCGTCGTTGGCATTACTACAATCAAAAATGTAGTATTGCTCAAGCATTTGATATGGAAATCAATGGCACAGAAGAGCCTAGGGAACTTCCCAAACCTACGATTAAACTAGCAAAGCATGAGGGTATTCAGGGTCTTCAACTAGTCGATAACGCAATTAAAGCTACTGGTAAAGAAAAGGTTATTGTAATTCAACCTTTTGGTAGAGGTGTAATGGATGAGGGTGGGTATATTTTTGACCCAACATCTAGAAGTTTTAGTCTTGGAGATATTAGTAAGATTGTTAATGATCTCAAAAAAGATTACTGTGTGATTGTAATGTCTGAGTTCCCATTTCAGACAGAGGATGGAGATTCTAAGTATCCGTTTATTCTACCTCAAATTCCTGATGTCCGTATTTGGACATCTATTATTAATAGGGCAGATCATTTCTTGGGTTGCGATTCTGTTGGTCAACACATTGCAGCTGCAACTGATACTAGTGTAACAGCAGTGATTGGATCAACATATCCTATCAATATTAGCTATCCAAATGACGATCAATTTGATATAATTGATTTGGGAGAGGATAAGAGAACATTCTCTCCCATTAGATTGACAATGGAAGACTATGCTGACATGCAGAATGATGAATGTATGGCAATGACAGAAGATGATATTGAAAGTGTGTTAAAGTCTTGTAGAGATAGACTTGGAAAACCGGTAAAGAAAAAAGAGACAACAGAAACCCCTACAAAAGGATTTGGTAAATGACACAGTGGATTGCTGGTATCACTCGCGGACACAACGCTGGAGTATGTCTTCTGAAAGATGGTGAGCTTATTTTTGCTGTTGAGGAAGAGAGATTATCTCGTCGTAAATATGATGGCGGACCTATTGCCTCACTATTAGAGATACAGAAGTACACTGATAAACTTGATTATCTTGTTGTTGGTCACACTCAATTAATGGAGAGGGATTGTGGTAGTCTTGAGTATAGCAATGAGGCAATCTATGTTGGGATGGCAAGAAAACTTGGTTTGATTAAAGATGTAGAACCAGATCCAAGCAAGATGCATCCTCAAGTTGTTGATGTTGGTAATGTTCACCATAAACTTCATGCTGCTGCTGCTTTTTATCGGTCTGGATTTGAAGAAGCAGCTGCACTTGTAGTTGATGGAGCCGGAACCTTCATTCAGTTTGATGTAATGGGGCATACTGAAACTGTATGGGAAACTGAAACTATTTTTAATTGTAAGTTCCCAAACGACATTAATACTGTATATAAACATCTCGGAACTCGTGGTCCCTGCTGCACAAATTATGTTCCTGAAATGGAAGCAGCAATGGCTTATCCTGGTGAAACTGGTTTCTTCTCTTATACTCTCGATGAAACTGCAGGTATCGTAAAAGCATATGAAGCTGCTACACAATACTGTGGTTGGCATGCTATCGAGGCTGGTAAAACTATGGGATTATTTCCATATGGAGAACCTAACGAAGAAGTCCCCACTCTATTTAAAGAGGTTGGAACAGTAGATAGGAATGTTATTGTTCCTACTTATCCTAATGCTGGGCATGTTAATGTTCAAGAATATCCTTTTTTAAATAATCATGATTCTGACGATTTGACCAAACTTAAGAATCGTAGAGACTTTGCTTATGCAGTGCAAACTGAAACGCAAGAAGCAGTTTTGAAGCTAATCTATAAAGCAGTTGAACTCACTGGTAAAAAGAATATTGTTCTTTCTGGTGGATATGGATTGAATTGTGTAGCAAACTATTGGTATCTTGATAAGTTGAAAGAAGATGGTATCAATCTCTTTGTTGAACCTGTCAGTAATGATGGTGGAACTGCTATTGGAGCTGCCTTATATGTACATTATCAATTGAATGGTAAGAAACAAACAACAGTTCCCTCTAGAATTACTGATTTGTACTATGGTCCTGACTATAACTATACTATTGAGCAGATTATTGATATTGCTGACAAGTATAGTGGTATTGTAAGTGATGCTAACAATGACGATGTAATTAATTTGATCTCTAATGAGAATATCGTCGCACTTTTCCAAGGAAAATCAGAAGCTGGTCCTCGTGCTCTCGGCAATCGTTCTATTCTTTATGATCCCCGTGATCCTGAGGGTAAAGATTTTGTTAATAATGTGAAGCATCGTGAATACTTCCGTCCCTTTGCTGGATCTATTCTTGCTGAATATGCTGACGAATGGTTTGATTTGCGTGGGATGGAAGATACTCCCTTCATGATGTATGCTGTTAAGTGTCAACCTGGTATTGAAGAAAAGATCCCAGCTATTATTCATGTTGACGGAACATGTCGTATTCAAACTGTTACTGAAGAACAGAACAAGAATTACTATGACCTCATCAAAACCTTCTATGATGCTACGGGTTGTCCGATTTTGTTCAATACCTCTTTTAATCTTGGTGGTGAACCTCTGGTGGAGACCTTGGACGACGCTTGCCGTACTCTTGCTAACTCTGATATCGAGTATCTTTATCTTCCTGAATATGGTAAAATAATCCAGGTATCTAATGACTAAAAAAGTTTTTGTAAACGGAACCTTTGATATTCTTCATTCTGGACATTTGCAACTCTTAGAGTATGCAAAGTCTATGGGTGATGTAGTAGTTGTTGGTATTGATAGTGATGAGCGGGTAAGGGAAAAGAAAGGTCCTTCTCGCCCAATAAATAACGCCGAAGATAGAGCATACATGCTACAAAGTCTTAAGACTGTAGATCATGTAGTTCTATTTGGTTCTGATGAAGAACTAGAAAAGTGCATAGCTGTTACTGCACCTGATATAATGGTAGTAGGATCTGACTGGGAAGGAAAGTCAGTCATTGGATCTATGTACGCTACTGAATTACATTTTTTCCCTAGGTTAGAAGATTATGCAACTAGCAAGACCATACAAAGTATTATTGATCGGGGATAGTTGTACTGATGAATGGGTCTATGGTCCATGCAATAGACTAAGCCCAGAGGCACCAGTTCCTATATTGATTCAAAGTCAAAAAGAACAGGCACCTGGCATGGCTGCTAATGTTCATGCAAATCTAGAGTCTCTTGGTATTAATGTAACTTTTCTTACTAATAAGGAACCTCTCACTAAGACGAGATATATTGATATTAGATCTAACCAACAGATTGTCCGAGTAGATAATGAACCTGATGTAAAACCCTTGCATCCATCTGAACTGCAGATGGCTTTATTGCATGAAACATATGATGCTATTGTCATTTCGGACTATAACAAAGGTTATATTCCCGACGCAAAAACAATCAGTGACATTGCTGGTAGGTATCCTAATACTAAGATATTTGTGGATACGAAAAAAACTATACTTCCTACGGAGCACAGTAATGTCATCTATAAAATTAACAAGAAAGAATTTGAGAGTTTAGATCCAGATCATATTCCAAACTCTACGAATATGATTGTTACCATGGGGTCTGAGGGTGCTGCATGGAATAAGAAAAAGTTTCCATGTGCAGATCTTGTTCGGACATTTGATGTGACTGGAGCTGGAGATACTTTCCTTGCATCTTTAGTTTTCTATTACATTCAACTTCCGTCAATGGATGAAGCAATTTGTTTTGCTAATAAGGCAGCTGCTATTGCAGTACAGAATCCTGGTACATATATTCTCACTATGAATAATGTTGATAGGATTTTAAATATATGAGATATACTGTTGATATCGATGAAACAATTTGCTATGCTGGGAAGGGAGAATCTAGGTATACTCTCGCAACCCCTAGATGGGATCGTATACAGAAAATAAATAAGCTTTATGATGAAGGTCATACTATAAATTATCTTACCGCCAGAGGCATGGGTAGGTACGATAATAATCGTGAGTTAGCTGAGAAAGAGTTCTACGAATTTACTAAGAATCAATTAGAGTCGTGGGGGTGTAAGTTTCATAATTTATATCTAGGTAAACCATCATCAGATTATTACATTGACGACAAGGGAATTAATGACAAAGACTTCTTCAATTAAGGTAGTCCCCAAAGGATGGGGTTATGAAAAGTGGATTGTAAATAATGAAATGTACTGTGGTAAACTTTTGTTCCTGGAAAAGAACAAAAGGTGCTCGTGGCACTACCATAAAATAAAAGATGAGACCTTCTACCTACAGAGTGGTCTCATCTCATTGTATTTTGGGTGGGATGAAGATCTCAGTAAAGCAGAACTTAAAGTCTTAGAACCTGGAGATAAGTTTTATGTTCCTACTGGGCTAAAGCATCAGATGATTGCGTTGGAAGACTCAGAACTGTTTGAATTCTCAACGCAACACTTTGATTCAGACTCAATCAGAATTCATCGTGGTAATTGATATAATCAGCAACGGTTTTGAACTTATAGTTTAACCAATTCATATCTGCTTGAGTATTGTATTGATACTTACCAACGAGGTTTGGTGGGAAAGGAATTTCCTCTACCATAGCCTCGGTTTTTTGTGCAACTAAATCTGCCACTTCTTGAATAGTAATTGCAGCACCAGTTCCTAGGTCATAGATACCACTACCTGCACTATTAGTGAGCACAACATTTACAATGTCTCCTACCCAGATATAATCTCTATGTACCTTATTTGATCCTTCAAAGGGATGAACTTTGCCTGTAGCAGATTGCCACTTGAACTTACTTACAAGGCTTGCCTGCTCTCCTTTGTGGACCTCACCGCTACCATATACATTAAAGAACTTAAATCCTTGGATGTGTGAGAATCTATGCATATTGTCTTGCACCCAGTAATCAACCGTTGCTTTTGATAATGCGTAGTGGTTTAGAGGATTAATAATACCATCAGTTGACATGCAACGACCATAAGTGGAAGCAGAGGAGGCATACTTGACGGGAATACCATACTCAATTGCCTTTTCAAATAGCTTGATGCTATAATCAATATTATACTTGTAAATTAAATCTACATTTTTATCTGTTGTGAATGAGCGAGCACCCATGTGGATGATTGTGTTTACCTCTTCCCAACGATTAAATTTATTCAACAGGTCAAAGCAGTTATCAATATCAATTTCAAGCACACTATCCATGTTTTTGGCAAAGTGTCCACCAATGAATCCCTTCGCTCCAGTAACAATATTCATAGTAAGGCTCTTTATAATATATATTCTACCATACCTAAATATAAAAAAGGTGCTCACCTATAGATTTTGAGGCATGACTCTTAAAAGATATACCCTGGCAGTTACTAGTGCTGATCATTGGAATGAGATCCATGGGTCTCTCACTATCGACTCTAATCAGGACGGAATTCCAGACAGAAAAATTACTTGTACCGATGAGCACTCAATTAGTGCAGTTCGTGGTACTTATGAGTTAACAGATGACGAGGCTCAAGAGATTGCTCGTCATCCTCATGTTAAGTGGATTGAACTTTCACTAAAGGACAATAGAGAAAGCTTTCCAGATCCATCTCTGGTAATGCCGTTAAGGTTTGATAGTGATGTTAAAATCTATAGAGATTTAGATAGTAATGGTCCACCAGCTTCAAATCCAACTTCTGCAGAATTAAATAGAACAAACTGGGCACTTCCTAGACTTTCTGGTATCGCAACCAACGGAGATTTTTGGTCTGGTGTAGTCGGTGATATTGCACCCAAGCAGGGTAACTTTAACTTCTTATATGATGGTAGAAATGTAGATATTGTTATTCAAGACTCTGGTACTCTACAATCACACCCAGAATTCTTGGATGATAGTGGGAAAAGTAGGGTGCTTGACCTTGTTCTTGACTTCCCATATTATCTTGACCCTGGTTACTTTAATAGTGGTGGATTTGTTTATACCTTAGAAGACGGATCAGTAGGTGTTGATACTGCTAGAGCTGAAGCATGGTGGGAAGATAACAATGCTAGATCTGCTGAGTTCGTTCTTCTTCCTGAAGTAGTTATTCCTCCTGGTTACAATAGAAATGGTGCTATCGGTATTGGCACGGCAGGTTCTAATAACTTAGGTAGTGGTCACGGTACTGCAGCTGCATCTCTTGCTGCTGGTAAGAACTTTGGTCTTGCATTTAAATCAAACATCTGGGCAATGCCTTGTGTGTCTGATAATGTTGGTATGGATATTGAGACATCTTATGATCTCATTAAGTTCTTCCATCAATATAAACCAGTAAACACTCAAACTGGGGTAAGAAATCCTACGGTTGTTAATGGTTCTTGGGGTTATCAGGCTGCTGTCCTCCCATCGGGAACTGTAAGATACAAATTTACTGGTATTACTAGTACCATTGACATGAGCAGTGTCGCAGCTGGAGCTCCAGCTGGTGTTGAAGATATGATTATTGGTTTCAATAATCAAGTATCAGGTGCTTATAAATCATGGTCTTCTTCATCTAGATCTAGCGCCACTGATGCTGCTGGCGCTGAGATGATCGAAGCCGGTGTAATTATGATTGCCGCTGCTGGTAATAACAACCAGTATATTGGTATTGGACGAACAGATCCTCATAGACTTAATGGTGTTGCCGACCAATACTTTGGTTCTAATGATCCAAGGGCTGAGTTTGGTGGACAGAGGACACCAACATCCCATAGGGATTGGATGAATCCTCAGGGTATTGGTGTCGATGAGACCACTGGATATCATCCTGTTATCAATGTTGGTGCTCTTGATGACTTTGTGGAATCTAGCTACAAAGAAAGAAAAGCTGAATATTCTAATAGTGGTCCTGGTGTTGACATTTATGCACCTGCTGAAGACACTCTAGCTGCTGGTCTTCCTAGTGGACCTTATGCAGACTTCCAGAGATATGATAATCCTACTCATTTCGACGCTAACTTCAACGGTACATCTGCTGCTGCTCCTGTAGTTACTGGTCTTGTAGCTTTATACTTGCAGAGAAAACCTGACGCTACATCTCAGGAACTGAGACAGTGGTTGCTGAATGATTATGGTCGGGGTGTTGGTGTTGGTGCAACGGACTCTTCCACTGTTGCTGCTGGTAGTACACAGACTGGTTCCGATTTACTCTTTGATCAGTTTCCAACTTCTGACTATGGTGATTCTAATTTTCAGTGGTGGACTGGTCAGTTCAACCAAAGAAGTCCTGATGGATCTGGTGGCAGTGTAGCGATTGTTTATCTTGACACTGCTTCTGGTATTCTGACAGAATCTGCTGGTATTACAGAACCGACTATTGAATCTCCAATCAATAATGATGTTGGTGTTAGTACTGAAAGCTTACAGATAAGATCTAGTAGCTATGTTGCTATTGGAGATACTACCGTATCTGGTACTTTAAAAGCAGTTGAGATGCAACTCTCTACTGCATCTGACTTTAGTTCTATTGTCTGGGAATCTACTGGAGATAATAATACTAGTCTAATCCAAACAGTTGATGTTCAGTTAGCAGGTTTCACGACCCACTATGCTCGTACAAGACATCTGTCTAACGATGATGGCACATCATTTACTTCATATACCTCTAATTACTCTACAGGTATTGTTTCATTCGCTACCTTAGGTAATGCTCCTGGTGTTCAGGCACCTACGATTATTAGTCCTATCAGTGGAACTACTCTAAATCAGAGATTTGGTATTGCTCTTGTATCCAGTGCATTTGTTTCTATTGATAGTGAAGCAGTATCTGGTACTTTAAAAGCAGTTGAGTTTGAAGTTGCTGAAGATATTGGATTTACTACTATAGTATTTACTAGTGTTGGTAACAATAATACTTCTTTATCTCAGATAATTCCTGAAGGACTTAACTCTAATCATACCTTCTATGTAAGATGTCGTCATCTTTCTAACGCTGATGGTACATCTGGTGTTGAACATACATCTCCTTTCTCAGCAGTAATTTCTTTCACCACTCCTTCTGCTGCTCTTGCTGAGGTTGGTAGACTTGCTTCTATTAAAACAACACTAACGAACGGTGTTGTTGAGCCGGTTCAGTTATATGAGGCAGATAACCTCCTTGAGGTTAGCATTAGTGTTGCAAACCAGAACGACTTCCGTTCTACATTCTCTATTGGTATTTCTAGTACTCCTGGATTCAAAAGGAGTGACTATATTACCTATGGTATTCCCCTTGATAGAGGTGGTACGAGACTGATTGAAAAAGTTGGTATCAAACCTGGAGATAAGATCTTCGTATCTTCTTTCGACCCTAACATCTCTTTCCTTGCCTTTGCTACTAGAAAGTTTGATAAGTTGGGTCCTGACTCTGCTCTGGTTCATGGTAGAAGAAGATCTGGTACTCTTGGATTCAATCCTCCTTTCCAGATCAATACTAACCTTGAGTTTTTTACAGCACAAGAAGATAGCCTAGTCACAGTTCATGCTACAAACCAGAACTCTGACTCTACTGTTGGCATGTCAGTTGGTCTGTCCTCTGGTGGTCTCGCACAGTTCCAAGAGTCTGACTACCTGGTATTTGGTTTAAGACTGGCTCCTCTGCAGGATGTTCAGATCGACAACCTTGCTCTTGCTAAGGGTCAGAGCTTGATTGTTCGTGGTTCTAAACCCAATCTGACTTTTGTTGCTCACTCTGTACCTCAGGACCCTGGTCCCTCTGGTATTGGTACAAACATCAATGTTAATACCAGCGGTAACATTACTGCTACTGCATTCTTTGGAGATGGTTCTGGTATTACTGGTGTAACTGGTGTTGGTGCAGGTGTCATCATTAAGGATGATGATAGTACTGTTGGTACTGCTGCTACTATTAACTTCGGTCAGAATCTGACAGTATCTCAAATCTCTGCTGGTATTGTCACTATTACTGCTGCAGATACCGTAGGTGTTGCACAAACTGCTAATAGTCTTGCCGCTGGGGTTTCTGTTCCTAAAGCAACTCAAGCAGACTTTGCAACTGTTGCTGGATTGGCTACGGTAGCAACCACAGCGACCTCGGCAAATACTGCTGACAGTGCAACAACTGCAGGAACAGCTTCTCAATTGGATGTTGATGCTACAATCACATCTAATAATGACATCACTGCACCGAGATTTATTGGTGACGGATCTCAGTTAACTAATATTGTTGCTGCTGGTTCGGGTGTCATCATTCAAGACTCTGGATCCGCAGTTGGTACAGCAGGAACAGTCAACTTTAATGCTGGTCTCGATGTAAGTCCAGTCTCTGCTGGTATCGTTACAGTAACGATTAACGAGGCACCTCGTGCTACACTTGCAGGTATTGCATCTGAGGCTATTGTCGCTGGCATTGCTACCTACGCTACGCTCGCTGGACTCGCCTCTCAGGCAAACAATGCACTCTTTGCTAATAGTTCTAGTTTCTCCACCTTAACGGGCGCTGCAGACACCGCTAAGAACCTTTATACGCAGTTTGAGGGCACATACAAGCCTCTACCTACTACTATTGGTACAAAGACAACAGATCACAGATATTATGGCATCGGATCTGATCGTTCTATCAATGTTCAGGGTTATGAATCTCCTTACCTGAGATTTGAAGTAGGTCAAACCTATCGCTTTGAGAATGCATCACAGCAGGTAAACTATCCGATCAGGTTCTACTATGCTGCAGATGGTTCTGCAGTAGGATTTGGTACAACAACTCCGAATCAGTACTCTGATAATGTAACTGAGACTGGAACTTATACTGAAATTCTCATTGATGAGAACACTCCTCAACTCTTGTATTATGGTGCTGGTATTGGAACACAATTTGGAAGCATGGGTAACTCCATCCAAGTGTTTAATAATGATTTCCATAAGGTCAGCAGAGTTGGGGAGTTTAAGAATCTTGTAGGTCTCAAGACTGCTACTTACACTCAATTCTATGAAGGTCGCGCCACTTCTTGGTACATGAACACTAACCTTGGTGTTGGTAACAGTGATTATGTCCCTGGAGATCGCTCACATAATGTAAGCTCTATCGTTCAAACCGGTACTGGTATCTACAATGTTAACTTTGCTGATGCAATGAATGATACTGACTATGCTGTCATTGGTATCGCAAGTGGTACAAATGCTTTCCCAGGTGGTATCGTTAATTTACGAATTTCTGACAGAACAGTTAACGGATATACCGTTAGGGTGTATAATGGAATTCCTGCCCTTGAAGACTTGGGCGAACTTAGTATTATGACGCTTGGTGGACAAGATGGAGAACGGACCTACATCTAGGGTTATTCAATATGATAAGGTGGTCACTAAGTTGCCCACCTTTATTATTGAAAATGGTCCAGAAGAATTTAATAGATTTAAAGATATAATTCTGGAGAAAAGATCTCAAGATCCAGAATATCTGGATACAGATGAGACCGCAGGCCATTCTGTCAAGGCATGGTTAACTAAGTGGGATACACATCAAACTGATGATAGGTTTTTGGACATTGGCAATTATGTCATATATGTGCTAGACTACATTACGGAGCAGGTATTCCATACTCATGCAAAGTATAAACTCGCTTCTTTATGGGCAGTAGTCATGGAGGAGGGTGATCAAGCTACCCCTCATGATCACTTTCCATCAGCATGGTCTTGCGTTTACTATATTGATGTCGAAGAAGATGTTGCTCCTATCTTATTGGAAGATAAGGAAGTCCATGTAAAGAATGGGATGTTAGTTTTGTTTCCTGGATTCATTACACATCATGTTCCGCCTACGAAGGGGAGAAGGATTGCTGTTGCTATGAACATTAGTATTATTGATGAATCTTGATTATGACCGATATCGGAATTAGTAAAGTCTCTGTTCAAATGCCAATTTTTGAGTCTAGATGGACTGAAAGGTTGGATGAATTCAAACAGAATATTTTAGATCATAAAAAAGAAAACCCTGATAGTGTCTCTGATAGTAATGTCGAAGCGAGTTGGAGATCTGCTTGGAATCTTCATGAGGTTGATTCTAGATTTTCTTCAATTGCAAATTACTTTGAGGAGTTTGCCAACTCTATTGGCAAGCAGTACTTTTATAGTAACGGCATATATGAGGTAACTAATCTATGGGCTATGGATTATGGTCCAAATGAAGGGACAAAATATCATAGTCACTTTCCCTCAGCATTGTCTTTCATTTTTTATATTGATGTGGAGGAAAACTCTGCCCCTATTTGTTTTGGAGACTCATGTAGACCTGTAGAAAATGGATTAGTTTTAGTGTTTGACGCTAGCTTACCGCATTGGGTTCCTGATAATCATGAGGGAAGAAGAATAGTTATTTCTGCAAATGTTGATCATGTGCCCCCACAGCTCCGGGGATATAATAGAGCAATTTAATTTTTTATAAATCTACTTGTAGGTAAAGCAGTAAGTTATGTTTACAATCTACTCAATGCCAGGGTGTGGTCACTGTCGTCAAGTAAAACAGCTCATGGAGATTACAGAGCAAAAGCATGTAGTCTACACATTAAATCAGGATTTTACTATTGAAGAATTTCAAAATGAATTTAATACGCAGTATTTTCCTCAGGTAGTTCACAACGATAAAGTTGTTGGAGGAGCTGCTGAAACAGTACAGTATTTTAAAGAGCAGAATCTTGTCTGAACCAGAACTAAATAAAGATACCCACGGAAATCGGGGGGTGGAGTTCATTCTCAGCGGAGGAAAAAAGAAAGAACAACCAAAAACTTTTCAAATAAAGTTCGGTAACATGTTATCTTTCTTCAGGAGAGATATTGTTCTACATCTGAATTTTTATTTGGATATCAGAAAAAATAATTCCTCGGAGTAAAACAATGCTAGCTGTAAGTTTAGTTGCAGGATCGTTCTTGGTCATAGGTGCATTAATCGTTGGATGTATGCTAGGATGGGTACTTAGAGAATATATGATGTACCATCATGATCGTTCAGATCAACAACAAGTTCTCCACCCTGAAATGTATGATGAGAATGGAAATATTCTTCCTGACTCATTAATCGCCTTTCGTTTTAATGAAGACGATGCCGATGACGAAGACTAATTATTAATTTGAAAATCATGAGTAAATTACCACCACATCCACTCCAATCTGAAATTTTGCAAGCTGTGTCGAGTGCAAAAACTAAAGCAGCAAAAATCAATCTGCTCAAAGAGCATAGATCTCCTGCTTTAGTCTCTTTATTTGTGTGGAACTTTGATGATAGTGTCATAAGTGCCATTCCTGAAGGAGATGTTCCATTCACTCCAAATGATTCTCCTACTGTAGAATCTCAGAGTAAATTAGCTAGTCAGTATAGAACTCTTTATAACTATGTAAAGGGGGGTAATGATAGTCTTAAGAGGACTCGTAGAGAATCTTTGTTCATTGAACTTTTAGAGTCTCTTCATCCCGATGAAGCAGAAATTATCTGCTTGGTTAAGGATAAGAATTTGGGTAAGAAGTATCGTATCACTCACAATGTCGTCAAGGAAGCATATCCTGATGTTGAGTGGGGTAATCGTAGTTGAACAACGAAAGAGTAACCATCCTACATAAGGATTGCGATCCCGAGTTGGCAAAAGATAAATCTTTGCCATACTCGGCTTTTTTAATCGAATACTATGACTCTGAGGGACATAAAAAGTATGATATTGCCTCATCCTACAAACAAGTAGATCTTTTTGATTATTATTACGACGAATATAAGCATGGATTAAAGGGTTGGACTCAGACTGATGGGAAAGTCAACCCAAAGATGTATGGGTATAAAAGTAAAAATAAAGAGTCTAAAAAGTAATTTGACTTTTATTTTCAAGAATCCGGGGAAAAAATCTCCGGGTTTTTTTTGCCCTATAGGGTTGACATAAATAATGATAGTGGTCTATAATAGACCTGTCGTTCATCCAGAGCAATCTGGACGCAAGTAAGTCGCGGAACGGAGTCGTTCATCCCATGTTAGAAGTATTATTCTACACAACACTCACCTGTACTCAAACTGATGCTATCATGCTGAAGATTGAGAATAATCAAAACCTTAGCAATCAAGTTAAGGTTGAGTTGGTTGAGACCCTTAAGGACTCAGCACCAGAGTGTCGGTGGTATTGGGACGCACACGACTGAAGGAACGGGAAAAAACGGATCCAGCGAAAGCTGAGAAGGTTAATTTTCACCCAACTTCAGGAGTAAACCGATGTCTACAATCACATACCGTGGCGTCAAGTATGACGCAGACCAGTACAAAGCAAAAGTAATTGAGGAGCAAACTGCTCGTCAAAATCACGAATTAATGTATCGTGGTATTAAAGTTGAGCGTAAGTTCGCATCAAAAAGCTGAGTACTAGATTGGACGAATTAAAGAGGACTCTTGACGAGTCCTCTTTTTTTGTGTATAATGATCAAAACCTCATTCTTTTATGGACAGACAAGTTTTAAAGGGTTTGGTCTTGACCATGAAAGCATTGGTGCAAGAACTAGAATCTGAAGTGTTCTCCGATGCAGAAGCTTATCAACAAGATAAGCGCGAAAACTATGATGATCCAGTAGAATACTTTGGAGACGGAGACGATGACGGATATGCAGACTGACTGGAGATATACTCCAGAAAAAATGCAAGTTAGAAACTCTGCTCTATCAATCCTTTTGAAGAATTTTGGTAGTGAGTTGAATCCAGATGGATCTCCTAAATATTCAAACCAGAGCATATATGAATGTGCTCATGATTGGGTATCCCAAGGAAATATGATAACTCACGGACTACTAAAATACTACGAGGTCTACTATGCGGATGAAGGATACAATTCGGTTAACCAAGGAAGCACTTAAACAACCTTGGTTATATACAGATGAAGAACTTTTGTATATGAAGAAAGCAAGGAAAGTTGCTAAAAAGGGATTAAAATTAAAACAACTGAAAGGAAATCATGGAAAAAGTGAGACTAGTTCAATCGACTCCGAATCCAGAGGAGACGATGGCGTACATAGCAAGGGTTTCAAATCCTAATAATCAGGATAATCCTAGCTTTGAAGGTCTCTTAAAGTATTGTATTAATCATGGACATTGGTCTGTGTTTGAGCAAGCATACATGACTTTAGAAATTGAAACTTCTAGGGCAATCGCAGCTCAAGTGCTTCGTCACCGTTCTTTTACATTCCAGGAATTTTCACAAAGATATGCTGACAGTTCTATGTTAGCTAGTAGTATTCCTATTCCTGAATTGCGTGGCCAAGATTACAAGAATCGCCAAAATAGTCTTGACAATGTTGATGCATTTAAAAGACAAACTTTTGAGATTGCTATACAGAAATACTTTACTGAAGGTATGGATCTATATCAGACCATGCTAGACGCTGGAATCGCCAAGGAGTGCGCTAGAATGGTGCTTCCCTTAGCAACCCCCACAAGAATCTATATGACAGGCTCATGTCGCTCGTGGGTGCATTATATAGATCTTAGAAGTGCTCATGGTACTCAGAAAGAACATATGGATATCGCAGTTCAGGCTAAGAGTATTTTCTGCGAACAATATCCTACTGTCGGCAAGGCACTCAATTGGTTTTGATAAATAACTTCGCATAATATTTTGATATGGCAACTTATCCTGTAGTACACAAAGAAACCGGTGAACAAAAAGAAGTAGTGATGAGTGTTCATGCTTGGGACTCCTGGCGTGAAGATAATCCTGACTGGACTCGTGATTATTCTGATCCATCAACCATGCCCGGTGTTGGTGAAGTTGGAGAATGGAAAGATAAACTTCTTAAATCTAAACCCGGTTGGAATGAAGTATTAGCTAATGCACAAAAAACTGGTAAAAACTGCCAAAAACTCACTTTAGACTAAATTATGCCTAGGAAGAGAAAGTCCGATCCAAGTGCCGGTGCTGGAATGACCAGTAAGCAGATGAGAAGGAAGAAACCTATTAATACGGACTTCCTGGTTGATATTCAACCCTTAACAGATAATCAAGAAACCCTATTCAAGGACTATTCTCAGGGGAAAAATATTTTTGCTTATGGAGCAGCTGGTACGGGCAAAACCTTTATCGTACTGTATAATGCTATTAAAGATGTTCTTGACGAATACTCTCCTTATCAAAAAATCTATATTGTCCGTTCTTTAGTATCCACTAGAGAAATTGGTTTCCTTCCCGGAGATCATGAGGATAAGTCAGCTCTTTACCAAATTCCTTATAAGAATATGGTAAAATATATGTTTGAGATGCCTACTGATTCTGACTTTGAGATGTTGTATGGCAATCTAAAGCAGCAAGAGACTATTTCTTTCTGGTCAACATCATTCATTCGTGGAACTACTCTTGATGATGCAATTGTCATTGTAGACGAATGCCAAAACTTGAATTTTCATGAACTTGATAGTATAATCACTAGAGTTGGGGAGAATTCTAAAATTCATTTCTGTGGTGATGCTACCCAGACTGATTTGACTAAGACTTACGAAAAAAATGGCATCCTAGACTTTATGAAGATTCTAGAGCAAATGCCATCATTCGCATCAATTGAATTTGGTGTTGATGATATTGTTCGTTCTGGTCTCTGTAAAGAATATCTTGCTACTAAATTGGCACTCGGTATGTAATGTTTAATCATCTTGAAATTGAACTTCCTCGGTTAGAGAGGAACACCATTGATGGTGTACGATATTATGAAACACCTGACACAAAGATGGTATCCATTACCTCTATTATCAGTTTTTATAATAGAGAAATTTTCATCAAATGGCGGAAAAGAGTTGGAGAAGAAGCAGCAAATCTAAAGACTAAACTCTCTACGAGTCGTGGTACAGATATGCACACTCTTACAGAGCATTATCTAAAGAATGATGATCTCCCCAAGGTAAAGCCTCTTCCTGAATTTTTGTTTAAAATTGCCAAACCCGATCTAAATCGGATTAGTAACATTCACACTCTAGAAGGATCTTTGTATAGTGAGCAATTAGGAGTTGCTGGAACTGTAGATTGTATCGCTGAGTATGATGGTGAATTAGCAGTTATTGACTTTAAAACATCGGCAAAACCTAAACCATATAAGTGGATTGAAGGTTATCTTGTTCAATGTGCTGCTTATGCTTGTATGTACTATGAACTGACTGGCACACCTGTCAAAAAATTTGTCATTATCATGGCATGTGAAGATGGGTCTTGCAAAGTGTATCAAGAATATGATAAACTTAAGTACATGAAGTTACTTACCAAATACATCAGAAACTTCGCGGAGTATCACTTAAATGGAAAATGAATTAACAAAGGCATTGGGCAAAAAGTTCATGAATGCTGCAAAGTTCTCTTTAGAAATAGAGACTCTTGTACTAAAAGAAAAAATGAATTACATTGAAGCCATTGTGCTTTTCTGTGAGGAGAATGGTATTGAAATAGACTCAATTAGTAAGTTAATTTCAAAGCCATTGAAAGAGAAATTGAAGCGTGATGCTCAAGATCTTAATTTTATGAAGAAGACCACTAGAGCAAAGTTGCCTCTCTAAATAAGCCAAGGTAAATTAGAAAGATGTCAGATTTTTTCGACTCAGAACTTGTTCAAGAGGAGTTACAGGAAATTAATGAACTTCAGGAAGAAATCTACACTGAAGTATTTTCTTTTGGCGAATTAGATCGTGAAGAGAAAATTGAGCATATCGATAAACTCGATCTACTATTAGAAAAACAGAGAATTCTGTATACGAGAATGTCACTGTCTGATGATCCTCGCGCACAAGAAATGCGTGAGAGTGTCCGCAAATCAGCTATCATGATGGGGTTCCCCAAAGATGTTGATTGTGCAGTCCTTTTCGGCAACATGCAGAAAACCTTAACAAAAGTCAGAGAGCAGATCTCTTGACAATGGGAGCACTGTCGCCCTATAATAGACCAGTAACAAGCCAAATCCAATTACAGGCCAAATCTAATGTCATTCGCATCACTTAAAAAACAGTCCTCCCTTGGTTCACTAACCGCTAAACTGGTTAAGGAAGTAGAGAAAACCAATAAGGGTGGCAACTCAGCTGACGAGCGTCTCTGGAAACCAGAGGTCGATAAAGCTGGCAATGGATATGCTGTTATCCGTTTTCTTCCTGCCCCTGATGGTGAAGATCTCCCATGGGCAAAGATGTACTCCCATGCCTTCCAAGGTCCTGGTGGTTGGTATATTGAAAACTCTTTGACCACTAGTGGTGCCAAAGATCCTGTTTCCGAACTCAATTCTAGTCTCTGGAACAGTGGCATTGATTCTGACAAAGAGACTGCTCGTAAGCAGAAGCGTAAGCTTTCTTACTACTCCAACATCTATGTTGTAAAAGATCCTGCAAACCCTGATAACGAGGGTAGGGTCTTCCTTTATAAGTTTGGTAAGAAGATCTTTGATAAGGTTATGTCTGCCATGCAACCTGAGTTTGAAGACGAAGAACCAATCAACCCATTCGACTTCTGGCAGGGTGCCGACTTTAAGATCAAAATCAAAAAAGTTGCAGGTTACTGGAATTATGATTCTAGTGAGTTTGCTCGTCAAGCACCTCTCCTGGATGATGATGATGCTATGGAAGCAATTTGGAAGAAAGAGTATTCTCTTGCAGAGTTAGTTGATCCTTCTCAGTTCAAATCCTATGATGAACTGAAGACTCGTTTGAACTATGTTCTTGGATCTTCTACTCCTAAAGCTCCTGACCCTGAGGTTATGGATGAAGAAGCACAACCTGTAGTAAATGACCCAATCGCCGGTAAGGTTGATATGGGTGGATCTACAGAAGATGATGACGCTCTGTCCTATTTCCAGCGTCTTGCAGAGGAATGATATAAATATAGGGAGGGAGACCTCCCTTTCGTAGTTTTTTTCTAGCTAAAAATGTCTTTCTCCGGTAATAGATATATTGTCACATACGATGATGGTGACAATACCAATACTCAAAGACTTGAAGTAATTGCTGAATCTGCTAGTATGGCAGAAACAAGAGTAACGCAACTCTTCCCGTCTGCTCAGAATATTGTAGTTGTTTCTGCCTGATAATGTCACGCACTCAAGTAATTGTTTATAATGGCCCTGACGGGTTTTGTAATGTCGTCATTCCGTCAGATCAGTGCATTCTCTCTGATATAGATATCATCTCTAAGGATGTACCTACATCAGAGTACTCGATGATCTCTCATACCGAATTGCCCTCTACAGTATTCAGAAACGCATGGAAATACAACCACTCAAATTCAGCTGTGGATGTGGATCTTGTAAGTGCAAAAAATCTGTGCCAGAAAGAGCTGGAAAGTCGGTATCTGCAGATCAGAACCGAGAATCAAGAGATTACAGCACTAGCAGAAATGAAGGGAGAATCTCCAGTACTGAAAGATAATCCTGTTGTACCCTATTCTGATATTAATTCTGCAACTACGGCATCACAACTAGAAGCACTTCTTTAGTCAGAAGCAATTTTAATTCCAGTCTGAGGATCAAACTGAGAAGATTCTTGATATTCTAGAAAATCTCTAAATTCATTAACGAACGATGTTAAGTATTCACTTCTGAGTACTCTTATCGTTCGTTTTTTATTGTTTTTTCTTACTTCTACTAGCCAATTAGAAACTCCAACAGTTGGGTTAATATCTTGACCAGGAGAGTCTGGGTTTGGGATTCTAAATGTGGAATCAACAACCTGACCGCCAGGAATTAAAAGTCTTCCTTGAGAATCTTTTGTTTCTTTTGTCTCATAGTGACGAGTAGAATTTAGATTTTCCTCATACTTGTCATACATAACATCATATAGTTGTCTAGATGATAATGGCCATTCATCTCTGACATTGATGATATTGGCAGTCAATAAAACTACCCAATCATAATTTGGATCGCCATATAATTCATTAGCGACATCATCAGGTCGTTGATTTTCATCAATATCGTATTTTGTCAGGTTAGTTGCAAACTCAGAAACAGAGTCTCTGATCTTCATTCGCGTAAAAAGATTCTTTACCTCTACATATTGCTTCTTTCTACCACCAGATTGATTGGGGTTGAGGTATTGGAAGTTTGGTAAAAGATTGAAGTATGAGTGACTAGCCATTAGAATCCTGCGTCGTTGTAGTTGTCGTCATAATCTTCGGCATATACTGGTTCAAGCTCAGTAAATGATAAATTCAACCTATAATGAATCGGTGTCCCATCATTATATGTTGCGTGAATACCAGAACCCGTGTAATCTACTCCAACACTTGTTAGGGCACATAATTTAAATTTATTCAGATATTTTTGATCTGCAGTTCCTTTCTTATAGCTGAGTCTAAAAACATCCGGTGCTTGTAAGAATGCGTTTTTACCTTTTATTGACTTTGCTGCAGATGTCCTTTTAAGAGTTTTTATGATTTGTAGGACTGATTTTGACTCATTTATATTTCTAGGAGTCAAATCCCAGTTGAATCCAAAAGGTCTAATAGACACACTATTGAACAGTAGTTCTACATTTTGATTTATAATCTGACCCTCTTGTCTACCAAGAACATCATTTAATCCAATCGAAGTTCCTGCAACTGCATTAACAATCGCTCTCTGAGCTTGTGTTTTAAAATATTTTCTATACAAATCAAATCCAGTACCGGTACCGCCACCCAACCCTGAAGCTTCGCTGGCGGCAAAATCAGCAGCTGTTTCACCTAAACTGCTACCCTCAGGAAGTTTACCCGTAGCTGCATCAACTAACAATCCTGCTGCCTTGAGTCCTGAACCAGCAAGTGCAGATATTCTACTTTCTCCCCAACCAGTTCTGTTTACTGATGCGATAGAATTTGGTATTGGTAAGATAATACTTTGTTTTGCTTTCGTACCTGCCGATTTAAAAACATCAGTTCCTGTTCCCGGTTTTCTTCTACCACTACCTGGGTCAAAAGTAGGTACTTTTGAAGGCACATATTCCATAACCTCCAAAAACATATAGTCTGTTGTGGAGTCTATAATATCGAGAGGATATCTAAGCAGTTGTGGATGAGCCATCCGTTTTTTTATTAGTTATTTATGTGGACATTTTGAATTTTGCATATGATAAAGATCTGGCATCTTCAAGTTCATTAGCCTCAATAACATATAACTGACTTTGGCATTCTTCCCAAGTATAGTTTCTTGTTAGATTCCAATGAAAGTTAAATCCAGTGAATCCCCATTTATCTACACTAGTGCAGGCAATTAGTGGAAACTCATCATATTTTATGTTTGGTGTCTTTGCTTTGTATATAAAAGTATAGAATTTTCCTCCTTCTGGAATAATTTCTAGATTGTCTAAAACTTCCATAATCTTAGTGAAAATATCTTCTGGTTGTTCTAAACCGATAAGTTCATCTACTATGGGTTGTAACCTACTCATACACCTAAATTGTCCTCTGTTAAGATTTTAAATTGAAATAATCTATCCTTACAATATTCAGTAGCAGCTTTCCACTTCGCTTGATTTTTAGCATACTCAGCAACTTCACGGATGTATGTTTTAGTTCGTTGCTTTTGTACCTTTGGTTCAATACACTGCTTTTTTGGTTTCACTTCTATAATATATCTTTTAATATCTCCCGTGTTTTCGCGAACTTTGATATAGAAATCTGGAAAATATCTATGAATTCTTCCATCTAGAGGAGAACGATATGGGATAACAATCTCCTCACTGCCCCATTCAAGAATGTTTTCATTTCTATCACAGTAAACCATGAACTTTCGTTCCCATAAACTGCGATAAATAATAGAGCGATGGTCTCCTCGATATTTTTCAATATTGCTAGGTTGAAATCTACCTCTATACGCCATTATAAAATATTTAACCTAAGGTATTTAGTGTGCCACGACGAAATTACCCCAGGAAGAGAACTACAACAGAAATAAAATCGTTGTTTACGAATGTAGCTACAACGAATCATTTCGAGTTTCAACTTCTGGCTTTCCCAACCGGTTTATTAAATTATGTTCAAGCGAAGGAACCTTTACTTTCTCGGTATTTTCTTACCAGGGAGTTAAATTTGTTGTGTAAGGGAGCAGAACTTCCTGGTGCTGCTTTTGCTACCGCACAAATAAAAGGCAATTACATGGGTATTGTCCAAAAGTATGCCCACACAAGAGTCTTTACCGATAGTTCATTCACCTTTATTGTTGATAAGAACTATCTTGTGTTAAAGTTCTTCCAACTATGGCAAGAATTTATTGCAAGTGGTGGAGAAGTAAGTCAAGATAAAAGAGCCTATTACAGTAGAATGTTGTTTCCCGACAACTATAAGTGTAGTCAAATGGGTGTAAGTAAGTTTGACAAAGACCACTTCCAGAAGATAGACTATACCTTTATCAATGCGTTCCCAGTTAATATCGTCCCATCTGCAGTAGATTATGGAACTAATCGAGTTCTAGAAATTACTGTGACTTTCAGTTATGATAGGTATGTTCTTGGAAGTATTGGTAGTTTAGATACCCGTTCAGATCAGAGAGAGGTTTCAACTCAATGGTCTGTGGAGGATAAGAAAGAATATAAGGAAACGACGGGGAGAGAATACTCTAGCGATCCTAATGGAGATAGTGGACTAGCTCCAAAAACTGATCAAAATAACCCTCCTAGGGTTCAACCTATTGAGGTAATACCTTTTTGACCCTAATAAATAAAATTACTGAACAATTATTATGTCTTTACCAAAGATTGCAACTCCGACATTTGAGTTGGTTATTCCGTCCACAAAGAAAAAAATTAAGTATCGCCCATTCCTAGTCAAAGAAGAAAAAGTTCTTGTTTTGGCTATGGAGAGCGAGGACATTGAACAGATTGCGAGAGCTATCAAAGATGTTCTCACCGCATGTATCATCACTCGTGGTGTGAAAGTAAATGAACTCTCTACTTTTGATATCGAATATCTATTTTTGAATGTTCGTGGAAAGTCAGTTGGAGAATCTATTGATGTTATTGTTACCTGTCAGGATGATGGAGAAACTAAAGTTCCCTTGACAGTCTATATTGATGAAATTCAGGTTATTGATTATCCTGAACATAATCGAGATATCAAATTAGATGATACTTTAACTCTGAGGATGAAGTATCCATCTCTTGGAGAGTTCATCAGTCAAAATTTTGGTGCCGGTCTTGATCTCAATGCATCATTCGATGTCATTGCATCCTGTGTTGATATGATTTACTCGGATGATGAGACTTGGGAGTCAAAGGATACACCTAAGAAGGAATGGATTGAATTTATTGAGGGTTTGAATTCTTCTCAGTTCAAACAAATCGAATCCTTCTTTAATACTATGCCTAAGCTTTCTCATACTGTTAAATTTGAGAACCCGAATACTAATGTAGAAAATGAGATCGTACTTGAGGGATTAGCATCTTTTTTCAGCTAGCGATGTTACATGAGGATATTGTAGCTTACTACAAAGTTAATTTCGCCCTCATGCAGCATCATAAATACTCCTTGAGTGATATTGAAAATATGATCCCTTGGGAAAGGGACATTTATCTTAGTTTATTAGAGACATTTATTGAAGAGCAGAATTTAAAGGCACAACAATCTAATGGTTATTGACCCTACAAAGCTACTTCCACCAGGTCAGAAGGGAACTCCCGAGGGTAATGTTGACAACCCAGGAGTTCCTGAGGGGAACTTGACTGTCAAGCAATATAATTCGTTAAACAAAAACATCTTTGCAATCCAAAGAAATCTAACTGCAATTGCAGATCTGATTAGTGGTAGAAACGCTCAAGATGCAGAAGAAGATAAGAGAGAGATAAAGCAAAAGAGAGAATCCGCAGATAGTCTTAAAAAAGGTACAAAAGAAAACTTTATTGAATCTGCTCTTAAGAATGGGTTAGTTAAACCAATTGAGGCTTTAAAGAAACGGGCAATGGGACCTTTTGGTCGCTTTATGAAAGCACTTGAGGCATTGTTCTTAGGGTGGTTAGGAATAAAAGGATTAGATGCCTTAGAAGCATGGTCAGAGGGTGATAATGATGCTTTTGAAAAGATAAAGAACGATCTTATTAAGGGATTGGCGATTGCTGGTGGTGTTGCACTTGCTCTGAATGGTGGCATTGGTGCAATTACTGGAACAATTAGTGGTGTTCTTACATCAATGCTGCTCAACATTCCAAAGATCCTAGGGTTATTGGCAAACCCATATCTTTTGATAGGTGCTATAGCTGTGGCAGCTGGTGTCACACTTTTTGATATTATTAAAAATGATAGGTTCGGAAGTGGTCGAAGTAGTTTTTCAGAATCAAAACGAAAAACTATCGATCATTATTTGAAACATGGAAGAGAGAGTACATTAGAAATGCTTTATGAGGAAGAAGAAAAAATATACAAGCAAAAACCCGCTTTAAGAGGTACAACTACAGCTTCTCCTGAAAGAATTTACTTAGATCCATTTGGAATACTTAATGAAATTGAGCACCAAAGACAGCAACTTATAGATGGAGTATATGGAAATGCAATTGGTGAGAATATTACTGATGAAGATAAAGTTCAACTTAATCATATAATTGCTGCTATTAAGGTATTGCGCCAAAATACTAGTAGATATGAAACTTTGAATAAAGATGTAGGACTTGCTTTATCAAAGGTGCAAAAAGATGTGTCTAAATTGAGTCCAGAAGATAAGAGAAAATATGATGAATATGAAAAATTGAAGACCAGTATGATAAAATCTATGGAATTTATCCAGGGTATTAGAGATACTAAGTTAACGGAGCAAGGAAAGAATTTCTTTAATGCTAGAGTGGGGATGTTTGATGAGGCTATGTTCCTTGATAAACCTGGAATTCTAGGAATACCGAGATTTGGAGGTGAACCGGATCCAAACAGATTGTCTGATCTAAACGATATTGTTCAGCAAATGAATAAGGGTCTTGGTAAAGCTGAGACTCCACCTACTAGTAGTGCTCCTGCTGCATCTACTGTTGCTCCTCCTGTGCAACAGATGCCACAATCGAATGGACCAACAAATATAACACCAGAGCAAGTTGCACCAATTCCTCCAAATTTTGGGTTTTCACTTGAACCAGTTAGCTCACGATTTAATAATGTAGAAGGCACTGTAGCATCGGTGCCACTTGTAGTTGTACAACCTGTTGGATCTCCTAGTGGTGATAGTGGAGAACCCGTTTCATCCACTCCATCTGGAACTGCATTGCCTGATATTCGTACAACGAATCCAAATAATGAATGGATTAATTTTGCAAGATCAGTATATGAAGCATAAATTATGAAATTAATTCCAACCAACGAAGCTTTAAATATTGTTGATGTAGGTTTGCTCTCTATTAGGCAGACCACTCAAGGTCTTAGGAAGTCTTTAGGTAAGGAGATTAGAAAAGATAAGCAAAGAGAAACGACTAAGTTAAGTCTTGATAGATTAGAAGTTGACACTGCAAGAACAAAAGATGCAGAAAAAATTGTAGAGGCAAAAAAACCTCAGAATTTTATTAAAGGTGGAATTTCTTCTGCTATTAAAGGATCTAAGAGTATATTCTCTGGGTTACTGAAAGCAGCTGGTTGGATTCTTCTTGATTGGTTATTGGCAAATCTCCCAAGAATTATTGTAATTGTTGAGGATGTAACTAATTTCGTTAAGAATTTGTATGATAATATTGTTAAAGTTTTCAATAGCTTTGGAAATGTCTTGCGAGGCATTATGGATACAGCTGCTGCACTAAGCAGAGATTTAATATCTGGAAAAATATTTACAAGTGAAAGGGAAGTTACAAAAGAGTTGGAAGATTTAGGTAACGATTTCTCCCAACTTCAAAAAGATGTTGACATTACATTCAAAGATACTGTTAGAGATCTAGAAGATTTAAAAGCACAGAGTGAAGCAGAAATTGCTGATGCTAGAAAAAAACTAGGATTAGATCCTTTGCCAACAACATCTGCAATACCTACTGGACGAAGTGTTAAACAGCAGACTCAAATTGCAGAAGCTAAGGAAAGACTAGACAGTGGAGAAATTACTCAACAAGAGTACAATCAGCAAGTAGAGACTATTATGCAGCCTCCAACTACTCTTCCTCCTTCACCTCCTGTTCAAGCTAGACCCGCACCTTCTTCTGGAGTACAACCACAAACATCTGGATTAATATTCCAAGATACTGGGAAAAAACCTCCTGGATATAGGATAGGAGATGGTATTGGTGCTAACCGCGGCCATATGGGATTAGATATTCCTGCGGAGTTTGGTTCTGCGCTCACGGTTCCGTCAAATTCTACTATCACTGATGGAGGATTTGAAAAGAATTATGGTAACTATGTTGTGTTCGTGGATGCAAATGGACTGGAGCATTTTTATGGACACATGATGGAAAGGACCCCATATAAGAAAGGAGACAGGGTTAAGCCAGGCGATATCATTGGTAGAGTAGGATCAACTGGAAAATCTCGTGGACCACACTTGCATTGGGAACTCGGTAAAGCAGAGGGTATTACCGGATATCCTAGAAAGAATGCAATTAATCCCATGGAATATGGATTCCCTGGCACTGCTCCTTTTACTGGAGAAGTTGTTGCTGCTCCTAAGAGGCTTGTCTCATCTTTAGAGGGAGTAAAAAGATCATCAACGGTAGCATCTGCTGGATCTTTACAAGAACCTATAGTAGTTCCATTTGATCTTGCATCTCTAAATATTAGTAGTGGTCAAGCTTCAAGTGATATGGGATCTGATTCGGGAACCATAGAAAGTTTTGGTCAAAGTTCCAACTCTAATATAATCACTGATATCCAAAAAGTAGTGAGGTTGGGATAATGTCTGCATCAACTGGAGCATCAATCTATGAGAAATTTGACATAACATCGAAAGAACAAGATAAGACTGTATCTATTATTAATGGTGTGATTGATTTTCAATATTTTGAGGATCTATATTCACCAATTGTAACAGCACTGGCGGTAATTTCAAATACTGGTAATACTATCGATGGTCAAGGGCTATATCATGGATTACCTATAATTGGTGGAGAACAGGTAAATATTAAGATCAAAACTCCATTTGATGCGATTTTTGAAAAACCCGGATCATTTGAGTATACAATGGTTGTCGATAAAGTCACTAATTATATTAGTAATCGACAGATGGAGGGATTTGTTTTACATTTAACTTCAAGAGAAGCAATTTCTGCAAGACAAATCAGGGTAAGTAGAAAATACACAGGTATGACAATTGATAAAACTCTGTCAAAAATTATTGGATTAGTGCAACCAACACAACCAGTTGATTTTGAGCAAACAGAAACTGTATGGCCTCTTACTGGCAATATGAAACTACCTTTTTGGTGGGCTATTAAGTTAGCAGCTAGAGCAGTTCCTGTAGGTGCTAAAAGTAATTCTGCAGGATTTTTCTTTTGGCAGACAAAGAGAGGATTTAACTTTAAATCCATGGATGGATTATCTAAAACTGCGATAAAAAACAAAAAAATCGTTCAGAGATATTACTATAGACAAACTTTTGAAGATGGTCATAGAAATCCCAAATATCAAGCTACATCACTGCTTGATTTTCGTGTAAATAAAACTATCGATCTTTCGGAGTCGATATCTAAAGGAGAGTATTCTTCAAATCGTATTTTTATCGATCCATATAATTATGAGACTACTCCACGAACAGTATCTAAATTTGAACCAAAAGGTGGGACCAAATTGGGGGAAAAAAGTCCTATACCAAAAATTGTCGATCCAAAACAAAGTCCCCCAAATAACTCCAGAACCTTCGTTGGGATGTATAATGTAGGTACTCTAGATGTGGGAGTATCTACTAGCAGAGCTTACAATCCCTTAGATTCTGTTGGTCAATCAGCTGCTAGATATAGCTCTTTTACGAATATTGATTGCCATATCCTGGTTCCTGTCAACACTAATTTATGTGCTGGGGATGCTGTACATCTAGAGTTCCCAAAAGTATCAAGTGAATCTCCTGACATTGACCGTAGGCAAAGCGGTCTATATATTATTAAGGAAATTACCCATAAGTTTTTCCCTAATAAGTCATATACGGCTATGCGGTTGGTTAAAGACAATCCCGGAATTAAAACAAAAAGTTAAATGAAAAACATCGAAACTCACATTGCAAAGGACAAAGAAATCCTTGATAATCCTCTGATTTCTCCAAATCAACGGAGGCACATTGAGGGAGAACTTCATGAGCTAGAAGTCTATGCAGAAAACCATAAAAAAGAAATTGAGGCAGGAGATCATCATGATCCTACTGCATTAGAACTTTTTTGTGAGATGGAACCAGATGCAGATGAATGTAGGATTTACGAGGACTGATGACAGACGCTAGCAATTTATTTTACAACTATACTACTAAATTACCATTTAAACCCTTTATTGCAAGAGTTGCTCCTATTAGTGCTCAAGAAGAGCAAGTAGTTAATGGTAAGGGACTTAGTAATAGGTATAAAATTAGAGTCTGTGGTCTTCATGATAATGAGGGTGACATACCTGATAAAGAATTGCCGTATGCATGTGCAATCTTACCAACAACTTCTGGTGCCGGTGGTGCAAATTATGCTCAGTCCACTGTAATTCAGCAGAATGATTTAGTTTTTGGATTTTTTCTTGATGATGAAGAACAAATCCCAATGATTCTAGGACAATTTCCTAGAACTTCACTCGTGGAGGAACTGTTTGGATCATACACAAAATCTACCCCAGAAAGTGCTAGAGTACCCAGATCACAAACAAACGAACAGAACGAAGAATCACAGCCAACTCCTAACACATCACCAAACACTGCAAAACCAGACAATGTTGCTGCAGCAAAAATAAAAGTTCTAACTGCTGATACTTGTCAAACTAATCCTATTAGTCAGATTGCAAATGTAGTAGAAAATCTTGCTAGTAAAGTAGAAAGTCTTGCTCTTGCTGGTACTAACTTATCTAATGAAGTTAGACTAGCAGCTGATCTTATTGAAGTTCAAGCCAACAGATTCGTTGGCACAATGATTGAAAAGTTATTTGATAAATTAGAAGGTTTAGGACAACAAGGTCTTAAAGCTTTATATGCTGCAGTTTACGCTAAAGTTCTTGCTGCAACTCAATCTGCAATTATCGCTCATGCTGCTGGTGTTGCTGCACAAACTGCACTGTTGTCTCCAGTTTCTTTTTTACAATCAGCAATTGGATGTGCTGCAAATAAAGCTGTAGAAGGTTTATCTGGTACTATCGAAGATTTACTTTTTGATCTCATTGATAGTGGAAGAAACTATGCTGGATGTATGGGAGCACAGTTTACTGGTGCTTTTGTTGGAGCAATTCTGGATGAAATTGAAGATGCTATGTCGAAACCTCTTGATGCTGTATCTAAGATTATCGCTCCTGGATTTAAAGTTGCAGATTTCTTATCAAGCGTTAGTAGTAATTTAAATACCGTTGCATCATTCCTTGATTGTAATCAAAACAACGGTGGTAAGTGTCCACAAGATAAAGAATATGTTGTTGGTGGTAGCAGCAAAGAGAAAGGAGAAGATCCTTTTGACTATGTTATGAATGCCCTTAAGATATCAAAAGGTGCTGCTAATCTAACCAATGATTTTGAACGACAGTGGGGTAAGTGGGATATATTTGATGATGGTGGATTGTTAAGCGATTCTAGTAATAATATTGTATCTGGTGGGTGCTATGGCGGTCCATCTCAAAACTGTACTGGTCCTTATGTTGAAATCTTTGGTGGAGGTGGATTTGGTGCAGCAGGTGAAGTTATCATGGGTTATTTTGTAGATAATGTTGGACTTGGTGGTATCACTGCTGGTATTCAAAGAACAGCTAGTATCATCGGCGTTCAGATGAAAAATAAGGGATCAGGGTATAGATATCCGCCCATGGTAAACTTTAGAGATAAGTGTAGTTTTGGATATGGTGCTACCGGTCAAGCTATTCTTGGCAAGGGAGAAGATAGTGATAAAGTTGTCGCTATTGTTATAATTACTCCCGGAGAAAACTATCCAGAAACTGTTCCTTCGGACCCAAGAGGTTCTGAGGGGATTACAGATATTATTGTTACCAATCCTGGAAGTGGATATACACCTGGAGATCCCGTCACAATCCCAGGAATTTCTGAAGATGGTACTTTTATAATTAATCTTCCCGAAGGTCCTGATATTGTATTCGATGGTGATGATCCCGTTGGTCCTCCTGGTGGTGTGGGTATCGGATCTTCTGCACCAATCTATGAGATTGTTGTTGGTGATGAGGGAGAAATCCTTGATGTTAAGGTTCTAAATATTTTCAGGTATGATGAAACTTTACCTGAACTAAAAGTTCTAAGTGAAACTGGAAGTGGGGCTATTCTTAGACCCGTATTTGGTTCGTTCCCAACAGATCGTCAAGTTGGTATTATTTCTGCAATCGATTGTGTGTAATGGCTGCTAAACCAAAAAATTATAATAGAAGAGTTATTGACTCTAGAGGAGCTCACTTTAGGATTGTTTCTGGTGATCCTTTGGTGGGATCAACTGGTGCTGAGGTATGTAAAGTATATGCCGTAAATGATAATGATGACTCGTTTCTAATTTCCCACAGTCAAGGTGGATTAACTAGAATCGCAGCAGAAAAGACTTTAGAAGTTCGTGCTGGTGACAAAAACAATCCACACATCATTGATATTAGAGTTAGTGCTGCTAATGGCGATGTTACTATTACTGCTAGTAACGGATCTGTTAGAGTCAATGCTAAAAATATTATGATGGAGGCAACTCAAGATATTGATCTCCATGCAGGGAGAAATGTCAATGTTACTGCTGGTCAGAGAATCTTATATAAAGCAAATACGGTTAATGTTGAGGGTAAGAGGGGTAATGGCATTGTTAATACTTTTGGTATGAAGATGTTTGCAGGATCATTTGTCCCTGGAGACTTAGTTGAATCTGCATTAGGTCCATTTGCATCTCCAAGCATTCTTGGCATCGGTAAGGCAGCATTTGGTGCTGCTACGGGTGGTAATCTAGGTGGATTTGTTGCTGACAGTGTTATTTCTTCTACAGGTATTGGTGGAGTAGCTGGTGGTGCTGTTAAATCTGTTCTCGGAGGGTTCTTCTAATGACAAATAATGCAATTACTACAACCTTAAGAAATGGTTCTAAAGGAACTGTGCATGGACTTCCAGCATCATTTTCACAAAGCCTTGAGTGTCAAGCAGGAGCAGTAGTCACTGGTCCTATTTTAGGAACTAGTGAGATTTTAATCACGGGCAATGTTATTATTGCCATCGATCCCTTAGAGAAGAAGAAACCATCAGGAACATTGACTGTTGCTGGTGCAACTACACTTAATGGAATAGTTAAAATTAATGCTGCTACAACTATTGTTGGTGCGGTGGGCGTTACTGGAGTTGTATCTGCAACATCATTTGTTGGACCATTGACCGGAAATGTCAATGGAGTTGCAAGTGGTAATAAATTAATTGCTAACTTTGATATTCCTCATGTAAAAGAGAAAGGAAAACGAATTCGTCATATTATTACTGAAGGACCAGAAGCGGGTATATACATTCGTGGAAGACTTAAAGATAGTAATGTAATTGAATTGCCAGAGTATTGGGATGGTCTGGTAGATTATGATAGTATCAGTGTTCAATTACAACCTATTGGTGACAGACATTTCCATTTAAATGTAACGGAAATCGATAGTGAAAAGATAGTTGTGAAGGAAGCAGATGATAAACCAATTGATTGTTTTTATCATGTATGGGTTGCAAGATGGTTGAACCCAATGAATCATGATGAAAAGCTTACCGTCGTTTACGATGGAAAAGATCCCGATGATTATCCTGGTGGCAATCACAACTTCTTAGTTGGTGGGTGGGATTACGATAGAAGAAACCCAGAGTGGACAGTCTAGAAACTGGATCTGTAATCTTCCCAACCTGAGGATATCCTGCTATAATATTCAGGTAACCAAGGTCATCCTAATGACAGACGAGTACAGTTTTGCGGACGAGCATTTTGAGTCTCAAAACGATGAATACATCGAGTGCGTTGTTGTTGATATGTGCAAGCGTCGGTTTGCCTGTGTCTCAGATAAGGATAATTCAAAAACTCTAGAGTGTGATACTCCTGATGAGTTCATGCGTGTGCTTGAAATGTGTCAAGCATTTCTTCCTGAAGAAGCAATTCTTTGGGTAGATCCCATTGTAACTACCGCTAAATAAACCAGTATTTCTCAGATTATGAAGATCTTTCTTGACACAGCTGACACAAAAGTAATCCAAAAACACTACCTTACGGGTTTGATTGATGGGGTAACAACTAATCCATCTTTGATTATGAAGAGTGGTCGTGATCCTGAAAAGGTTTACGAAGAGCTTCGTGATATTGGCATCAAAGATATCAGTATGGAGGTTGTTGGCACTCAAGAAGAGATGACTTCTGAGGCACTGCGTCTTTCTGGAAAGTTTGGTGATTGTTGCACTATTAAACTACCCTGTACCCCAGAGGGTCTTTTGATTTGTAATTATCTTTCTGGCAAAGGTATCAGGACAAATGTTACTTTGATCTTTAATGCTGCTCAAGGTATCCTTGCAGCTAAAGCAGGAGCAACTTATGTTTCTCCTTTTGTTGGTCGTCTTGATGATCAATCTATTGCTGGTCTTGAAGTTGTTCGTTCAATTTCAGAGTTGTATCGTATTCATGGTATGAAGACCCAAGTTCTTGCTGCTTCTATCCGTGAAGTTCATCGTGCAGTTCGGTCTTGGTATAATGGTGCTGATGTTGTAACAATGCCACCATCAGTCTTTGAAAAGATGTATAATCACATTCTGACCGATAAAGGTCTAGAAATCTTCGACAAAGATTGGGAGGCTGTACAAAATGCAAGACCCTGAAGAGAAGAAAGAAATTCCACCTACAGATGATGCATCAGGAATCTTTGAGTTTCCTGATGATGATGATAATGATCTAAAAGAAATGTACACTAATCATGAAGAAGGCTCTTGAAACTATGAGATTTGCAGCTGCTCAAATTCCAGTATCCACAAATATTCAGTATAACAAAAAAGAGATTCTTAAATCTATTGATTGGGCAAAGGAAAATAAAGTAGATCATCTATTGACACCAGAATGTGCCTTGTCTGGATATCACAGTGGATGGACTTACAACAAGGAAGAACTTGCTGATGCATTAAAAGAGGTAGAAAAGGCACAGAAAGATGCTAAGATAAACTTACATTTAGGAACATTTTTTGAAGAAAACGAGGTTATTGGCAATGTAAATAGAAATCAAATTAGACATTATAATGCTTATGGAAATTTTGTTGGATCAACAAATAAGACATTTGTTTGTGATGGTGAAAATTGTTTGGGTAGAGATCCTATCCTGGATCCCATTACTCTAATTGAAATAGGTTATAATCAAAATATTGCTAGTTTGATATGTAATGATTTTTGGGGATATCATGAAATAGGTAGGAAGCCATTGACCACAGAATATTCTGATATTCCTGAAGTATCAATTATTTTTCATGCTACAAATGGTGCAAAGGTTTCTGAAGATGATCCATCTTTTATTCCCTTCGATATGTGGCATAACGGATTTCTTCATATGACATCATATTCATGTGGAATTCCAATTCTAACTGTAGATGCATGCACACAATGGGAGTGGGATGGTGAAGATGAAACTATGATTAATAAGTTTAGAACTTCTAGTCAAAGTGGACTGATTACCAAGAATGGTTGGTTAACTGATGTCCCTAGATACGGTCGGCAATACTTTTACTATGACATTTGAATTGGTTTGGGAGTGTGGCGGAATAGGTAGACGCACCAGACTTAAAATCTGTTGACCTCATGGTCGTGAGAGTTCAAGTCTCTCTACTCCTATATATTGTAGGTTCACCTACATTCAAAAAAATGAAGAAAGCTTTACTAGCTTTTGGAATGTTATTGATGACCGCTAGTGTAGCAAACGCTGGCGGATTAGTTCATAAAATGTCTTCTAGTGTCCAACTAACTGTTGATGCTGCTAGAAGTTCAGCAACAAGATTAGGGTCTCAGTATAGTGTCTCTGGTTCAAATGTTGGCACCTCAGATGGAACAACTGCTGGTATGCTTTCAAGTGGCACAATCACCAGTGGGGTATATTCTCCTGGCACTATTTCAGCAAATCAACTTTCGGCAACAAACGGAGAAGCATTCTCCTTTAGTACCTCTTACCTTCAAGGCGATGCAATCCCAACTGCTGCTCCTACTGTAGGTGATGTTCCTAATTTCTCTAGTGTAACTTCTTACACTGCGGGTGTTGCTGGAACTCTAGCAGGTACTGTAGGTACTTCGGGTGCTCTAACCGTGACGGCTGGTGGAGCTGGCAGTACGGCAATTGGTCAATTTGTAAGTGAAATTACGGTAATTGATTAATGGAACTTAGTTATGGATTTCCTAATCAAAAGGGATGTCTTTGCTCAAATTGTAAAGGCACCTCTTTTTGCCGTTGTTGTTCTCATTGCGATGTCTTCTGGGCAAGCAAAAGCAGTTCCAGTAGTCCCAAACTTCACCCAGGGCTCAATGACCAGTCACACTGAGACAACATCGAAGGTGACTGAAACTATTAACTCTATAGATTATGCAACAGGATGGCAGTATTCAGTAAGTGGAACGAATGTGGACAGTGGTGGTCAATCATTAAGTCCAACACCAACAACAAATTCTGTAATCGTCAATCCTTTAGGGGGTACGGAAGGGCAGATAACGAGCACCAACTCGGCTCTAAATCTATCCAATCAGAATTTTCAGATAACAACTCCTGGAGAGGCTTTTCAGTTCACCCAAACTTACAGCGGACCAGGAGTGTCAAATCAAACAGTAATTCAAAGAGTCACAGAGGTTACCAGCGTCACCGACACCACAAGTATCTTTACGCAGTAGCAGCAATATTCTTAACAACACCTGCACATGCCAATGTAGGGGGTGTAAGTGCAACTGCAAACCCAATCGCGAATAGCTCAGGCTCAGTGACCAACCAAGCTATTCAGGTCTTACAAGGACCATATATAACCAACCAATATGGTGGTGGTATCGCATGTCAAGGACCGACTGCTAATATCACACCATTCATTACTCATGCTCGTAATGAGAAGGATCCATTTGAGACACATTACTATGAACCTCAGTATGACAATAGAGATTTTGATGGAAGACTAGTAGAAGTTCAAAAGAATGTAAAGAATTGGCCTTGGGAATCGCATTACAATGATAAAACATATACAAACTCAGATGGTGAGACAGTAAGAGCATATGAAGATGGTCAAGATATGACTATCACAGTTATGGAAATGCAAGGTGATGGTATTCCAGATAATCCCGGTTCTAAGTTGTGGGATAAACCAGTAAGAACTGGTGACACTAGAAATTATAGTACCAGTATTGGTTTATCTGCAACACTCTCTTTCCCACTTGATGGTGGATTACAAGAGCGTTGTAAAGCAGCTGCAGATACCAATACTGCATTAATGAAACAACAACTTGCCAATAAAAGATTGGACTTTGAGCTTGCTCGTTTGAAGAATTGTGGAGAATTAATGAAGGCAGGAATTTCTTTTCACCCACGCAGCCCTTATAGAAAAATATGTGCTGATGTTGTAGTGATGAATGTCAATGCAGTTCCACAACATCGCCACTCTATCCCTTCGGTTTCAGTGCCGACCGTAAAATCTTTATCGCCCGGTTCCGATCCCGTTGCTCCGCCTTCCTCTCAGACACAGACAATACCGGGGACTTCTTACCCCGTAAGGCAGCAATCTTCTTCACAACCTTCTTCGTTACAGGTTTCACCACTTTTAACAAAAGATCAGCAAGAGGTTTTGCGAGCAACGCAGAGGTCGTCGCAACTACAGCAATTGAGGCGGTAATAGTTATAGAGCCTGGTGATGGTATGTTCTGGACGATCTGATCAGGTATATTTAAATTTTCAAATACAGGGAGACATTCTTTTCCCACTGTCTCATACTTAGTAATCTTTTTATTACCCTCTAGGATTTTTCCTACAGGGTTTTTTAATTCTTGTGCTCTACTAGGACACTCTACCTTTGCAGGCGGTGGTGGGGTATTTGTCTCTGCCTTTGGTGTCTCTGGTTTTTTAGTTTCTGGAGATTTGATAGGTGGGGGTGGTGGAGACTCTGTTGTTATTTCTAGTTTGTTTGGATCATAATCAATAGGATTAAAGCTAGGAGTTCCTGCATCACAGAATACTTGAACACCATCCTTATCCTCATCCTTCAGAGTTTGATTCTCACTACTATCTCTGTGAGACTCAACACATCCTGGCATATTGACAATTGGTATTCCTATCTGTGTGGTTACAGGAGGATAGATAGGCAATGCTACCGGTGGATCTGATGTTAACCAGGCTGGTGCTTCGGGAATATTAATCTCTTGTATTCGTATTGGATGTATATCCACAATAGAACATAACAAGACCAATCATATTTAGTCTAAATAGTCAGAGCAAACAGTTCTCAGTCTGAAGAGAGATGCCACTTAATAAGTTAGAGAATTTCATCAAGAATACTGAGGGTAAGATTCTTTATGTGAACCCTAACGATCTTGATGCTACAGATAGCATCACGAACCAGGGTAACTCATTAACGAAACCCTTTAAGACAATTCAGCGAGCACTATTAGAATCAGCAAGATTCTCGTATCAGACTGGATTCGATAACGATATTACCGATAAAACAACGATTCTGTTGTTCCCTGGCGATCACTTTATTGATAATCGTCCTGGATTTGCCATTAAAAAAGATCCCAGTGATCCAACTAGAGCCGTAGGCGTGTCTCCTATTGGTGCAGAAACTTTAGGAACAACTGAATTTGCATTATCTTTAACAAGTGAATTTGACTTAACTGTAGAAAATAATCAGCTTTATAGATTCAACTCGGTCAATGGTGGTGTTGTTATCCCTAGGGGCACATCTCTGGTTGGTCTTGACCTTCGTAAAACTAAGATTAGACCATTATATGTCCCCAACCCAACAGATGATGATGTTCCCAATAGTGCCATCTTTAGAATTACCGGTAACTGCTATATGTGGCAGTTCTCTCTGTTTGATGGAGTAGGTGACCGGTTAGTATTTACCGATCATCAACAATTTACTGATGATAATAGATCTTTCCCAACATTTTCTCACCACAAACTGACATGCTTTGAGTATGCTGATGGTAAGAATGATGTCAAAGGTTATGATATCACTGACCTCAGCATGTATTATTACAAGCTGACATATGCTTTCCAAGAAGCATCTGGTCGTGCTATTTCATACGAATGGCCTGAAAATCAGGGCGACTTTGAAGCAGTTCGCCAAGAAAATGAGATTGTTGGTGCTCTCGGTACTGACCCTCTTGAGATTGCTAGTATCATCTCTGGTGACGGATTAAATCCTACAGCTCAGATTACTGTTACCACAGAACAAGCACATGGACTCAGTTCTGGTACTCCAATTAAAATCAGTGGAGTTAATGTATCTCAGTATAATATTTCTACTCTTGTTCAGTCTGTTGTAAACTCAACAACATTTACATATTCTCTTTCCGTCTTCCCCAATAACCTACCAGCGACACCATCTAACATTACAAGTGCTGTTGTTACCATTGAATCTGATACTGTAACTGGTGCATCTCCTTATATCTTCAACATCTCATTGCGTTCTGTTTATGGCATGAACGGTATGCACACGGATGGCAGTAAAGCTACTGGTTTCCGTTCAATGGTTGTGGCTCAATTCACGGGCATTTCATTGCAGAAGGATGACCGTGCATTTGTTAAGTATAATACTCAGTCAAGACTTTATGAAGGTATTACATATCAGAAAGTCTCTGGATCTCAACTGGCAGCAGAATCTTCATCTACAGATGCTACTACTGTCTATCACTTAGACTCTGGTGCAGTTTATAGGCAAGGATGGGAACAATCTCATATTAAGATCTCAGAAAACGCCGTTGTTCAAGTCGTTTCTGTTTTTGCTATTGGTTATAATGCTCATTTTGTTGGTGAAAGTGGTGCTGACGCATCTATCACGAACTCTAACTCTAACTTCGGTCAGTTTGCTCTACTTGCTGATGGATTTAGACCCGAAGCATTCCCCAGAGATGACCAAGGATATATCACTCATATCACCACACCTCAGCATGTAGATACATCAGCATCTAAAATTGATACTGTAAGTTTCTATCAGTTAGATGTAAGTAAGACTAAGAATGTTGGTCTGTCTAGTCACTTATACATTTTCGGTTTTGATCGTCAGGATGAACCACCTCTAGCACTCTCCCAAGGTTTCAGAATTGGTGCTAATAAGAACGAGAAATTGTATGTCTCCATTGGCGGTACAGAATATGATGCTGATGTTCGTATGTCAGAAAATGTTCTGACCGGTGTAGCGACAGCTATTCTGGGAGATCAAACAGGTAGCAAGGAAAGTAAACTTAGTGTACCAAATTCTAATTTTGCATTGACAACGGATGCCATTGGATTGGTAACTGGTGAGAAGATCAGAATCTTTAGTGATAGTGGAGATCTTTCGGAAGGTCTTCAGTTCAATAAAATCTATTATGCCATTGTAAATTCCCCTACAGAGATTAAAATTGCTACAACATTCTCTAACGCTATCAATAATGTAGCTCTGGAAATCTATGGTGGACAAGATCTAAGAGTTAAGAGTACAGTATCTGATAAGCAGACTGGTGAAATTGGACACCCAATTCAATGGGACATTAATCAAGAACAGTGGTTCTTGCATGTTGAGGATGGTAATACAATCTATCCTCAGATTCAAACTAATATCAACCTAGAAGATGGAAGTGGAACCAATATTGGTTTTATCAAGAGATTTGAAGATAAGAGAAGTATTGAAGACAAATTATATAAAGTAAGATATGTTATTCCTAAGGAGGCAGGGAACTCTAGAGACCCTGTAAATGGTTTCATCATTCAAAGCTCTAGTCTCACTGGATTTGCTAAGACTAGTGATCCTACATCCACTACAATCACTCTGGAGGATAATAACTTCAGAAGAAATCATCAGTTTATTTCTAGTGTTAGTGAGACTGGTGGTGTTGTTACTGTTACGACTGAGCTTCCTCATCAAGTCGAAGTTGGGGATATTGTTTTTGTAGAGAATGTTCAAGATTCAAATAACACTGGTGGACTTGCCGATAAGGGATATAATGGGTATTTCGCTGTAACTGGTTTGATTAATGGATACCAGTTCAATCATTCCAAAACTGATACCTCTGGTGTAGAGAGAAATACTGGTACTCATGTGGATACCAGTAACACTAGGAATCTATTCTTACCTAGATTCTCAATCAATAACAATAATAAAAACTTCTCATTGTATCGTAGTACCGTTGTTGAGCCATATCTTACTGGACAAGAAGACGGTGTTTATATCTTAGAACTTCTTTCTGCTGATTATTCACCACCGCAGGAATTTACTCCCAAGAAGTACGAACAGAATGTTACTTACTACTATCCCCAACAAGATAGAGACAATATTCTAATCAACGCACCTGCTGCACAATCATTTGCAAGGCGCTCACCTTTAGGTAAAGTTGATGTTAATGATTTGACAAATTCATTAACAAGAGAGACAGTTGACAAGTTTTTAAAAACATTTAATGTTGGTTACGCAGTATCTAGTGTCACCAGTCCCTCTGCTGGTATTTGTACAATTACTTTTGAAAATCAGCATGACTTAAGTGGACTCAAGATTCATGAAAATTTGGTCACTTCCTCAGGATATGCTGCAACTACCAGATATAATGTAAAGTTACTCGATGGTAGTGATTGGAACGGTGCTACAGCTACAGTTACAGTTGGTGTTGGATCTACCACTATTACTGATCTAGAGGTATTTGCACCTGGATCAGCATATTCTGGTGGAGAAACATTAACTATTGATACCTTCCCAGGTTCTACTATTGGTGTCCCAACATCAGGTATTTCTTCATGTATCGGTGATGTTGTAAATATCACTGGCATCGGCACAACTAGCGACGGACTATTCAGAATTACCAGCGTACCTGATAAGAATAGTATTGCTATCGCAGTAACATCTGGAGATCCTATTGTTGTTGCAGGTCAATATGCTTATAGAGTTACTCCATCCGTCTCTATTGCATCTACTCAATTTGATATTGCCACTGGATTGACCACAATCACTACATCAGTTCCACATGGTTTGAAAAGAGGAGCTAAGTTCAAAGTTGTTGATACCAGTAGTAATAAAGTTGGTGAGTTTATTGTTAATACCGTTGCAGGTGTCACTACATTTACATCTACAACAGTTAATGATATTAACTTTGTTGCTGGACATAGAGTATATAAATTTGCATTTGATGGAAACAACCAATCTGTACCTTTATCAGAAGCTATTGGATCAAGATATACTAATTTGTATGATGGAGAACATGCAGTAACTAAAGATGCACTGGACAATACAACAACAACGGTAAGACTGCAACTCCCCAATGCTGGTATTGGTACTGATCTAAGATTCAGACTTGGTGACTATATTGAGATTGATGCTGAGATCATGAGAGTATCTGAGGCAGGTCTAATCGGTGGTGGTAATGATGGTCTCCGTGTTATTCGTGGTTCACTTGGTACTCTACCCACTGAACATTTTTCTGGTTCCTTGATTAGAAAGATTGCACCATTGCCTATCGAGTTGCGTCGTCCTTCTATTCTTCGTGCATCTGGACATACATTTGAGTATCTTGGATATGGTCCCGGTAACTATTCAACCGGTCTTCCTCAAGTACAGAACAGAACACTGACTGATGATGAGGAGTATCTATCTCAGGCACAGGAAAGATCAGCTGGTTCAATTGTATATACTGGTCTGAATAACGAAGGTGACTTCTACATTGGTAACAAGAGAATCTCCTCTTCTAGTGGTGAAGAATCATCCTTTGGTATTCCTATTCCTACTGTAACTGGTGAGTCTGCATCTACTAACTCTGTTGTATTTGATGAAGTTATTGTTAGACAGAGAATCATTGTTGAAGGTGGTCCTCAACAGAATATCCTATCTCAGTTTGATGGTCCAGTAACATTCTCTAATGATGTTAACTTCACCGATGATTTAATTACAAGTGGAACTGTAGAGCTTGGTGGTTCTATTGAAATTACTGGTGAGTTCCCCAATGGTGCTAAGTTAAACAATGTCTTAGTCGGTGTTGGTACTCAGAAGACTGAAATTACAACAGTTCCTGGATCTGGTGATCTCGTTCTTAATGCTGCAACTGGATTTGCTGTTGCTATTGCAACTGACACTAAGTACACTGCATCAGTAACATTTGAGAAACAGGTTAACCTCAATGGTTTTACTACATTCTCTGGTGATGTATACATGAGTGGTGCTGGATTTACATATTGTGGTGGTCCTCTCCATGTATGTGATGATATTGTTGCATTCTATGGTCAGACTTCCGACCTTTCTATGAAGGAAAATGTTTCCACACTTGAAGATCCACTCGCTAAGGTTCTGCAGATTCGTGGCACTGAATACGATTGGAAGGCAGGTAACAAGAGCTATACGGGTCACGATGTTGGCGTTATCGCTCAAGATGTTGAAAAAGTTCTTCCTGAGGCAGTATCTACCAAACCTGATGGCACTAAAGGTGTCCACTATAACAAACTAATTCCTCTTCTTATTGAAGCAGTCAAAGACCTAAGTTCACAAGTCGATGACCTAAAGGATAAATAAGTAAAAAGGTCTTGCCACTAAAAGATAATGCCTAATAATTACAAGACAATTATCAACTTCAGAGATGGCATTCAGGTTGATGCAGATGATCTAATCTCCAATAATGGTCTAGTCGGTATCGGCACAACCATTCCAAGAGAGCAGCTGGACATTCGTGGAAACTTGATTGTCGAAAATCAAGCTAATTTTAGAGATGTCAATGTAATTGGATATCAAACACATTATGGCAATATTAATGTTGCTGTAGGATATTCAGTTGGAATTGGTACAACAGTACCTGAAGCAGAATTTCAGGTTGGTGTAGGAACAACAGGTGTCACAATATCAGTCGCAGGTACTGTAACAGCTGTTAAATTTGAAGGTGATGGATCTGGATTGATTAATCTTCCTACATCTGTATGGGATAATGATAATCCTGGAGTAGGATCAACAATCTATGCGTTTAGACCTGTTGGTGTATCTGTAACATTCCCACAGGCAGATTTTGCTGTTGGTGATATTATTAAACTTGATGCTATTAGTGGTGTTGGTACATTTGAGGGGCTGAGTGCAAAGAACATTACACTTACTGGTAATGCCCAGCAAGGTAACATCAACATGGTTGGTGATATTGTTGGTGTTCAAACTATCACTGGTAGTGGTAACATTGAACTGACTGGTATTGGTTCATTTAGTGGATTAAATATGTCATCAGGTGCCATGATTGGTACTGATCGTGGATTAACATTTACTAATGATGAGAATAGTATTACTTTCATTGGAACCGTAGCCAACTCAGATAGTCGTCATGGCATCAGGTTTATTGAAACAAGTGGTGCTATTCCAAGACAAGCAATTCTTTTCAACGGTGCCGTAACTGGTGTAGGTAATACCCCAATTGGACAAGTTGAGTTCTGGGGACAAGATGATTTAGATCCAGATGCTATTAAGAATAAGCCTAGAGTAGTTGTTACTAGTGAGGGTAAGATTGGTATTGGTAAATCTAGAGTTGATCCCAATTTTGATCTCGATGTGGTCGGCACAGGTACATTTAGCGGTTCGCTTGGTGCTGCTGGTGGATTCATTGGCGATGTTATCGGTGATATTACTGGTGTCGCAGGTTTGGCGCAAGGATTAACTGGTGTACCTGATATTAGTGTTGATCAGATTGATTCTCTTGGAATTAACAGCATCTTTATTAGAAACACTGGTATTTCTACATTTGGTGGTGAGATACTTGTATCCAACTTCGTGGGTGTGGGCACAACAAGTTCTGCACTTGGTAAAGGTCTTGGTGTTAGGGGTGATGCTGATATTGATGGTGATGGCACATTTGCTGGTAACTTAACTGTTGGTGGCGATCTTTCAATCGGTGGTACATTTGGTGGATCTGTAAATATTAGTGATGTTACTGCTACTGAGTTAGTTGTACTTGGCATTGTCTCTTGTGTACCAGGATCTAGTGCAATTCTGGATGACACAACATTTACCGGTGATATTAATCAAACTGGTGGAGATTCTGCATCATTCAAGCAAGTCAATATCGGTGGCACATGTAGAATTCTTACAGATACTTTAGTCTTTGGTGATCTAACCACAGTAGTTTCTGCATCTGGTACAGTATTTGCTAATCTAAGTGGTATTATCACAACTAATACTGTCAATACAGATGTTATTAACATCAACAATACTTTTAACTTTACTGGCGGTGGTATTTGCACCTTTGGAGCTGTTACATTAAATGCCAATAGTGGTCTTGTCACATGTGGCAGTCTTCAAGTTACCGAAGGTGTTGAATGCCAATTTATGGTTGCAAATGCAGGTGTTACCACAGTTGCAAACTTAGATATTACTGATGGTGCAGGGACAAACCTGCTGATTACTAGAATCGGATTCAATACTACTCTCTCAGGTATTCCTGTTCAGGAAGGAATTGCATTATTTGATAATGCTGAGATTGCCATGCTTGGTGAAGCTGGTATTGGTATTGGATCAACTTCCGGTAAGAGAGATTCTAATGTAGATCTTTATGTTGGATTAAGAAGAAGCCCTAGCGGTGACTTTATTGGTGGAGAAGCTCTCTTTGAGTCTGGTGTTGGCATTGGTACTAAATTTGGTCTCAATGACAGTAATGCAGTTGAAATTTATAAAACCACAAAATTCTTTAGCAATTACACAGGCACTGGTGGCACTGATGGTGGACCAGTTAGAGTTGGATTTGATACTGCACTTCCAAACTCTACTCTTGACCTAGGAGAATCTAGCGGTAGTATTATTCTTTCCAGACAAAATGATTCTACCCCAGATGGTACACAACCAGGATGTTTGTGGTTTGATATTAATTCAAATGTCAACCAATTATTCTATGAAGATAGGTTGAATAATCCTGTTGGTATTAAGACTGTTATTAATGAAACTCATGATCCTGTCTCGTATCTTGAGGAACTTGGATACCTTGGCGGTATCGTCGAAAACGATGCTGATAGAGCAACTCAGATTAATAATAATGTTGACAATCTTGTTCAACCTGGATCTGAGTTCGGTGTAAGTGCTACCGGATTTGGTACTGCACATATGATCTATAACAAGGCATATAATAAGCACCAATATGCAACTCAACAGGGTTCCAGTGCAACTGATGCGAGTATCTTCAGATCCTTTGTGTCTTCTGGAACTTCAGCCCTAAATATTGAGCAGGACGCATCCGATCCGACTAAAGTGTATATCACAGTTGCTGGTATTGGTTCGGTTACATTTACACTTTCCTAGGGATTGATATATGGCTTACGGAGATTGGAGCACAAAAACTCAACAACTCCTGACAGGTACACCTGGCACACAAATATCATATGGCGAAGTTAGGGCAGCAGTAGGTGATACTTCTGCTTCAATCTCTGCATCTGAGATGCATCGAGTTACAGATCTTGATGCACCATATGATTTTAACCAGGGAAAATATGCTACTTCTACAGGAACGCCACACTTACCATATGTTTTAGATGCAGTTGAAAATGTAGGCGTTGGTACGACTGGAGCTATTACACCTCAAGATCTTAGAGGTATTATTGATGAGTATGTGGTCGAACAGGCAGCAAATTCAGAGGAAGAGAACTTTAATGTTACTGATCTGAATAGTCCCTCTACTCCTAGTGTTGATGCAACTTGGGGTGGTAACCTTAATAGAAATATCACAAAATATTTGAGGTTAAAGGGTAGGATTATTAGTACAAGTGTTGCAACTCCTGCTGTTATTGCTGATGATCCGTCATCAAATCTCAACATCTATGTAAACAATTCTCCACCATCTTATGGCATTTATTCTGCTGGTGGTGCATTAGGTGGTCAACCTGGCGGTGATGCTGTTCAAGTATCTAATCCTGGAGCTCCTTCACTCCGTAAGGTATTTGTAGAGTGCGAAGGATCAGACGCTCGCATTTATGCCGGTGGCGGTGGTGGAAAAACTGGAGTTGATGGATCTCCTGGATCACCCGGTAGTGGTGCATCTTCTGGATCTCCTGGATCACCCGGTAGCCCTGGTGGTAGTGGTAGTAATGGTAGCAATGGATCACCCGGTGCCTCTGGTCAACCTGGATCTCCTGGATCTGGTGGTCAGCAAAGATCAACATATCAAGCAAGACAAGCTTATCAGAATAGAAGAGGTGAAAGAAATAGAAGGACTAGAAGGAAAAGATATGGTGGATGGCCAAGAAGTAGAAGAGGGCCAAAACAGGATAGGCAAGGTTATCAGAATAGAAGGACTGAAAGAAGAAGAAACACTGAAAGAAATAGAAAGCACTGTTCTGGCGGTCAAGGTGGATCCGGCGGTGGCGGCGGCTACGGCGGCGGTCGTGGATGGGGCGGTGCTGGCGGATCAGGTGGCGGCGGCGGTGCTGGTGGTCCATCTGGTTATAATGGCACTGGTGGCGGTGGCGGTCAACTTGGTGTAGGTGCTCCCGGTCGCGGTTGGAACTACAAAACAGGCAATATCACTGGACAACCTGGCACACCCGGCATTCCTGGCACACCCGGTGGTGGTGGTGGATCAGGGACACCAGGCGGCAGCGGCGGATCAGGTCAACCCGGAACCCCTGGCCAGGGTGGTGGTGGTGGCTTCGGCGGTGGTGCTGGTACTCCTGCATCTTGTGGTGCTGGTACTCCGGGACAACCAGGCGGATCAGGTCAACCCGGACAACCAGGGACACCAGGCGGTAGAGGTGCAAGCGGACAGCCTGGACAACCAGGAACACCTGGAAATGCAGGCACTCCGGGACAACCAGGACAACCGGGACAACCAGGAGGATCTGGAGGCACTTGGGGTCAAGATGCGTTTGGTGGTGCTGCTGGCGGTAAAGGTGGTCGCGCTGTTAATGGTGATAAGTATGAAGTTATTCCCAACGGCGGAGATATTAGAATAATTTACTAATTTTTTATTATGTCAATTTATCGTCTATCCCCCTCACCCAATTTCGGTATGGGGGAGATTTTATATGAAACTTGGGTAGAAGGATTCACCCCACAAGAGTGTGACAGAATTATTAGATATGGTGAGTCATTAAATCCTCAAGCATCCATAGTTGGTGTTGATGATGAATCTAATGAAGTAGTAGAAAGTATTAGAAAATCTAAAAACTCATGGATTGAGCTAAATGATGAGACTGAATGGATATATGACAGGCTAGGAAATATTCTTAGGTGTATGAATGGTATGCACTGGAGATTTGATCTTCATGGATTTCATGAGCATCTTCAATATACTGTTTACAATGATGATAAGTCTTTCTATCGTTGGCATGTAGATAATATGATACTTGGTGATGCTCCACCTAGAAAGTTGAGCATGTCAATACAACTAACTGATCCTGATGATTATGATGGTGGAGAACTTCAAGTTAATGATGGAGAAGTTCATACAATTGCAAATGACAGAGGAATAGTAACAGTATTTCCTAGCTATGTTTTACATCGTGTAACACCTATCACTAGGGGCACAAGACGCTCTCTAGTGGTCTGGGCGACTGGTCCTGGGTTCAGATGAAGAACTGTCCACTAACGCCCCCACAGCGCCCCACAGACGCTATAATAAGGACATGAAAAACACCCACCTTGAGCACCTAGAAGACGAGATCCTGAACAGCGGCACTGCTGGCGGTTTCAATGTTGTTACTTTCCTCCGACAGTTCAGTGATATGTTATCTGGCAAGTCCAGTGACTTAAATATCACTACCAAGTGGGATGGTGCCCCAGCTATTATTTGTGGCACTGAACCTGTCAGTGGTCGTTTCTTTGTCGGTACTAAATCAGTATTCAACAAAGTCAATCCTAAAATTTGTTTTGATGACACTGATGTAGATCGTTTTTACAACGGTCAACTTGCATCAAAGCTCAAAGATTGTCTAGAATATCTTCCTCAACTTAATATCTCTGGTATTGTTCAAGGTGACTTACTATTCACTCAAGAAGACAAGAGAAGCGGTATTGTCGGTGGAAACAGAGTTATTTGTTTCACTCCTAACACTATTACTTATGCTGTTGATCGTCATTCCCGTACAGGTTCTGTCGTTCATCTTTCCAAACTTGGAATCGTATTTCATACAAAATACAAGGGCGATACTCTACAGACTGCGGAAGTTGTACCTCTCAAAAAAGCCCCTAAGTATCATTCTACTGAGGATGTTTTTGTTGCCAGTGCGAATTTTATTGATGCCACTGGTGCTTCTCTTTTTGATGAAAGAGATCTGTATACATTCAATGCTCACATCAATCTCGCACAAGGTGCGCTAAAGCAATCTTCTAAGTTTCTTGACATCCTACAAGGTCAAGGTAAATCTAACCTAATGATGCACCTTCTTCTCAAAAAGTTCTTCAATCAGCGTATCCGTGGTGGTCGTGGTGTTGTCAATGCCAAGACAATGGTTGCTGAGTTTGCACAATTCTACAGAGTTGCTATTCAAACTGAGAGGGGCAAGAAGAAAACTGCTGCAACTCAGAAAAAATACGAAAACATGGAGACTGATGGTCTCATGTTCATCGCTATGTATCGTCGTGAGTTGTACTTCTTGATTGCCGCGTATATTTCTATTCGTACTGCTAAGAAAATGGTCATTGACCAACTCAACAAAGTTCGCACTATCAAGACATTTATCGGTCAAACTCCCACAAGTCCTGAGGGATATGTTGTTCACAATGACAAGTCAATGATGAAGTTTGTTGACGATGAGTTTCGTCTTGCTAACATTACGGTTGACAAGACCTGGAATTCCAAGTAGAGTAACTTTGTCGAAGTTCAGCACAACTATAGCTATGAGTTCAATGAAATTCGCTCTACATTGGAAGCGCCCAAAGAAAGGATACTCTTCATTTCAAAAGGCAGTATTCTACAGACAAGAAGATGTAATCTGGTATATTAATGTGCTAAAAGAGCAAGGAATTGAAGACTACGATATTCTACCCGTTTTTAACTAAATAGACGAAGATATAATTTTAGACGCATGAGTAGGAAAATTGCTGTCATCGGTGCGGGTGCAGATGCAGTATCGACTGTTGCTCAACTCATCTCGCGAAGAGACCTACAAGATAGTGAATACCAGGATGACGAAATTACATGGATACGGGATTGCTCGCATAAAATTGACAACTTCGGAGTGCAAGTCAATACACTTTGGCTTACTGTTATTTCTACCAACACCACAATTAGTACACTCGATTTTCATAAAAGATTTGATGCGACTCAAAAACTTGGGTTAAAGTTTATTGGGTTTGGTAATAGAATTGATAAGAACTTCTTTGTCATGTTTGATCCCACCGAGATCTCAATGCACATCGATGAAGGTAAGTTTGTTGAGTTCTATTGGGAAAATCTCCAAAATCAACACTTTAATCTTAACTTAATTGATAAAAGAGTTGAAACTATTGGGTTCTCAGAAGAAGATAGAAAAGCATATATTGATGGTGAAGAGTTTGATTTTATTGTTGATTGTGTGAGAGGTGGACTGTGGGATAAAGAGTCATATAGTGATGCATTATATAATCCAACTGATACAAAGCTAACGGTTAATCGTAAGATTCCTGGTGATTGGGATTACACTGCATACATTGCTACTGAGCATGGATATTTGACTGGTGTTCCTACACAAGATGCACAAACATGGATATATTCATATGACAGTGATATTACAACTGAAGAGCAAGCAGTAGAAGATTTTAATACTCATTGTGCAGTTAAAAAACACTGTTCATATAAGAAAACTGAATCAGATCATAAAACATCTGACTATTGTGTCAACAAAAATAGAATGTATGCCCGTTGTGGTCGTGCGTTAGGTATGAATGATGACTTAACTGGGTTCCGTAGTTATGTTGAGACTGATTTAGGTGAAGCATTAGGAGAATTTATCTTTGGTGATGATGAAAAACCTTGTAACAATATACAGCGTCTTGAGGTAGAAGATCGGTGGAGAGATGGTCAGATTGATCAAGCAGCAGTCATGGCATTTTACTTGCAGTTTGGATCAAAGTATCGTCATTCTGACTTCTGGGTTCAAACTAGAGAGAAAGCATGTAGACTCTTGGAAGATAAAGATCTTCACTCAACTGAGCGTAGAGAAGTATATGTAAAATTAGACGAGATCCCTGAGGAAGAAAACATTAGACTTGATTATTTCAGGTATCAAGCAGAAGCAGATGACAAATACTTTCTGCGTCAGAGAATGACAGATGAGTCAGATGAACCATATAGAATGTTAGGTCCGTACCAAAGTTTCTGTCAAGCTGTATATGGTTTAGGTGCTCCATATGCAAACAAATATCCTCTCATGTCACCATTGTGGGAACCAAGTGAGAAATTTGGTGAAATTGTGTTAGATTCGATGATGGATGGACACTTTAAGAAGCGGACCAAGAAGAAGTGACAGCGTGGTTCTAATTGCTATAATATAGGCATAAGACAGGCAACCATGAACGCAACTGAAGCAGGACGACTTGCTAAAACTGAGGGTCACAAGTTTGAGCACAGTTTGCCTGAGTATCTAAATGAGATATTTGGTGGTGATCATGTTGTCAATGGTCGCCCAGATACCAAAGTTGATGTATATGACAATGATTCTGGTATTGCATATTCTGTCAAGAATGTAAGCAAGAATCATACTCAAGTAGCATTACTATCCTCTCGTAAATTTATTGAGTATTTTGGACTTCAAGAGACTTTTCCAGCTTTGTTTATTAGGTTGTTCTTTGGTGTTCCTAATAACTATGGTATGTCTACTATTTCTTTACGCCATAAAGATCTCGTTCTGAGTGACGCTGAGATTCGTCAAAATCGTGTGTACGCTAACAATATCCCTCAGGGTATTAAAGACGCCTTCATGACCTTTATGAACGCCAATAAGATGGCAATTTTTGATGTGATTGTTCGTAAAGGTCTTAATGATGGTTATCCTGTGAGTCAGATGATATGGCGCAATAAGAAAAGTGATCAAATGCGCTTCATTGACATTGCAAAACTTGAAAAGCTATGTGAGGGTGGAGAGTGGGTTCTAAATAATACGACACTACATTTTTATACCGCTGAAGGAGTTAAACTGTTCCATCTGCAAATGAAAGGATCAGGTAAGAAGTACAACTCTGGTTATCACGGTATGATGTTTCATATCTACCAATGACATGGGCATGTTTGATACTCTAAAATCATCTTATGACCTTGGTGCTGGGTTTCATAAAGAATTGCAGACCAAGGATTTAGAGTGTTGCATGTGTCAGTATTGGATAGATCCCGCAGGTAGATTGTGGGACATTAATTATCAAGGAACACACGATCTTATTATTAATGAGAAAGCAGAGAATATATGGGAGAGAGTAAAACCAGTTCCAAATGGTTGTCATGGTAAAGTTAGCCCCGTATTCATAGATAAGGAGATAGAAGTATATCCTGCAAAATGGGATGCACATTATGCGGCACTTCCGCGACGATATTTAACATTCAAAGGTGGAATCTTGTATGGAGTTGGGTAAGTATGAATTTGGTGGACAGGAGAGATGTTCTGCTAACTATGCAAGACTAATCAGTGAGTTAGAGGGGTCATATCAGATGCTTAAATACCTAGGATTTGAAGAAGATATGCTCAAGATTGAATCTATAAAGAAAAACTATTATAAACTATACTTCAGACAATTAAAGGCAGAGAAACATGTCGAAGGACAATGAATTAGCATGGGCTTTGCATACTGCTGCTAGATTGCTATCTGAGAAGTATACAATCACTTACAAAACTGTCACAACAGACAACACTGAACATGATGAGGTTGTGATAGAATATGGACATAGACCAAGATTAGATGACTCAACTAATTGATCCTAGTGATCCTCGCTATTTCACTAATTCTAGTGATGAACCCTACGATAGACACAACTACAAAGTTGTATTAGCTAATGGTGAGTCACTGAATACTGATGCTTGGGATATAGCACAATCAATATGGTTTCAATATCCCTCCTCGTTCCTATCACACATTGAAGTATTAGACAAAAATGACTGAAGAAGCACTAATTTGGAAAGAGAGATATGAATCTCTTAAAAGATGGGTAGAGAATAATATGAATCAACCTTATGAGCATCCATGGTACGAACATACTAAGACAGTTCGCAAACTGGACACGGGACACAAGCGAAAAGATATGGATCTGCTATAATTATTGCATACGACAGAACTTCAATGCAACTACGACCACACCAGCAACGCGCTCTCACTGCTCTTGCTGGTAATAACAAAGGTTGCGTCTATGTTCCTACTGGTGGTGGCAAGACAGTCATCATGATGGAAGATTGTGTTCGCAGACTTGATGCAGCTAATGTTGCTCAGACTATCGTAGTCGTTGCTCCTCGCATTCTGCTTGCCTCACAACTTTGTAGTGAGTTCATGCAGTATCTTGACAATATCGATGGTTATGAGTACAACAACAACTTTACTGTGATGCACATTCACAGTGGTGAGACTTCTCATTTTAAGACTACTAAAGTCGATCAAATTCAGCGTCATGATGATGTTTGCATGAATGTAAATGTTCATCAACTTATCTTCACCACTTATCACAGTTTGCATAAAGTTGTTGACAGTGGCATCAAAGTCGATGTTATGTATTGTGACGAGGCACACAATGCAATTCAAAAGAATCACTTTGTCGGTGTTGCTGCTACTTCACAACTAGCATCTAATTCGTATTTCTTTACTGCAACTCCTAAGTATTCTCGCAATCCTTTTGCAAATGGCATGAACAATCAAGTCGTGTTCGGTAATACTCTGGAGATTGTTCCTGCTCCTGAACTTATCAACAATGGCAGCATTATTCCTCCCGAGCTTGTTGTTCATGAGACAGAACTTGTGCGTAACAAGCATAATGCACATGATGTAGATCGTGAGATGGTACTAGACATTATTGATGACCTTGGTGATGATGATGCTGCAAAGATTCTAGTTGCCGCACCTAACACCCGTGTATTGTGGGCAATGCTTTCTCGTACAGATATTCTTGATAGTTTGAATGAGATGGGTTATGATATTATGCACATCACATCTAAGCATGGTGCATATATCAATCGTGACAAAGTAGGTCGTGATAAGTTCTTTGAGACTCTTCAAGAATGGGGTGCTGATGATCAGAAAAAGTTCATCGTCTTTCATTATTCTATTCTGTCTGAGGGTATCAATGTTCCTGGTCTAACGCATACTATTCTACTGCGTAATCTGCCTGTGATTGAGATGGCACAGACAATTGGTCGTGTCATTCGTCTACATAAGGATGATGCAAAAGATATTGCTGAAGGTAGGATTATTCCTGGTAAGCTTTCACAATATCGTAAATCTCATGGTGTTGTGACTGTCCCCCTGTGTGGCAAAGCATCACAAGCAACGCGCAATCGTTTGCAAAAAGTTATTGATCTCATCTTTGTTGATGGTCTTCCCGCCCACTCATTCGCATAAAAATGGCAAAGTTCAAGCACACAATCTCTTACAAAGTCAATGGTTCTGGACCTCTATTAGAGGCAGTAATCTTAGCAGATACTGTTGACTCTGCTAAGGATCAGTTTACAATTGATGTTCCTAATGGTAGAATAGAAACTGTTCTAACTACCGTCCCATCTGCTTAATTCTCTCTTTTTATTATGTTTGGAAACAACAACCGCTCTGCTGAAGTGACATTCTACTCTGCTAGGACTGGAATGCAAACTGTTAATGTTCAGTGCCAAGATCAACAAGGTGCTGAACAAATCGTTGAATCTCAGTATGGTGATGTGCAAATCATGCGTGTGAATATGAATGTCTGATAACTATCAGTCAGTCTATCATACAAATACTCACATCCTTGATGCACAACTAAGATATTCTGGATATGTGAGCAAAAACGGGTTAGTGGCGGCGGTCCCGCTTGGAAATAGCAAAAAATTCGTAGTTGTTCATCAAGGCAGACAATACAAGGTCTGCCGTAACTATCAGTCTGCCTTAAATCTCTGTAAAAGGTTAGAGAAATCAACCAGTTCTCGAACCGGACTAGCTACCCTGCCGCTCTAGTGGTGGGGTGCTAGAATATGTGAGGTTAAGACACCTCCATGACCACTAAGATCCCCAAAGAACTGCGACAATTAATGAAATCTTACGATTTCACCTTGTATCGGATCGGTAAACACTACACTTGGCACGGTCCTAACGGTGCTGTAGTCGTTACATCTATGACACCAGGCAAGGCAAGGTATTTGAAAGAGATCGAAAAAAATATCAAACGAGAGACTTCAGTATGAAAATTGATGTCATTGCCAGGATTATTGGTAGTGCTCTAGCTATCATATCATACTTCATTGTTCTTCATGTAAGTACCACTCTAGGTGCTATGATGATGTTGGTAGCTGATGCAATATCAGTGCCATACTTTATAAGAACTAAATCATGGGATGTGGTTCTTATGCTATCATTCTTACTCTGTATTTCTTCTTCTAAATTATTCTTATGATCAATTACAATCAACCTCCTGCACCGATTGTAGTGTGTTTTGACTGCACCACAAACGAACAAAAAACACTTGAGTTTCTTCAGAAACGAGGGATTCGTAATCAAAATGCACTCGCTGTCGTGTTGGGCAACATTAAACAAGAGTCTAAATTTGACACGCTAGTTTGTGAGGGTGGGGCAAGGACTGGTTATCATGGATGTAAATCAGGTGGGTTCGGTTTGATTCAATGGACCTCTCCCAATCGTTATTATGGGTTAGGAGCTTTTGCTAAAAAGTATGGTGGAAATGTTGATACTATTGAAACACAATTGCGTTATATGGTGAACGAACCTCAATGGAATCGTTATGAACTTTATCTCAGGAGTGAGGAACAATCAGTAGATTTCTACATGAAACATGCTTACAATTGGTTGGGGTGGGGTATCCATGGCAATCGTACCCGGTTTGCATACAATTATCAATCACGGTTCTCCGTCATCCAACCACTTCCCGAAGTGGCATAGCCCCCGTTGTGCTGCGCCCAAAATCGTGTATAGTTAAAGAGTCAAAGGAACACACCTCACCACATGCAACTCACAGCACAGCACGGAAACATGGTTGTTGACTTCTATCCCGTCAAGTATGCTGATGGAAGTATCAGCGAGCGCCTGATGTATAAGACTGTGACATTCATGAATGACATGCAATCTAAGTCCTACATCAACAAAGAATCATTTGAGAAAGAGGTTGATAGTCGTGTTGAGGGTTATAAGTATGAAGTGACTGATCTTCACACAGAACCACAACTTTTCAACTCTGCACTGATTCAAACTCGTTGGTGATTGATATGTTATACAACATTCGCATAGAGTATAGAGATGGTCAAGTCACTCGATTTGACCGCAAGAGTAACATCAAACCTCTAAATGCTCACAAACTGAATGATAAACTCTTCCATGAATATCATGGTTGGGACACTATCAAAGAAATCACTTCCACTCCTGCTAACTAACATCATGCCAACTGATTTCCCAATCTACAAGAAACAACTCCCACAAGTATGGTTGGAGGATGATAAGTTTATCATTGAATCAGACTCGTTTCGTTATGTGATTGCGGATGACTTGAAACTCTTGTTTAAGTTATGCAGACGCTTTAAGTCTGATGCTATCGCCCAAACTTACGCCCTCGTTGGTGATTGAAGCGATTAACTCACTCTAATCGCTTCATTCTTCGTTCTTCTATCTAACATCATGTCATCACAGTTCTACTCACTCAAAGCACTGCAATCACGGGTGCAAAGCCTCATTGAACAACAGGGAGAAGATGCACCTTGTGCAGGTTGGATTTACACTAGCGAAGATGTTATAAAGTGGGATGATGAGGGTAATGAGGTATATCAACCCAAAGAAGTTTGTGAGACAGTGTTAGTCAACTTGCAAGACTATGATCACATTCACACAGCAATTGTGGATGCTATTGATAATGAACTAGGAGAGACTCTATGAGTAAATTTACACAATACGGACTTTCGGGCATTTGTGTTATGTTTGCCCTTGTAGGTTTCTTAAACTTCCTAGCAGAGCGTGACACTAAGATGATGAACTACTATGATTCAACAATTCAAAAACAAATCGATTAAATAGTAAAGAACACACTTTCCAGAAAAATGACAACCTCCACATTCAGTACAATTGAAGTTACTAAAGCGCAAGCAGATGTAATTCTATGGTGTATTGAACAAATGTATATTGATTTGAGTGATGCTGAAGAACATGATCTTAAACCAGTCATGGATAAATTAGTGGAGATTGTTCAATGATAGCTTTTAGACTTATTCTCGTTTCTTCTATTTGTCTTTTCGCAGCATTTCTTTGTATTGATCTTGCTAACAATATGCAAGATATTGTTGATAGGAGAAACGACAAATTGTGTCAAATTCAACCATCTTATTGTAAATGAATAACATTGAAGATGTGACAAACTCACCTCACGATTGGCACGATTTCTGGTATAATGAAGACAATGAAGACACCTCTGATCATGAATCAACTGATGGAACTACCACCGAGTTTCTATCATGAAGCCCCGGATGGATTTCACTATGAATGTGAGGAATACAAGCGCAATTTGCTTCGTATTTGGTTATGCCATCCAGATGTCTATACTTACACTACTGATCGCGTTCGGACTATCTGGGGATTCTATAATCCAAAGAAAGATCAATACTACTCCCCCATCAACTCAATTAGAAAGGGAGAATTGATCGACATTAATGATACCAGACAATACACATCGATGAAGATTAATTATACAGGATTAGAGGCATTCTTTGTATAAATTGATTTTTCCATATCGGGGGCGGCGGGGATGACCTGTTGCCCCTTTCTAGTAGAATTATGCAAAAAACAGGTCTTTGGTCTAGTGGTGGCAAGGGTTCTCAAGGCATGACGGCGACAGCATGACAGCATACCAGCAACCAACCCAAACCAGTTGGGGAACTGGACTCAAGCTCTTGCAAAATGCCTCAAAATCTGCAATACTATAAGAGTCAAAGGAACACACCTCATGCGATCCATCACCAAAGCACAAGCACTGCAACAGTTTCGTTACAATTGGAAATGTGATACTAAGGGCACAAAAATGGCGACTGATTCAATCGCTAAGCGTTTGGCATGGTCATACTTTACTGATGAACTTTGCAAGGAAGGTTATATTACCATGAAAAAATATGAGTCATGGGGCAACCCTTTCTGATCCTGTGACAGTTGACCTAGTGTCCACTATCGCTTGCAATTCGCCCAAATCTCTGCCATACTACATTCATGAACAAAACCACAATGCTTCTCAACGATTCTGCTTTTATTTCTGCTCTTCAAGGTCTGCAATCCTTTGTGATTGAGACCGGTGCCGACATTGATATGGCATACGATTGGGTTTCTGATCAAAGTGGAATCTCTTCATTTTGTCATGATCCTGCTGCATTTGATTGTTTTTATGATGTATTCATGGAGGCATCAAATTGAATATCAAAGATCAACTTAATTCACTCTCTATTTTCAAAATTATGCGTTACACAACTCCATCAGGTCGCGACTATTACTTCCCCGACTCAATCTCTCGCGAAGAAGCACTAGAACGCATGGCACAATATGCAAAGAAAGCAGAGCAAGATGAGCGTTCTGGGCAACAGCTATTTGATGACATGTTCGGAGGTTGATAACAATGCAAGAGACTAAATTCCTTCTTCATGGTCAATTTCATCGTACTAATGGTTGGGTTATGAATGACTGTCTAAGTTACATTAAAGCAACAAAAGAAGATGCGATTGCAACATGTAATCGCCTCAATCCTAACTTTATAATTCAATCTGTTACCATCGAAGAGTGATCATGAAAGATTTCATTTGTGCTTACTTTGGTAAAGATTGGACTATCACTGCCCGTGGTTTTAGTTCTCTTAGGCAGGCAGAATCGCATGGTAAATATATGATGCCAATGGCAGGATGCTTCGGTTTCGCTGTTATCTCAGAAGACCAAGATGCTTGGATTGTGTTTGATCAATTCAGCATGTTGTCTGGTAAAGAGACAGTAACTCAAGACAAACTTAACAACACTTTCGCAGTTTCTTTCTAATCAATTATGTCACTCATGAAGCAACATCTCCATAATATCATGACTGCCAGAGAACAACTCATGGAAGACATTGAATCTATTATAGAGAAAAAATATGGTCACACAGCAGATGGAGCTGAGGATCTAATCGTATCGCTATGTGATGCTGTCTGTGATAACTTTCCAACAACAATGTATAGTATTTCTGAACTAGAGGCAACGGCAGATGATCCCATGGGGATCGGCAAATAAAACCAGTTGAGCTAGTGGCACAAGAGCATGGCACAGACCCCCATAACCGTGTATATTAAAGGAGTGGAGGGGGCAACACCTTCCACACCTTCTAAACCTCTTCTCTTCTCTCATCATGCGTAAGATCGAATCCCAAATGTGTGCCGCTGTTCAAAAGAACATCGACTGGCAGTCTGCTAACACTTCTGTTCACTTTGATCCTGAAACTGGCGTCTCTGTTGTTCGCCTTCATGGCAACAAGATCGCTGAGGTTTCTGATAATGACATGACAATTTTCGACGGTGGTTGGCAGACTAACACCACAAAATCTCGCCTCAATGCACTTTGTGATGAGTTTTGTGTTGCTGGAGAAGGTGTTTTTCAGAAAAACTTTAAGTGGTTTGTTCGTAAGTTTGCAGGACAAAATGGTACTGATAAAGTATTTGTAACTGAAGAGTTCGACAACGGTTATATCTTCGCATGATTAAAACTAAGAAAGAGTGGGCATCATGCTATGCCCGCTTTTATTCAATTGTCCTCCTATTGATCATTTTATGAACTACACTATTCTTAAAGTCCAAGGTCGTTTTGTGAAAGTACCAAATAAACCCCTACCAGCAACATTGCATGCAATGCTTGATAAGTCAACTAATCGCGGTAAATGGAAGGGCAAGAACAAGATTTAATAAGTAGATTTTATTCAATCGTCCTCATTCTCATTCTTCTCTAATCATGACAGATCTCGAATTGCAAGCACTTGAAGTATTAGAATTGATGGAAGATAATGTAGAATATATTTGTGATCAAGAGCAATTGTCAGGTGAGAAAGTATGGACTATGATTGCTGCTCTCGCTGATGCAAAACTCGCTCAATTCCCTTCTAACTGATATGTCAAACTCTCACATGATTATTATGTCACATAAGGACAAACTTTCAATCGAAAGACTTGCACAAGGTATCGAGTTTCATTCTGAAGCTATTGCTGTCGTAGGCATGAATCTCATCGATGGTTCACATCGTACAATTGCAAATTTCATCGCTAAATACGAGGAGTTCGTCAATCTACAACTTATAAGGATTGACAACAATCAGCATATCTTTAGACTCGGTGCATCATCTCAAAAGGAAATCGCCCGTATCTGTGATATAATGTTAGAGGACATCGATGTTATCGATTTAGAAATTCTTACTGAATAAGGGTAACTAACCATGGCAAAGCTAGATTTCATTTTCGACCACATGATTGATTCAATTATGGATGACATTCCTGATGATATGTGGTATAATAAAGATGGGCAACAATTCCCACAAGATGATACAACAGTGGATGAATCTGTCCCCTCATATATTAAACTTGAATGTCTCTCTAAATGGTAAACTATGATGATAATCTCTATCAAGAGATTGTTAAGTATTACTCTCACAATGATGCCATCGCGCCCCTAAAAATTGATGACCCAACAATCAATCAGTACAGTACAATTATCACATCAGCAACTCTCCCTGTTAGTGTCATTAATCGTACAGTACAAAATGACATGGAATGATAAAGGACAGTTACCAACACATATCACAGACTTATTAGACTCCACACACTATCAACTAACAACATCATGTTCACTGAAGGAGAGTTAGTTAAAATCGGTAATACTGAGGGCTATGTTAACTTCATAGACCCTGCATATATTACCGTTTGTTTTAACTCTTATCCTACTCCTGGTAGTAAGTATGGAGAGACTAAATGTTGCCTCTGTGTGTACCCTCATCAGTGGGATAAGGTGATTAGACTAGAGGGCAAGTAAGTGATATTTAAGTGCTCTCTGAGTGTCTCTGAGTGCTCTCTGAGTGAGTATGCGGAAAGTTATTAAATGTCTTTTTAAATATACTTGCGTGTTTTCTTTAAATGTTATAAAAGTCTCTTAAATGGTCTCTCACGATGTTAGCTAAGCGAGCGTACCATGAGACTCGCAGTTTGTCAAGTATCAGGATTTTTATGTTACAGACAGGACACAATTGCATTATGGCAGTCATCATGGTATAATATGGAGACATCACACCAAGAACACCAATCACATGCCAGCTGACTATCAATCACTCACAGGCACTATGTAACAGCTCTGAGACATTCTGAGGTATTCTGAGTATCATTGAGGGGGACCTACATCATGACACTCTGAGTATCACTTAGTACGCACACAGTTCTTATTAGACAGTGGTTTAAATTTGATGGGTCCTTGTAACCTACAACGAACCGAATTCGCGATCGATATATCAATGGAATAAAAAAAAATTCTGATATATAAGAATGACTCCCAGGTTCGCGTAATGGAAAAAAAATCTCACAGAATTCTAACCAGTGTAAGGATCGACCCTGTTTCTGATGAGTATATCGTGAGTCTGCCTGAGTCTTTCATTAATGAATTAGATTGGTATGAGGGTACTGAGGTTGCGATGAATCTTGATGTAGATGGAATCTTCCTAGAAGAGAAATATGATGAAGACTGAGACTATCTTTCATGTATATTCAGGGAATGAATGTATCTTTGCTAATCTCACACCAGCTCAATTAAAAGAGAAAATCAAAGGGAGTGAAATCGACCTGACAGATCACGAAGTTGAGATGGTAAGGGGTGATGTTGACCCAGATGCGTCCTATTGACGGATCATATATAAACTGTTAGAATGATGATGCGTAATTAATCGTTATGGCTAAAGGATTTACTGTTAAAGCAAAAGCGCCCCAAGCAAAGGATAAAGAACCAGAATGGGATTATGATGCTGCCCGTGAGATGCTTAAGGGCAAAGCAATTGTATTCTGTCTTCCTGGTCGGGGTTGTTCATATCAATTCATGAAGTCGTTCCTGCAGCTAAGTTTCGACTTAGTACAGATGGGCGCGAGTATTCAGATTTCACAAGACTACAGCAGCATGGTTAACTTTGCTCGTTGTAAGTGTCTTGGAGCAAATGTATTGCGTGGACCAGATCAGATTCCATGGGACGGCAAACTGAAGTATGACTATCAGTTGTGGATCGACTCTGATATTGTATTCAATACTGAGAAGTTCTTGCAGTTGGTTCTCATGGACAAACAGATTGCAGCTGGTTGGTACATGACTGAAGATGGTCGTACTACTTCTGTTGCACATTGGTTGGATGAAGGAGACTTCCGTAATAACGGTGGTGTCATGAATCATGAGACTGGTGAAACGATGACTAAGCGTAAGAAGCCTTTCACGGTAGACTACACAGGTTTCGGATGGGTACTCATCAAGCATGGCGTCTTTGAGCATGCTGAAATGAAGTATCCATGGTTTGCACCCAAGATGCAAGTCTTTGAGTCTGGGGATGTCCAGGACATGTGTGGAGAGGATGTGAGTTTCTGTCTGGATGCAATCGAAGCAGGAATCGATATTTGGTGTGATCCTCGTATCAGAGTTGGTCACGAGAAGATGCGGGTTATCTGATGGAACGGACAGTCTACACAATCTATGTTGATGGGTCTGAGAGACACACCGATGTAAGTGAAGACGAGTTCATGTATATCATGGAGGGGTATGCTCTCTCATTTTATGAGACAGGTGCCCCTGCCCCTCACAGAATTTCACATATTATGAAGGAACTTAAAAATGGCTAAGGTAAAAAAATCGCTAAGTGGTGGTTCATTCATCGAAGCGACCCCCAAAAAAACTCGTCAAGGAATGGGTAAGCATACAAAACTTAGCGCGACGAGCGCGAACGCTCGTAAGAAGCGTTATCGTGGACAAGGTAAGTGAGACCAGAGACTCGTGAATCCATGGAGATGTTATTCTCTGCTAAGTGGAACTTACCAAAAGCTGCTAGGAATGCTAACCTAACTAATAAAGAAATGAAGATTACATTCAATGAGTATTGTGCTTTTCATCCTCCAAGTTGGGCAATAGAAAATGAGTCAATTAATTATCAATCTTCCACCGCAAAAAGTCTGGGTTCGTAAAGAATACCTTAGAGATTTCCAAGATGGATTTGGTGAGTTTGTAGAGGGCGTTTGGGTATCGTGTAAATCGATACCTGGACGCGCTTTTTATTTTGAGACATACTTACCAAAGTATGCAGCAATGTTTGACAAGCTTCCAATTTCCGCCTTTTGCTCGCGTCCAGAGACACCTGACCCTGATTTAGATCTACCTAACCTTCAGTTCTGGAACTGTATGGACTATGGCGTCAGATGCCTTGAGAAGCAGTTCATCGGGTCAATGGACTTCCAAGTACGCACACGCAACTTTGGCACCCTTAACGGCGAATATTGCTTCACTTTAGATAACTTTCATCCAGACACAGATACTACAAATACCAATGTGAGTGAAATTCCTGACGAACATAAGTCGCATAATTGTATTGAGCTTGAGAATGGTCAATTTTGTTTGTATCCTAATAACCGAACACGAATCTTTGATTTGTCCATTACACCTGAAGAACCACTTATACCAGACTTCAAAGTAAGTACACATTACTTTCAAGTAGAGAATGGTATTAGATGGGGTAGACTAGGAGATACTGATGAATATTTCTGGGAGACAGAATCAGAGAAGAAGGAATAAATAATCTTATAATATTATAATAAAGAAAATGGATGACGATCTCATTGTAAATATGGACGGTGGCGTTGGTGGTTCGTGGGAAGTTAAGACTGATCGCAAAAAATCAGACAAAATTCTTCGTGAAGTAGCTGGTGATTATAAAAATGATGATACTGAACCAGGTCTCCTTCAAGAGTGACTATAAATAAGCTTGATATTTAGTGTCATTTAGTGGCTGAAACCAATTCACGGGCATTTCAGGATATCAGTTTATCCTTTAACGCACACCCTGTTACTGGTGATATACAAGTTCTCAGGAATGAGGACGCGATTAAGCGTGCTGTAAGGAACTTAGTCCAAACAATTCCTGGTGAGAGACCGTTTCAGTCTTCGGTTGGTACTGATATTACTAGTTCACTGTTCGATTTCGTTGATTTTGGTACAGCAAATCTAATTTCTCAACAAATTTTTGATGTTCTATCAAATTTTGAAGGTAGAATTGCAAACATCAAGGTTGTGGTAACACCAAATCCTGATGGAAATGCATTTGATATTATAATTAGTTACGATATTGTTGGTGAGGAGTTCCCAAGACAAGAATTTGAGTTTCTTTTAGAGCCAACTAGGTAAGAAAATGCCATCATTTAAGTATACCAACCTAAATTTCGATCAAATTAAAAGTTCGATCAAGGATTATCTGAGATCTAACTCAGAATTTTCTGATTTTGACTTTGATGGATCAAATATTTCGCTGTTGATTGATGTTTTAGCGTATAATACTTATATTACAGCATTCAATAGTAATATGGTTGCTAATGAATCCTTCTTGGATTCAGCAACTCTACGAGAAAATGTAGTTTCTCTTGCAAGAAACATTGGATATGTTCCTAGATCACGAAAAGCAGCAGAAGCAATCGTTAGCTTTCCGTTTAAATTCAATGGAAACAGCACAACTGTTACTCTGAAGAAGGGTTTAGTATTAGTTGGCGGTATTGATAATACTTCTTATGTCTTTTCTATCCCAGAAGACATCATTGCAACCAGTCCAATTGATGTTGGTGGTGTTGTGGGAGCAAATCCTCCAAGGACAGCAACCTTTTCTAACATAAAAGTTTATCAAGGATCACTTTTAACAAAATCTTGGGGAGTAAATGGTAGCTCAGACCAAAGATTCATCATTGAAAACTCAAATGTCGATATTGATACTCTCAGAGTCGATGTTAAGAAGTCTGGTGCGACTGCAGGACTATCTTTTTCAAAGGTTGACAATATTACTAACATCACAAAGGACTCAAACATCTACTTAATTCAAGAAGCTCCTAATGAGACTTATGAATTGCTATTTGGAGATGGTCTTTTTGGTACAAAATTAGAACAGGGTGATGAAATTAGTATTAGTTATATTATTACTGACGGAAAATTTGGTAACGAAGGAAAAAATTTCACTTTTTCTGGCGATGTAAGGAACGATGCTAATAATTCTATAACATCCACTAATGTTATTAACATCGTTACCTCTCAGACCGCCCGTAATGGTTCTGATATTGAGCCAATTGACTCTATACGATACTTTGCACCTAGAATGTACTCCGCACAAAACAGAGCGGTTACACCTAAGGACTATGAATCTATTATTCAGAGGATTTATCCAAATACAGAGTCGGTTTCTGTTGTTGGTGGGGAAGAATTAGACCCTCCAGAGTTTGGAACTGTCGTTTTAAGTATTAAACCTGTAAATGGTACATTTTTATCTGACTTTACCAAGCAAAATATTTTAAATGATCTAAAAAATTACTCAATCGCTGGTATTAACCAAAGAATTGAAGATTTGAGGGTTTTGTATATTGAATTAGACACTTCTGTTTATTATAACAACAATGTTTTTGATGATGCGAACGAATTAAAGGCACAAATTACCGAATCTTTAACAACTTACGGGAAATCTACTAATTTGAACAAATTTGGGGGTAGATTTAAGTATTCCGAGTCTCAGAATATTATTGATAGGACAAATTCTGCTATTACATCTAACATTACAAAAGTTACAATTCGTAGAGACTTAAAAGTAATTAAAGATGCTACAGCTCAATACGAATTATGTTTTGGTAACCAGTTTAATATTCTGCCAGGAGGTGGTACGATCAAATCAAGTGGATTTACAATTTCAGGTGATCCAGAAATCGTATATTTGACTGATATTCCTAGAGATGATGGTAGATATGGGGATATCGCTATATTTAAACCAGCAAAACTACAAGGTGAGTCTGCAGAAGTTGTAGTTAAGTCTGCAGGTACTGTTGATTACTTAAAAGGTGAGATTTTACTCAATGCAGTTACCATTAGCTCTACAGCGATTGGTGATAATATTGTTGAAGTTCAAGCATATCCTGAGTCAAACGATATTATCGGATTGAAGGATATCTATTTAAGTCTAGATCTCTCAAATTCTGAGATAAATATCGTGAGAGACACGATTTCCTCTGGCCAGCAAATCTCTGGTATTGGATATCAAATCACATCCAGTTACTCCAACGGATCGCTAATCAGACAGTAGGATGATAGAGACAAACTCCCCGCTAAGCCCAAGAGTAAAGACTTATCAGATTGTTTCTGAATCTATACCCGAATTTGCGGTCTCAGAAAACCCAAAATTTGCTGAGTTTCTAAAACAATATTATATCTCCCAAGATTATCAAGGTGGTCCGGCAGATATTGCTGAGAATATTGACGCATATCTTAAGATTGATAATCTTACTGTAGATGTCATCAAAGGAGGTACAAATCTTGCTAGTGATATCTCAGATAGTGATGATACTATCTCGGTAACAAGCACGGATGGATATCCCGAAAAACATGGTCTTATTAAGATTGATAGTGAAATTATAACTTATGCAGACAAGACTGAAAATAGTTTTACTGGATGTACGAGAGGGTTCAGCGGGATTAGTTCCTATACTGCACCTAATAATAATGAAGATCTAGTATGGGAATCAACAGTTGCTTCCTCACATACTACAGGATCAATTGTTCAAAATGTTAGTGCTCTTTTCTTAAAAGAGTTCTATAAAAAATTGAAGGCGATGTATACTCCTGGATTAGAGGGAGTAAACCTATCACCACAGCTGGATATTAATAATTTCATCAAAGAGGCAAGAAGTCTCTATGAATCGAAGGGTACAGAAGATTCATTTAAGATTCTGTTCAAAGCTTTATTTGGAATCGATCCAAAAATCAATGATCTTGAAAAGTACCTGATCAAACCATCATATGCAAATTATGTAAGAAGAAAAACACTTTCTCTTGAGTTAATTTCCGGTAACCCAGCAAATTTGGTTGGCGAAACATTATATCAAGATAATGACCCTACAAATGATAAAGTTAATGCAGCTTCTGGTCCGATTTCAGAAGTTAGTAACATCAGAGATAATTACTACAAAATCTCTCTATTCACTGGTTTTGATGAGAGATCATTAACTGACGGCACATTTGTTGTTCCTGGTAAAACTCGTAATATTGGTGATATTGGGATTGGTGCGTCTGTAATTACTGTTGACTCCACAATTGGATTTTCCAGCACTGGAACTTTATCGATTGGATCAACCACATATTCGTATGCAACTAAAAGCATAAGTCAATTTTTTGATGTTACTCCTGTAGTATCGACGAACATTATAAACAACACAGATATCTCTGCTCCTAACATTGTTTATGGGTTTGAGAATGGCGATTCTTCTAAAAGAGTAGAATTTAAGGTTACTGGTGTTCTTAGTAAGTTCTTATCTAATGCAGATCTTAGAAATCTAGATAAAGACTCTTCTATTAGAATTAGAAACCTGGGAAGATTAATTGAGAACCCAGATACTAATAAATCATACGAAGAAATCTTTTTTAATTCTTGGGTTTACAATACATCTGCAAGATATGAGATTTCTACCTTTTCTGGATCGGGTTTTGTATTAGATGGAAACATTGATAAGAGTAGTATCCGAAAGAATGATCTTGTTGATATTGTCAACAGAAATTCTGAGTTAGTAGCTGCTACAGCTTTAAGAGTATCCTCCGTAAACACATCTACAAATACTGTCACTCTTAGTGGTGCTATTCCCACTTTAGATTCGTCACTTTTTTATGATTTAAGAAGAGTACAGAAAAAAGCAAATTCTAATATTGTACCGATTAGAGGTGGTCAAAATCAATTACTATCGGACATTAATAATACTTATATTGAGACAGAAAATGAGTCTAGCACTGGTAAAAGAGAAGGTTATGTAGCATCTAGCTCTTTACCTAATTATTTGATTACTGTAGATAAAGTTAGATCTACATTAGTTAACCCTAGTGCTGGTCTCGGGAACTTTGATGGATATGATAGCACACAAGATGCATATACTGTCCTAGCGTTTACCAACGATGTTCCATTTAAAACTGGCGAAGAAGTTCTATATGTTCCATCTGAAGGAACTGTCGGAATTATTGGTCTTGAGCAAAAGGGATATTTTGTAAAAGTTTTAAGTCCTGCTAATAGGATTCAATTATATACATCTAGAGCTTTCATCAAAGCAAATCTTCCAGAATATTTCAATCCTACTGGTGTTGGTGGAACACATGATTTCATTCTTGCTAGTCAGGGTAAGCGGGAAATTTTTCCATCCAGACCTATTCGTAGATTTACTCTAGAACAAGAACTTAAAAGTGGTAGAGAATCAACAACTACATCAGAGATTACTGCTGACGGCAACACAGGTATGCTTGTCAATGGTCTTGAAGTATTAAATTATAAAGGCGAAAATCAAGTATACTATGGACCATTAAGACAAATTAATGTTCTTAATGGTGGTGTTGGGTATGATGTCCAAAATCCTCCCAATATTACTATTTCAGACCCATTGGTCAGTGCAGCTAATACTGCCGGATCTATTGTCAGTCTTGCGGGAACTGTCACTTCTGTTTATATTGACCCTGTAGAATTTGATATTGATCAAGTTGTTAGTGTTGAGATCTTTGGTGGTAATGGCACTGGAGCATTCGGAAGGGCACTACTTGAGGAAAGATACCGGGAGATATCTTTCAGTGGCGTCAGTACCCTTTCTGGCGGTGCTGTAGAAGCAATAAACGATAGGTTTACTTTCCTTTCAAATCATAACTTAGTATCTGGTAGTAGAATTGTTTACAATAATAATGGAAACAATAATTTAGGTATCGCAACTACCGGAGCTTCAAATGAAGAATTGACCCTAATGAGTGGTCAAGACTACTATGTAAGATCTTCTGGCGATAAATCCATCTACTTACATTATACAAAACAAGATGCTGTTGTTGGTATTAATACCATATCAATTTCTGAGGAAGCAGCTGGATCTAATGCTGGTCAACACATCTTCAGAACTTTTGAAAAGAAAACTACTATTGGTAGAATTATTGTAGAAAATTCTGGTAGTGGATATGCTAGCAGAAATATTTTAGTGAATCCAGCAGGTATCAATACTTTTAGAGATTATGTGAGCTTTGAAGAACACGGATTTAAAGATGGGGATATTGTAAATTATTCATATGATACTACTGCTGTTACAGGACTTAGTTCTACCAAGCAGTATCAAGTATTAAAGGTTAATGACGATGCATTCAGATTAGCAGAAGTTGGCAATAAAGGGGATGCGAAAGTATCTGGTGATAACTACAATAAAAAAATCCACACATTCCTAGATTCTCAGGGATCGGGATTCCAAAGATTTAGTTATCCTAAAATTGAATGTAATATAAAAGTACTAACAGAAGATCAGAAAGAACAAGATCTTGTAGCCACTCCAATTGTTAGAGGTCATGTAGTTGACGCACCTTTATATGCTAGAGGTAGAAATTATGGATCTACTGTCGTCGATTTCCAAAACCCACCAACAATTTCAGTTGAGAGTGGTACACTAGGTCAAGTTGGACTCATTTTTTCAAATGGTAGAATTATCTCAGCATTTGTCCAAGCTGGGGGATCTGGATATTCTGGTCCACCAGATATTATAGTTTCTAGTGCCAGTTCAGAGGCAAACGGAGCTATTCTTAGATCAGTAGTAGAAAATGGATCTATTACTGAAGTAAAGGTTATTTCTGGCGGAGTTGGATATGCTGCTAGTACAACAACCACCAGTATCATTAATCCAGGTTCAAGTCTTAAACTTGAAGCTCAATTAAGATCTTTGGTAATTAATAAGGCATTTGGTCTGAATGATACTGAATTAGATTATCTCGCTCCTTTCTCGGGAGGTGTTGCTGTAAATTATATTGGATATGGAAATTCTATTAGAGAATTCTTTGAAGATGATGGTTCTAGCCATTCTCCAATTATTGGATGGGCGTATGATGGCAACCCAATATACGGTCCATATGGATTATCTGACCCCAATAATATCCAGTCTGATGTTAAGAGGCAAGAATCTAGTTATAATATTATCTCAACTAACATTACAAATAGACCTCCAATATCAGTTTTCCCATATGGATCTCTAGTTAAAGATTATTCCTATGATGGATCTGGAGATTTAGATGAACATAATGGTAAGTTCACAAAAACTCCAGACTTTCCTGAAGGAGTTTATGCTTATTTTGCAACTGTAGATATTAATAATAAGCCACTATTTCCATACTTTATTGGAGACACTTTCCGCAGTTTCGCAATTCCCGAAAATACAGTTAGGGGATTGGTCATCGATCAAACCAATTTTGACTTTGAATCTTCAAAACTAGTCAGAAATACCTTCCCATACAATATGTTTGGTGACGGTAAATCATATGATTATGTTTTTCAACCATATAGGTCAAATAATCAAGAATCTGTTCCAGATAATCTTGGCATAGGATCAATTACTGATATCCAGGTTAATTTTAGAGGATCTGGTTACAGTGTCAATGATAATATCATTTTTGACAATAGCAACACAACTGGGGGCGGTTTATCTGCGGAAGTCAGTAAAGTTTTTGGATCTGATATCAATCAGGTAAGTAGCAATACGGTATCTTTCTTAAATGTACCTTTTAAGATGGGGAGAGAAACCGCAGAATTTAAAGTTTCTCCATATCATGAGTTTAGTGATGGTCATGTCATTAGAGTTAGTGGTATTTCCACTTATGTTAAAGGACTTGAGACTTATCACAAAATTTCAGTACAATCATATAAAGCAACTCTAAATCAAGACGGGTACACTGGTATCATTACAGACTTGAAGGTTAGCCTTGTTCCTCCAAATGTTTCTGCCGGAGATTCTATTGGTATCGGAACAGAAACTGTCCGTATTTTGAATGCATTCCCATCTGAAAAAATTGTTAGAGTAGAAAGATCCGCTGGATTTGCTACAGCTTCTGTTGGAGCAGCTGTTACTTATTTTACAAGTAAATTTACTCTACCAATTTCAGAAACATCCACTATTGATTCTAAATTCCAAGATTTATATTATTTTAATCCAAAAGAATCAGTTGGAGTTGGCACTACTGTAGGATTTTCAACATCCGTTAATGTTTCATTAAATGGAGTAACTAAAACAAGATCAATTCTTTCTCAATCCATCTTTATTGAGGGGCATGATCTAAAAACCAATGATTTAGTCACCTTTGAAAGAAATGGAAATGCTGTTATCAATGCAACTGCTTCGATTGATCCATACATTGCTCCCAGTGCCCTTCCAGCAAGTCTTTATGTAGTTCGCAAGACTAGCAACACAATTGGTCTTAAAACTTCTCCTGATGGTTCTGAGTTGTTCTTTACGACGACTGGAGACGATAGCTCAAACTATTATTTCCAAACGAATTATACGCAGCAGATATCTAATATTGAAAGAAGCGAGTTAACCGTAGAGACATCTAATTCTCATAACTTAAGCATTAATGACCAGGTATCTCTTGTAGTAAAACCAGGAATTACAACTGGTATCGGACAGGCAGAAGATGTTACAGTAAAACTACTAGATGGAAACTTAATTTTAAATCCGGTAGAAATTGCTACAACGGGAATCAATACGGTTACTAACATCTTTACCGCTAATAACCATGGTCTTGAAACTGGATTTAAAGTTTTAGCTTATGGTCCTTTTGGTGATGAAAGTAGCCTTCCTGACAGTTTGTTCCAAAGAACATATTTTGTCTTGAAAATTGATAATGATACATTCCAATTATCAGATTCTAGATCTCAACTATTTCTTGATCCTCCTGAAATTGTCAGTGTAACTGGTGTTGGGTCTACTGGACAAACTATAAATCCAATCAACCCACCAATTAAAGTAACTAAAAATAACAATATAGTATTCAATTTAAACGACTCATCTTTACTTGGCGGTGTATTAAAGATTTTTTATGACAGCAACTACTTCAATGAATTTGTTGGGACCGGAAATACTTCTAGTTTAGAAGTTGTTGGAGTCAATACTGTTGGTCTAGGAACAACAGTTGCAGAAGATATGTCCAAATTGACAATTAATTATAATGAGAATATTAAAACTGAGCTATATTATGGATTTGAAAAGGGTGGATATATGTCAACCTCTGATACTGAGGTTGTTGGATTTACTAGAATTAGTTTTATTGATAGTACATATACCGGATCATATAGTGTTACCGGTGTAGGATCAACTACCTTTACTGCAATCCTTGCAACTGAATCAGAGCAATCAAAATATTCAGCACAAGACTGTGAAGAGATTTACTACACCACGACATCTATTGGAGCAACTGGCGGAATTGCAAAAGTTCGCATCATTAATAATGGATTTGGATACGATAGAATTCCTGCAGTTACATCTATTGGGAATAGTGGAATTAGTGGAAATCTTCTTCTGACCGGTCCCTCGATCAATCAATTGAAAGGCGTAACAGTCCCCACTGATGTTTTTGGATATCCCTCAGACAATACTTTAAAACCAGATGCATTCTTACCTAGATCTGTACAGGCTAAAAATGCAAATAGAGTAATCGATGTAGATGTTACCTTTGGTGGCAAATCTTACTTGAATGCACCTTCTCTTGTCCTTTACGATAAATCTACCGGAATTATTGTCAATAATGGTTTGATTACTTGTGAACTTAGTGATTCCGCTGTAAACAGTGCTAAGGTTGTCGTTCAACCTAGAGGTTTGAGTGCAAATGCTTATGGCGTTGCTCCACTAAGAAACAGTAATGGTATTTCCATTATTGAAGCTTTCTCTGATGTTGGTGTTGTTACCTGCAAAATTACTACCCCAATTCTTGGATATGTTGACGAACCTTTTGTTGCAGGGGAAGAAGTATATCTTGAAGGAATTGAATTTAATAATGACGGAGATGGATTTAACTCTGGCGACTACTTATTCACTAATTTTAAAATTGATACCTACAACTCAGCAGTAAATCCACGAGAAGTATCATTTAAGTATACTGGATTAACTACAAATGTTGGTACTGGAGCAACTGTAGTTCCTGGCTTTGGTCAAATTGTTAAAGCAGGTGACCTTGCACAGTTCTCATCTACAATATCTTTCTCACCATTTGCTAAGAACGAACCGTTAAGAAGAAACAATGATAATGAAACTGATCTAATTTTGAGATCTATTGATACAAATACTGGGATTATGGTCATCGAAGGTTCTAGACCTTTGGAACCTGATGATAATCTTGTCGGCACTAATAGTGGTGATCGTGCAGAAGTAGAATCAGTTACAGTATTTGATGGATATTATGATATCGATTCTACTATTGATACTAATGTTGGATGGTCTGATAATATTGGACTAATTGGTGATAGTAATCAATTCTTACCCGATAATGACTACTATCAGAATATGTCTTATGCTATCGAAAGTGATAAGACATTTGATGAAATTATTACTTATGTAAATGATATTGTTCATCCAGCTGGGATGAAGAACTTTGCAAATACTCAAATTTTATCGATCGGTGATGCTGGAGAATCAGTACAACCTGCCGATGATGCTGGTGGATTTGTTCTTGACTTTATTAGTGATCCATTGAGAGTTGATGGGATTTATAATTTCGATCTTTCTAGAGATGTTAATGCTAACAACAATACATCTAAATTCCTAGAGCTTAAATCTACAAGACTTGCGGATTTTATTCTCAATAAGACTAATAGAGTCCTTATTCATGATGATATTAGTCCAAATTTCATTAGTAACGAATCTAACGATTTAAGTGATGATAGAACTATTGCTGGGATTGTTGCTGGAAGAAATTTCTCAAGATATCTTATTCAAACAACTCATTCGGCAGAAAATCCTCTGAATAATCAGTATCAATTAAATGAGGTTATTCTAGTAACAGTTGATAAGAGTACTTATCTTTTACAGAAGTCACATATCAACAATACCAACAATGTTGGTCTTTCAACTGGATATGCAGAGTTCTTCTCATTTTACAATGCTGACGATGATCTTACTGAAATAAGAATTAAACCTTATGAAACTTTTGATACTAATTACGATATTAAGACATTCCAGCAAGGTTTTTCTGCTGATGTAGGAATCGGATCTACCAATACCGGCAATGCTGTAAACTCATCTGCCAATGTTCTTGTAGGATCTGGGTCTACCACGCAAGTTATCGGATTTAGTACTACTACATTTGTTGGTGGTGTTGGTCATTTTCTTATAGTAGATTCTGCAGCGAAGAGTATTGATTATGTTGAGTTAGCTCTCCAACATGATGGTACAGATACTTACCTAACAGAACTCGCATCGTTTAATACTCGCCAAAGTCTTGGTGGTATTTCAAGTCCCAACTTCATGGGTACATTTACTTCTTCTATTGAAAGTGGAGTTGTTAAAATTGACTATATTCACAATGAGAGTTCTACTCTCGCAATTAGAAGTAAATTTGTATCATTCGAGAATGTTGGACTTGGTACAACTTCAATAAGACACCTCAACCTTAAATTTACTCCAGAAGGTACTGAGAGAACAGCTAGAGTTATTGTTGGTGCATCTGCTACTACTGGAATTTCTACAGTTGTTGGTGTCAGTAGCTTTACTAACTTATCATTCAAGTCAACCGTACATGTTTCTTATGGATCAACTCAGACACTACATCAAATCTATGTATTGTCAGATCCAGAAAAAGCTGATACTTACATATCACAGCAACCAATCGCAGCTATTGGCACTACTACTGGTATCGGCACATTTGGAGCAGAATTTAGTGGAAGCAATGTAAATCTGGAATTCTATCCAGATTCTGGAGTAACAGGAATTGTAAGCATCTATTCTTACAACGAAGTCTTGTATAAAGACCCAGATCCAAACGGAACACTTGCAGGTATCGGTTCATTTGACTATGGCAATGTATTTGAAAATGTTACCCAAAATACTTACTTAGGAATCAATAATAGAAACATTAGAACATTCGATCTCAAATATGAAGGAACACCAATTTATGAAAGAGATCTAAACCCACAAGACCCAGGTCAAATTGACTTTGGAACAGGTCTTATTAGTTTCAAGCATTTCTTCTCGAATGCAGAACCAGTTACATATGAACCAGATTCTAATATTGTTGGTGTTGCTGCTAGTGCTCTTCAATATGTTACTGGATATGGGCACACATCTCTCCCATCCACAGTCTTTATCATTAAAAATAACAATGATCAATTCTTCATCTCCACCAATCTTACTGATGCAAGATCTGGAATAGCTGTTACTTTCCAACCAGGAACCTCTGCTGGAAACAAGCATAGATTTACTATGGATAAGAGAGATGAAAAAACGATCATCGCTCTCAATGGAATTGTTCAAAAACCAATTTCATACACTCAAATCACTTACGATCTTGATGTTGCAGTAAATGGTATTGTTACTTCTTTTGCACTTAGTGGATTAAGTACAGTTACTTCTGGTGATCTGTTAAAACTTGCTGATGAGTACTCAATTGTAAGAACTGTTGGTTTTGCTACTCAACCAACTGGACCTATTACAGGGATCGGCACTTGGAGTATCGTTGAGGTTGAAAGGGGTGCTGTTGGATCTGCAGCTACTGATCATGCTGCTGGTTCTATTGCAAGAATTCATAGGGGATCTTTCCAAATTCTTAATAGTCAAGTTCACTTTACAGAAGCTCCTCTTGGTGGTGACCTAGGAGTTATTGACCCACAGAACTTACCATACCCTAGAGCATCTTTTGGTGGCAGAACTTATTTAAGAAATGATTATAGAACTAATGAACTATTTGATGATTTTTCGGACAAGTTTGATGGACTTGAAAATACCTTCCCACTAACTGCTACTGGCGCTGCTGTAACTGGTATTGGTTCTACTGGTGGTAATGGCGTTCTGTTCATTAACGGTATTTTCCAAGCACCATTTGGAGAAAATAACGAAGGAGTTTCTAACTTTAAAATTATTGAAGATCCCGTTTCTACAGCTGCTAGTGTTCAATTTAGTGGTATCACATCAGTTGGATTCACCGATTTAATTATCGATATAGATGATATCAACCAGAACCAACTCCCTAGAGGCGGTGTTATCGTTTCTATTGCGTCTACTCCAGGAGTAGGTTATGCACCGTTTAAAGGAGCTGATGTCCGTCTTAATGTTGGTGCTGGCGGTACTATCACTGGTATTGTCGGGATCTCCACCACAGGTCCTTCTGTATCTCTTAGTAACGCTGTTTATGATAAGAGAACGGGCATCATGACCGTTACTACTTCAGCGAACCATGGTCTTCTCGTCGAAGATCAAGTAAAACTGACTGGCATTGCATTTACTTGTGGTGCAGCTCATGCTGGCGTTACGACTACTATTTTCCCAGAGCATAATGATCCATTCTCTGTTGCTGGTATTATTTCTGCTACTCAATTCAAAGTTCAAGTTGGTCCGTCTACAATCCCACACACTTATGTGAGTGGTGGTACTGCTGCACCTTTCTTCCCACTTACTTTTGGGTCTGGATATAATACCAACCTTGGTACTATTGGCATTGCTGTTACTACATCCACAGGTACAGGAGCTACTGTTACTGCTGTTGTAGGTGCTGGTGGATCTTTGGTGTTCAGTGTTACTGGACCAGGTACAAACTATACGGAAAATGATATTGTCATTACTCCAGAACCCAATGGAGAAAATCTCCCGATTGTTGGTGTTTCTAGAATTGGACTTGGAAATACAACTTTAACCGGTGTTGGTTGTTCCGTCACTATTCAAATCGCAGGAGTGAGTACAGCAACTGGAATTGGATCAACATTATTTGAAGTATCTGAATTCCAATTTAGTAAGAAGGGGTACGGATTCAAACGCGGTGATAAGTTCACCGTAACTGGTCTTTCTACTGATCCTTATGCTGGAGACAAGTTCAGTCCATTTGAGTTAGAAGTTGTTGATGTATTTACTGACCAAGTTTCTTCTTGGCAGTTTGGTAACATCGATTACCTTGATAACATTCGACCATTCCAAAATGGTAATCAGAAGAGATTCCTTCTTTATTATCAGCAATCACTAGTTAGTTTTGAAATTGATAGAGGGGATCGAGATTCTAAAGAAATCGACCTTTCTGCAGTTCTTCTCATCTTTATTAATGGTGTTATTCAAGAACCCGGCATTAACTACACATTTGATGGTGGTTCCGTTATTGAATTTACGAGTGCTCCTACTTCTGAAGATAATGTCGTTATTTTCTTCTATAGAGGAACAATCGGGCAAGATAGCTTCTTATTTGATGTAAATGAGGTTATTAAAGTCGGTGATAATCTCAGACTGAGAAAGAGTGCCCAGATTGAGTTAAATCAAGTCACTCAAAGTACTGAAAATCTTGCCCAAAGTGCTAATAGAATTGTTAAGAGAATTGATAGTGCAGCTACAGTAGAAACTGCGTTCTATCAGGGTGTAGGTATCAGCAATGATAACTATAAACCGATGGATTGGATTAAGCAGAAAAAAGATATTATCATTGACGGATCCCTAGTATCAAAAGCTAGAGATTCTATTGAAGCACAGATTACTCCGATTGCAAATGTAATTGGAGTCTTAACTACAACCGATTCCTTCGTATATGTTGATTCTACTGCTATGTTCAGAGATACTGATAATGGTTTAACCGGGTCATTCAGTCTTGCGTATATTGCAGAAGTTGGATTCGGTACAACCGCAGTTTATGGAATAAACTATGAGAACATCACAGGAATTGAACCATTAGTTGCGAATGTTCAAGGATTTATTGGAGTTGTTACTGGTATCAGTACATGTCCTGGTATTGGAACTGATCTTGCTCTTCTCATTCAGTTTGACGCTCAAGAGTATGTGAATGATGGTAATAGCACTGCTGGATTAACTACTGGACAACCATTCAAGCTTTATGGAACTGGTATTAACACGGTTAGTGCTGCTGTTACTAGCATCGATACGCACGATACTGACATCGTAGGTATCAGTACATTCAATGGTGACAACATTTACTATGTCCATGCAGTAACCACACGAAATGGTGGTCGTGTGGGAGTTATCACTGCTAATATTGCATCTTATACTAATGTAAGTGATTTTGTTGGAGTTGGTTCTACCTCAATTCCTTATGCTCATTTCACTTGGGGTAAGTTCAGTAATGTTACTAGAGATCAAACACAACCAGTTAATGCAAATATTAAAGGTATTGACTTTGATCCAGAGTTAACAAACTATCCTATCGTTCAAAGGCGTGGTGTTGGATTGAGAGGAACTGGAGGATTGCCGAAGATATTATAAATACAGAAAAGTTAGACCTTCCGCCCGTTCATCATAATGGCAGCCATTATCACCGACCAGTTCAGGGTCATTAATGCGAATAACTTTGTAGACTCCATACTTAGCGGTACTAATTCATATTTTACCTTTTTGAGTCTTGCAAACCCGACTATCGCGGGTTATGGAAGAACTAGTACCTGGAATAGCACTACGGTTCAACCACCAGCACCTATTGATAATATTAGCTATGTTAATCATGTTTATGATACCATGCTTTTCGGAAGAAAAGTGTTGCCTGGTGATGTGCGAAGATTGATTCGTAAAGTTCAGTGGACAAAAGGTACATCTTATGATATGTACCGACACGATTATGATACTAATAATAGATCATTAGTATCTAACTCCAGTAGACTTTACTCTGCAAACTATTACATTATGAATAAAGACTTTAGGGTCTATATTTGTATTAATAATGGTTCTGCCGGAATTACATCTTCAGCAAACGCCTCGTTAGATGAACCGACATTTACTGATTTGGAACCATCCGCAGCTGGGACGAGTGGCGACGGTTATCTATGGAAGTACCTCTTTACTGTTCCTCCCGCTGATATTGTCAAGTTCGACTCAACCGAATATGTAGCTGTTCCTAACGAATGGAACACTTCTACTGAAAATGAAGTTAAAGTTGTAAGAGATAATGGAGATTCTCAGTTAAATAATAATCAAATTAAAGTTGTATCGATTGACGAACAGGGTGAAGGATACTCATTCTTATCGTCCCCAGTAGAATTGGATATTCTAGGAGATGGAACTGGGGGCAAAGTCAGAGTTCAAACAAATACAAACGGTCAAATTATTTCTGCAATTGTAACTACTGGTGGACAAGGGTATAGTTTTGGAAGAGTCAATCTTTCGTCTATTAATAATGGAGCTACAAAATTTGCTAAACTGACCCCGATTATCCCTCCATCAAGAGGACATGGATTTGATTTATATAAAGAATTAGGAACAGATAAAGTTCTTATCTATTCTAGATTTGATAGTTCTTCTTATGACTTTATTTCTGATACTACATTTTCGCAACTTGGGGTAATTAAGAACCCAATCGCTGCTGGTGCTGGATCTACAGCGATTATCAATACATCTGAGTTTTCATCTACTAAATCACTCAAATTTAGTGGTAGTACTGTACAAACTCTTGCAATTGGTTCTGAAATTACACAGAATATTTCTGGCGTTGGCACTGCAAAAGCTTATGTTGCTTCTTACGATACAAGTACAAAAGTAATTAAGTATTTCCAAGATAGAAACCTTTATCTCAACCCTAGTCTATATGATGCAACCGATAGTTTGGGTGTTGGTGGAGATGCTGATGTAATTCCATTTTCTGCCACAGGAAATGCTGTTACGGGTCCAAGTGGTTTCAGTGTAAACATCGACTCTGGATTTACCGGCATTTCAACAACTACCCCATCAGGTAAAGTTGTTGACCTAGGAGTACAGTTTACAAACGGTCTTGCTCCAGAAGAAATAAATAAAAGGACTGGTGAGATACTTTATCTTGACAATAGGCCATCTATTGCTAGGAACGAGCGTCAAAAAGAAGACATTAAAATCGTTTTAGAATTCTAAGAAGATGCCAACACAGACTAATCTCAATGTAAGTCCATACTATGATGATTTTGATCCTGAAAAGGGTTATCATCGTGTCCTTTTTAAGCCGGGATTCCCTGTACAAGCTAGAGAGCTTACTACCTTACAATCTATTCTACAAAATCAAGTAGAAAAATTTGGTAGTCATATCTTCAAGGAAGGATCGATTGTCGTTCCTGGGTCTGTGACATTTGATGGACAGTATTATGCTGTCCAAGTAAATCCAACTCACCTCGGTGTTGATATTGGAGTATATGCTAGTAAGGTTATTGGTAAGACTATTAGGGGTCAAACCACTGGTGTTACTGCAAAAGTAATTAATTTTATTAGTGCTTCCGAGTCTGATAATGATTATGATACATTCTTTGTAAAATATATTAACTCTTCACTTACTGGAGATTTTAATTTCTTTAATGACTCTGAAATTTTAGTCACAGAAGATTCTTTTACATATGGTAACACTACAATTAATGTTGGTGGTACTTTTGCATCTACGATTGATCTAAATTCATGCACCATTGGATCTTCTGTTTCTATTGATGAAGGAATTATCTTTGTTAGAGGTAATTTTGTAAAAGTAAAAAAACAGACTATTATTTTAGACCAGTACAGCTCTCAACCCACTTTCAGAGTTGGTCTTAGTGTAATTGAAACAACGGTATCTGCAAAAGGAGACGAGTCTCTTTATGATAATGCCAAGGGATTTTCTAACTTTGCTGCACCTGGTGCCGATAGACTAAGAATTAATCTAGTTCTTAGTAAGAAACCTATTACAGATTTTAATGACACTGATTTTGTAGAGGTTGTTCGTGTCAATAATGGCGAAGTTTTAGTCATTAAAAAAGAGACAGAATATTCAAAAATTAGAGATTATCTCGCAGGAAGAACTTTTGATGAGTCTGGTAACTATACTGTCAATAAGTTCCTATTAGATGTTACCGAATGTCTTAACGATAGACAAGGTAATGACGGCGTTTATTTCTCAGATCAAACAACTTTTGATGGAAATACCCCAGATGAAGATCTTGCCTGCTTAAAAATTAGTGCTGGTAAGGCATATGTTAACGGATATGATGTATCAACTGATGGTCCTACGGTACTTGATTTCTTCAAACCTAGAGAAACTCAAGAAGTAAAAGGCAAATCATTCCCATTTGAGATGGGAAATAAATTTATTGTAAATAATATAACTGGTATTACAACTTTTACCAACAGAATTGATCTGTTTAGTGGTCCATTTGAGAGTTCCACAAGACTTGTGGCAGGAACTTCTAATAAAATTGGTGATGCTAAGGTATATAATTTTGGATTAAGAGATCAGAAGTATGAAGACGCATCTACAGAATTTAATCTGTATTTGTACGATGTTCAAACATATACGAACTTAAAACTCAGTGATAATGTAAGCGCCACAGAACTAATTAAATCGGCATTTATTGTTGGTAAAGAAAGTGGGGCTAATGCATTTGCAGTTGCTGCAGGTGCTGGTTCTAGTTCAATCCAAGTTACCCAAACATCTGGTTCTTTTAGAGTAGGCGAACCAATCTTAATTAATGGTTCTGAAGAATCTCCTAGAACTATTGAGTCAATCACTAGTTATGGTATTAACGATGTTTTCTCGTTTGCTCAGAGTGGTAGTAGTTTTGCAGCTAACAAGAAGCTCAACGATAGAATTCCTCCTAGATTGGGAACTGGTCAGGTAACCATTGCAGTATCTGGTGCTGGGGCAACAGTAACTGCTCCTAGAATCGATAGTTTCCAAAGATTCAAAGCCGGTGATATTATTAGGTATACCGACACTAAGAACGGCACACAGACTCAGTTTCAAAATGTTGTAACTTCGATTGCTTCAGATCTTCAGTCAATGACTGTTGGAGCTATGACAACAGTTGCAAATTTGTTTGATGGTGGTGTTAATGGGTATGTTGGTGAAATTTCACTTGGAGCTCAAGATAGTAGCAACGAAAATGCATCTTTGATTACTGTTCTACCAGATCTCAATATTTCTAATGTTGATTTTACTGGATCTTCATTATTGCTTTCTGCACAGGTTCAGAATGAATCTACAAATTCGCTTGGTCAATTAATTCTTCCTATTGCTTCTGTAGATCTTAATGATGCGTCATTTGCAGCTTTTGATGAAGAGAGATATCAAGCACAATATTCTAACGGAACTATTGCTGTAATTGAAGAAGATCAAGTAACAGTAAGTCCAACACAACTTACAATTACTGGACTCAATCCTTCACAAACTGGAATGACAGTTAATGTCACTGTTATTAAATCAAATATTAAAAATAAAGTAAAAGAATTCAAACGATGTCAGCAAGTATCAGTAACTAGATCAACCAATAGAAGATCTGGAAGTGACCCATCTACGAGTGTTAATGATGGACTTAATCATAGTGATCTTTATGGATTAAGAGTTCAGGATAGAGATATTTCTCTCAATGAACCAGATGCTACTGATATCATAGCTATCTATGAATCACTGGATGCATCTGCTCCTATTTTAGACAAATTAAATTTCACATCTACTGATGATGTATTTACTAGTGCTATTATTGGGGAAAATATTTTTGGCACTTCAACTAATGCAATTGCAAAGGTAATTTCTATTGATGCTGGTAATAATCAAATCAGTGTTGTATATCTGACTAGAGATAGATTTGCAACATTAGAACCTTTAAATTTTGAGGAGTCAAATACTACAGCTGTTCTGCAAGGAACTGCTCCTGGAAAATATAGAGATGTCACTTCTAGCTACTTGCTAGACAAGGGACAAAGAAATCAATATTACGATTACTCTAGAGTCGTAAGAAATAGAGGAGCATATATTCCTCATAGACAACTTACTATTATTTACAACAGATATGATGTTCCTAGTGGAGACACTGGAGATGTATTCACAGTTAATAGTTATGATGAAGAAAGATATAAAAAAGATATTCCCCAAATTGGACCTTCTCGCATTGAAGCCCATGATGTTCTAGATTTTAGACCTAGAGTTGCATCATATAATCCAGCTTCAGCATCAGAGTCTCCTTTCTTCTATACATCTAGAGATTTTGTAGGGAAACCAGATAGAATCTTGACTCCTAACGAGTCAATGACTTTTGACTATGACTTCTATCTTCCTAGAATTGACAAACTAGTATTACTTCAAGATGGCAATTTTGATCTTATTAAAGGTAAACCGGCTAGACAACCAATTCCTCCAGTAGTATCTGGTAAAGGGATGGAAGTTGGGACAGTCCTTCTTCCAGCATACCTTAGAGATACTCAGGAAGCAAGAGTTTATCTCAAAGATAATCGTCGTTATACGATGAGAGATATTGGAGATCTTGCCGACCGAGTGGAAAATCTAGAAGTTGTTACCAGTCTCAATCTTTTAGAGAAGAGTGCTGAGTCTCTACAAATTAGAGATTCCCAAGGTCTTACAAGATTCAAATCTGGATTCTTTGTTGACAACTTTAAGACTTTTGATTTCATGCATCCAAGCTCACCATGTGAGATTGATAGAGATCTTGGCGAACTAAGACCACTGAGAGAATTTGATTCTTCGGCACTTCAGGTTGCACCTAAAGATGATATTCCAGTATCCCAGATTGACTTTAGCTCTAATTTCTTATTGTTAGATGATGCAAATACCCAAAAGACGGGTAATTTGTTATCACTCAAGTATCAAGAAAAAGAATACATCAAGCAAGAATTTGCAACCAAAGTCAATAACATCAATCCATTCCATGTTGTTGCATTTACAGGTGAACTAAAGCTTAATCCTTCATTAGATAACTGGATTAATACCAGAGAGACTCAGAATGTTATTCGTAATACTATTGGTATTACAGTATTCAATAATCAAGTTGCTGCGAACTTTAGTTTGACTAGAGGTGGAGCTCTTGGTGGTTCTGCTTCTGTAAGTACCAGAGAAGTTGGTAGAACGGTACAGAGAGATGACATTAGGTCTGAAAACACCTTTATTGCAGAAGAAACTTTCGATCCTTTCTGTCGTTCTAGAAATATCGAATTCGCTGCTATTGGTTTAAAACCATTTACTAATTTTTATCCTTTCTTTGATAATCAGGGTGGAGTTGATATCATTCCTAAGTTATTGGAAGTCAGTAGTGTTTCTGGTTCCTTCCAAATTGGAGAAACAATTCGCGGAACAATTGGCGCTACTGTTTTTGAATTTAGATTAGCTGCTCCAAACCATAAGAAAGGACCATTCAATGCTCCTACAGAAACATTCACGGTTAACCCATATAGTCCTGCAGCCACTCTTCCAAATGGATACTCTCAAGCATCAACTGTTTTAAACATCGACACCACTTCATTAGCTGCTCAGGCACAAGGTGCCTTCTTTGGATTTGCTCCTACCGGAATGGTAATGAGAGGTCTTACAAGCGGCGCTCAAGCGACTGTAGCAGGTGTAAGACTAGTATCTGATGACTTTGGTGATCTTATTGGTTCTATCTTCTTAAGAGACCCTAATCAGACACCTACACCACAGGTTAGGATTAGATCAGGCAATAGAGACTTTAGATTAACTTCTAGTCAAACTAATGCAAATCCATTACCAGGATCTACTTTAATCTCTCATGCAACAGGTCGCTATACTGCGACTGGTACAACGAGAGTAGTTCAAACTGATATTAGAATTACTACTCTTGAAACTACAACTATTACCAATCTTTCTACGATTGATATTAGAGGAACAATTCCAAGTCCTCCTCCACCACCACCGCCAGTAATCATCAATAATACTAGAGTTATTGATAGAACTAGAACGATTATTAGAAACCGTACTAGAGTTATTAATAGAACTCGTGTTGTCCGTGTAAGAAGAAGAGACCCTCTGGCACAAACGATTGTGACTGGACCAGAAGGAGCTTGGATTACATCGCTTGATCTATTCTTTGCATCTAAGAATCAAGGAACAACTCCAGTAAGGGTTGAAGTTAGAACAGTTGAACTGGGTACTCCAACTCTATTCGTTATTGATAGAGCTGCTCAAGCAACTATTCGCCCTTCGGATATTACAACATCTGCCGATGGATCGGTTGCAACTAACATTAAATTTGACACTCCTTTCTACTTAGATCCAGACGAATCTTATGCCATCGTTATCTTGTCAGATAGTGATGAGTATGAGGTATATTGTGGTGAAATGGGTCAAAAAGCTTTGAACGCTCAATCTCTTCCAGCTGCTAAGGGTAAGATTTACTCCCAGCAATTTGCAATGGGTTCTCTGTTCAAGTCACAAAACGGTGCCACTTGGACACCCACACAGTTTGAAGACCTTACATTTACTTTGTATAGAGCGGATTATACTGCCGAACAAGGTCTGTTGACATTCTTCAACCCACCGATCGAACCAAATAATGGTCTTCTTCCTCCACTAGGATTTGATCCAATTGTAGGTGTCCCTAAAAAAGGAAAGCTTGGTATTGTCACCACATCCAATTCTGGATTAATTGGTACGGTATTTACTCCTGGTAGAAAAATTAGCGAGCAAACATCTACATTCCGTTATGGGCACATTGAAACTAAAGGTGGTCCAGTCTTAGGAACTGTTGGAATTCTTAATGGTGGTAGTAACTATGGTACACCATCTGCTGTTGTACCAACATATAACATCAATGGTGATGGTGATGGACTCACATTAACCGCAACTGTCGGTGCTGGCATCTCAGCTATTACTGCAGTTTCTATTGCATCTTCTGGTAGAGGATACAAAGTTGGTGATGTAGTTGGTCTTCAAACTGCATCTATGGGAGGATCTGGTTCTGGTGTTCGTATTGGTATCAACTCTCTTGGAGGTATCGATACTCTGTATTTGACAGATGTTCAAGCACAAACTTTTGATGTTGCACCAGGCAATGAAGTTACATACAATCATGCATCTGGTAGCATAATTGCAACTGGTTTGGATATTGTAAGTTTTGATGCGACCGGAAGTGTTTACACTGGAGAGTACTTCAGACTATCTCACCGTAATCATGGTATGCATAGTTCTTTGAATAGGGTTATTCTTTCTGATGTGGAATCTGATGTTGTACCTACTGAACTAACCGTAGATGTATTATCGAATGAAACCGCTATTTCTGTAGCATCAACATCACAATTCAATACCTTTGAGGGTGCGGTAGTTAGTGCAGCAAATACTGGATATGCATTTATCAACAGTGAGATCCTTTCGTATACAAGTGTTGGCATTTCTAGTTTGGGTGGCGTTGTAAGAGGTGTAGATGCAACTAATGCATTGAATCATCTTAAAGATGACATTATTCAAAAGTATGAGTACAACGGCGTTTCTTTGAGAAGGATTAATGCTGAGCATGATGTCTCTAGTATTCTTAGAGGTATTGATGATTACTACTTGAAAATTGATAGAGGATCAAGTAGATCAGTTGATGATACCTCAAATAACATTCCTCAGGTTTCTTTCAAAGAAGAAGCTGCTGGTGGTGGTCAAAATGTACATGCTTCTAAAAATATCCAATTTGACGCTGTAAGACCTCTTCTCGATGCCTCTACATTTGGACCCACAGACTTCATCTCATTGCAGATGAGAAGCGTTACAGGTACATCTCCTGATGGATCAGAGACTTCATTCATCGATAATGGATTTGAAGATCTTAACCTCAATAGAATCAACACTCTTGAGACCACAAGACTTGTCGCTTCTAGAACCAATGAGTCTGTTAGACTCGGTTCTTTACCTAGAAACAAATCTTTCTCGTTTACTGTTGAACTCGCAAATAGTGGAGATAGCTTTAATTCACCTACTGTAAATCTTGAAGGGGCAAATGCACTCTTCTATGAAAACAGATTGAATAATCCTATTTCTGATTATAGAACGGATCCTAGAGTTAAGTCTAGATTTAATGATCCACATGCTTCTTATTATATGTCCCAACCGATCTATACTAAGAATCCCGCAACTTCAATTAAAGTTATATTTGAAGCTCGCAGACCAATTGAATGTGAGTTTAGAGTTCTCTACAGTATTCTGAAAACAGACTCTAGTGAAGTAACACCTGATTTTGAACTATTCCCTGGATTTAGAAATCTTCTTGATACTGATGGAGATGGTATTGGTGATCAAGTTATTGATCCCAAACAAAATGATGGTATGTCAGACTCCTTTGTAAGTGCTGATGATACTCAATACAGAGAATATACATACTCTGTAGATGATTTGCCAAGTTTCAATGGATTACAAATCAAAATTGTATTCACTGGAACTAATCAAGCAAAACATCCTGTAATTAAGAATTTGAGAGCAATTGCGGTAGCATGAGTTTGATTCCCGTTGAAGGGCATTCTAATCTTTGGAGAGATTCTGATACCGGAGCCATCGTCAATGGCGATGACTCTGGGTATCATTCATACTTAAGAGAAAAGCATGCAAAGAAAAATGAAAGAAAAGAGCTTGATTCAATGAAAAAAGATATTGATGATATTAAAAGTATGTTATCCAAAATTGTTGATAAGTTATGAGTAGAAATCCACACTCTGAATTTTTAAAGTATCATGGATTTGAGACTCATGATACTCAAGATATGCATCACTCAGACATTGATATGCTAAAAGCTGATGTTGCAGAAATTAAATTCACGCTCAATCAGGTATTACAGGAATTAAGGAAACTAAATACCTAATAGGATAATCCGTGATGTAAAGAATGGCAGTTTACATTGCTAACCTTCAAGTTGATTCTGGAGTTGATTTTCAACACGGTTTCAGTCTAGGAGATAACGACACAGGCACTTATTTGAACCTAACGAACTATACAGCGACTTCTCAAATGAGGAAGTGGGCTGGTAGTTCTACTGCTGTATCTTTTGCGTCTACTGTTACTGACCCCGAAGTTGGTCAAATCCAAATTTCACTGGGTTCAACACTAACAGCTGACATTAAACCAGGGCGATATGTTTATGATGTGACACTTGAAGACTCTGGCGGATTTAAATATAAGGTCGTCGAAGGAATGGTCCTAGTCAGAGCAGGAGTAACAAGGTAATGCCATCATTACGAATCGGCACATCGAATCAAGTAAAAGTTATTGCCAGCGGTGCCCTCGGCGGCGGCTCTGGCGGAAGATTGACTTTGCTTGCCGATGTTGATGCATCAAATCTACAGGACGGAAGCATTCTAGTTTACGAAGCTTCTTCTAACGCTTTTATAACAACAAAAAATTTCCCTGCTGCCATCATTGACGGAGGTGTCTTCTAATGTCCGCAACGATTCTCTTAAAAAGGACACTTGGGACTTCCCCTCCAAACATTGCTCCCGTTGGTACTGGCGTATCGTTCGGTGAACTAGTATACGCATACGATACCAGTGATGTAGGCGCTGGTAAGTCTTACAAAAAATTATATATTGGTAACCCGTCTGGTCCGTCTGCAGCTCCGATTGCAATTGGCGGCGAATATTACACCAGTCTATTCCCAGAAAATCCTGCTAGTTTCGGTACTCCAGAAGCTTCTAAGGTTGTTGTCTTAGATAATCAAGGTAGAGTTGCTTCTTGGACAGTTGTAGATGATTTCTACACCTCTGGCGTTGGTACAGTTGCTGGCAACTTTAGTGTTGGTGGAAACCTCAATGTAACAGGAGACCTCGTTTATGACGAGGCTAATGCTAGAAACTGGAATGTATCTGGTATTGCAACTGCAGCAACATTAGATGTTGGTGCTGCTGGATTCTCTACTCTTGGTGTAACTGATTTCCGTGCAGTCGTTGGCGTTGTAACAACGCTAAGCGGTACTAGTGCTGATTACTACGAAGTAAATGTAGGTCATGCTCTTACTGCAAATAATGTAGAAATTACTGGGGTATCATCCTTCAGTAATATTACATTCTCCAATGATGTTATTAGAGTTGGTCGTGATGCTGCTGTAGGTCTTAGCAGTGCTGACTCTTCAATCTTTATTGGTGACTTTGCTGGTGCTGGTATTGGACAAACTGTCCTTAACCGTCGCAATATTGCGATTGGTGCCAGTGCAATGCAATATGCTGGTATTCTTTCCAGCAGTGACGAGTTAGAATCTAACATCGTCTTAGGTAACTTTGCAGGTTATAGACTGCAAGGTACTAAGAACCTGATGATTGGTGATAAGGTAGGTTTTGCCTTATCTTCTAGCGGCAACGATGAGAACATCGCTCTGGGTAACCAGTCGATGTATGGTGAGACTTTCCCTGTTGTTGATGGGGTAGCTCTCAGCGTTAATGTTGGCGATCAAACTGCTGTTGCAGATTATGATCAGACCGAAGATGTAACAGAAACCAGTGGATCTGGTCAAGGTCTGTTAGTTAGGTTGCAGACTGGTGCTACTGGTCTGATTACTAACATCCAAATCATGGCTCCTGGCGATGGTTACGAAGTTGGTGATACATTCACCATGCCGTTTGGTTTCCAGACTCTTACAGGTAGCGTAACCAGCAAGAATGGTCGCTTCCTGAGTGGTGGTACAGGAACCAGACAGCAGCAAAGAAATATTGCTATTGGTCCTTACACTCTCTTCAGTGTAGACGGTAGCAAGAACATTGCCATTGGTTACTCTGCTGGTAACGATACTCTTGGCAGTGGTAATGTTATCATCGGTTATGAGCGAAATGTTGCTATCGGAGATAGTGATAATCAGCTCGTAATTGGCAATCAAAATATTAACTGGATCGACGGTAACCAACTTGGTTATGTCGGTATCGGCACCACACGACCCTTCGGGTTGCTCGATGTTGGTGGCGTATTCATCATTGATAAGGGCACTGGTAATACAGTAATCTCTGGCGTAACATCTGTTCCGCAAATCGATGCTAACGATATCGGTGTTGAAGATATCAAGGTCACTGCTGGTTTAGCAACTGACTTTGCAATTACCAACGCTAAGATTCAGTCAGGTATTATTACTGACACTGTTGGTACTGCTGCAACTATTACGAATGTAGACTTCGTAAATGCAGATATTGAGGCAGCTAAGATCACTGCTGGTATTATCACCAGTCAGGTTGGTACATATGCCACAATTACAACCTTTGATACTGAGGTTGCTGATCTCAAGGATATTAAGGTAACTACAGGTTTAGTTACCTCTCTGGTTGGCACCTATGCCACGATTACAACCTTCGACTCTAATGAAGGTGATATCAACACCCTCAAAACTGTTGCTGGTGTTGTAACATCTATTATTGGTTATGGTTTAACATATACTGTTGGCGATTTTGCTAATCTTGATGCACTTGATGCCAAGATTACTACAGGCATCATCACCTCACTGACAGGTACATATGTAACCTTCCAAGACGCTGACTTCCAGAAAGATGTCAGAGTTGGTGGAGCTCTTACTGTTGTTGGTGATCTGACGGTTAATGGAACTACGAGTTTTGTTCAGAGTTCGGTTGTACAAATAACCGATAAGAACATTGAACTTGGATTCAGTTCTACTGGTGGACATGCTGATGCTACAGCCGATAACGGCGGTATCATCCTTAAGGGAACAACAGATAAAGAATTTTTATACGACCAATCTAGAGAGGCATGGGAGTCTAATCTTAAGTTCACTCCTAGTGTAGACGGCACTCTGGATATTGGTACTACTGATAGAGAGTGGAGAGACATTTATATTGATGGCACAGCACATCTTGATGCTGCTGACATTCTAGATGCCAAGATTACTGCTGGTATTATTACTAGTCAGGTTGGTACTTATGCAACCATCACAACGGTTGACATTGAGACTCTTGATGCCAAAGATGTAAACATCACTGGTCTTGCCGTTACTGATATTGTCGGAACCGCTGCAACAATCACAACGATTGATGCAACAGAAGGTGATATTGTTAATGCTAAGATTACTGCTGGTATCATCACAAGCTTGGTTGGCACTGCTGCCACCATTGGTGATGTTGAGATTACTGGTGATCTCAGAGTTGGTGGAGCTACAACCTTTACTGGTAATGTAACCTTTAACGGTGGCACAATCGGTCTTGGCGACTCTACTACAGACAACATCATCTTTACTGGTGAAGTTGACTCTGACATCGTTCCTGACGATGATGACACCTTTGATCTCGGTAGTGCTACTAAAGAGTGGCGAGATATCTACATCGACGGCGTTGCTCGTGTTGATGATCTGATTGTTGATTCAACAGTTGGTACATACGCGACAATTACAACTGTTGATATCGATGTACTCGATGCAAGACAGACAAATATTACTGGTTTAGCTGTTACCGATATTGTCGGTACTGCTGCTACTATTACAACGATTGACGCCACAGAAGGCGATATTGTCAACGCTAAGATCACTGCCGGTATCGTAACCTCTCTGGTTGGCACCTACGCTACGATCACCACGGTCGATATCGAGACCCTGGATGCAAGACAGACAAATATTACTGGATTAGCAGTCACTGATATTGTTGGTACTGCCGCAACTATCACTACAGTTGACTTTGAAGTCGCAGACATTCTGAATGCTACCATTTCGGTTGGCATTGCAACTTCTGCATTCGTTCAAGCTGGTTTCATCACATCACTGTATGATTCCACTGGTGTTGTTGGTCTGAACACTCAGCATATGCTGAGTACCAATCCAGATGGCACGATCACCTGGCGCGAACCTGCACAGATTGGTATTGCCACAATCAATGCCAAGCTTGACACATGGTATGTTTCTACTAATGGTGTTGACGACGGTGACGCATCTCGTGGGCGCACTGCAGAAAGGCCATACAGAACGATTGCATACGCTCTGTCTCAAATCTCTAATATTGGTGTAAACGATGTATTAAACATCGCCGCTGGTGTTTATGAAGAAGTCTTCCCACTGACTGTTCCAGCTGGATTAACTGTTAAGGGTGCTGGACTCCGTGCTACCAAGATTTGTCCTACTGTTGCTACCAAGCAGAAGGACTGCTTCTTGATGAACGACAGATCTGTTGTTGAGGATGTCACTATCGGTGACATGTACTTCGATACTGCTGGCAATCAGGGTTATGCGTTTAAGTTTGCTCCTGGTATCGCGATCACAAGCAGATCTCCTTATATTCAGCGCGTAACTGTATTCAACAAAGGTAGTAATACTTCTGCTAGTGATCCATATGGTTATGGTTCAGCTGATGCAAATCCTTCCTCCTACATCGCTGGTGGTGGTGCTTACCTTGATGGTTCTGAGGTAGCATCAGGATCTCTTGAGGCAGCGTTCTTGTTCAATGAAGTTACTTTCATTGTACCGAACAGCAAAGGTCTGATTATGACCAACGGTGCTCGCAGTGAGTACCTGAATTGCTTCTCCTACTTCGCTGCTGAAGCTATCAAGGGCACATCTGGTTCTCTTGGTATCAGTTCCGCTGGTGAGACCAGACTGAGACTGACTGGTATTACAACCGTTGGTGTTGGTAACACAATTACTGTCTTTGATACTGACGGAACTACTGGTATTGCAACTGCTATTGTTTCTGGTTATGACGGAACATACCTGGATGTAACTGGAAAGCAAACTGGTTTTGAAGTTCTCAATGCCAGAACTGCTAAAGCTATTACTTTCAACGATGGTGCTCAACTAGACACTACAGTTAAGAAATTTGGCAGTGCATCGTTAGCACTTGACGGAACAAATGATTCTATCAGTGCTCCTTCTAGCGGTGATCTTGGTTTCGGCACCAATACAGACTTCACGATTGAATTCTGGGCATACGCAAATACAACTGGTCTGACCAGCGCAACTCTCTTCGACTTAAGAGACACTGGCACTGATGCTGAGGGTATCAGCGTTGCCTTCCGTGCTGCTGGCGAAGTTGACATGCGGGTTGGTACTACAACCGCTATCACTGGCTCTGGCGCAGGCATCGCTACAGGCGTCTGGAAGCACTATGCACTCGCTAGAGAGGGTACAAACACTAGACTGTTTGTTGACGGTACTCAGAGAGGCATTAAGACCTCTGATACAACTAACTACGGTGCATCTAAAGGTCTGGTCATCGGTGCTGACTTTGATGGCGCAAGTCAAAATGTCACTGGTTGGATTGACGACTTTAGAATCGAGAGAGGAGTTGCCAAGTACAATACAAACTTCACTGCTCCGACTGCTGCACACACAGGTGATAAGGACACAGTTCTCTTACTCTCCTTTGATGGTGCGAGTGGCGTAACAACAACCACCGACGATGTAATCCGCAACCAGGATATCCGCATCACTCAAGCTGGTGGCGGTATCGGAACTGCAACTAAGGTTATCCTTGCTGACTACAGTCAGTTCGGTGCGGACATGCGTTCCGTTGGTTGTGCTGTTGAGTATGGTCAAAAGGGTGTTATTGCTGATGGTGATGGCGTATCTCTGAGACTGTTTGCTCTCAACTTCAATCATGTTGGTGCTGGTGGAGATTTCTCTAATGATCCTAACCTGGCAATTCAAGCTAATGAAGTTACCGAAATTAATAACGGTGATATATCATTCGTTAGTATCGACCAAAGAGGAGACTTCAGAGTTGGAGATGCATTCTTTGTTGATCAAGAAAACGGTACGGTATCGTTCTCACAACAAGTAACCAGCCTCCAAGCACTTTCATCTCTTCAGATTACTGACGGATCTAATAGCAGCACTATTACTCCTACAAGCGGTACATTTGGTAACATCCAGATTGCTGGTAACAATATTGAATCTACCTCAGGTGATATTAATATTGATCCAGCTGGTGCTGGTTCAATTAACATCACTGGTGATGTCAATGTCCTGGGTATCCTGACTGCGACAACCATCCAGCTCGATGCATTCCAGAAGAATGATACTTCCATCGCTCTGGATGACTCAGGTGCTAACGGTACTATTCGATTCAACACTGATAATGTTGAGGGCATGCGCCTTGACGCTAATCAGAAGTTGGGTATCGGTACTGCCGCACCTAGACAGAGACTTGATGTCCTCGACACTGCTAAGTTTGAGAGACTCGATGTAACTGGCGTATCTACATTTGCTGAGAGAGTTGACTTTAACCTTAGCATCGACGCAGTTGACGCTAAGATCACTGCTGGTGTTGTAACCTCGTTGGTCGGTACATATGCCACCATCACTACGGTTGATATTGAAACATTAGATGCTAAAGATGTCAACATCACTGGTCTTGCGGTAACAGATACTGTTGGTACTGCTGCAACGATCACCACAATTGATGCAGAAGCTCTTGATGCATTTGATGCAAAACTTACTGGTATTGCTGTCACAAACGCAGTATTCACTGGAATTGTTTCCTTCAAGGATAATGTAAAGGCACACTTTGGTGATGATGATGATCTGTCCATCTATCATGATGGCAACAACTCATACATTGATGATTCGGGAACTGGTACACTTGCTATCCGTTCTAATCAGGTAGAACTTCAGAAGTACACTGGCGAAACTCTTGCCAACTTTACTGCTGATGGTGCCGTTACTCTGTTCTATAACAACGGCATTAAGATCGAGACACTAGCTATTGGTGCTAGTGTTCGTGGTCAGACTCAAACGGGAACAATTGATGTTGCTACTAACGCAAACATCCACTCCACACTGACTGTTGATCAAGGAACAATCCTTACCGGAATTGTAACCAGTTCTGCTGGTATTGAAGCAATCAACATTAATGTCTCTGGCATTCTCACTACTAACAACTTTAGAGTTACTGGTGTAACAACGATCTCCGATGTCACAATTGGTGCTGGTTCTTCCTCAACCAAAATAAATACCAATACTGGAGAACTTGTTCTTGATTCTGCTGCTGGTCAGGTAACTGTCCAAGATAATCTAAGCGTAATCGGTTACGGTACATTCCGCGACGGTCTCTATTACAGATCAGATCAAGGTGGATTAACTGGTATTGGGTATAGCGGACCTAACGGTGTTGCATTCTTTGAGGCAGATGGAAGACTGGTTAGTGGTCTTAGTACAGTAGGGTTCTTAACAACCTCTAATTACATGCTAACCACAGATGAAAACAACATTCCAATTTGGTCCAATAGTGTTGATGGAGGTACATTCTGATGACAAAACCAACTACTAGAGACGGATTAAAAGATTATGCTTTAAGGCAACTTGGATATCCTGTCTTAGAAATAAATGTAGCTGATGAGCAAGTAGATGATGCATTAGATGATGCTCTGCAACTTTTTTATGAGCGTCATTTTGATGGCGTTGAAAGAGTTTATCTCAAGTATAAGGTCTCAGCAGATGACATCAAAAGAGGCAGAGCAAGAGGTGCTGGCGAATCTCTTGGTATTACTACTTCTACTACAACATCTGGAGACTTTGAGGAAAACACAAATTATTTGAGTGTACCTGATTCGGTCCTCGGAGTTGAGAAAGTATTTTTGTTTGATTCTAGCTTTATTTCAAACAACATGTTTAGCTTTAAATATCAGTTGTTTTTAAATGATGTAGCTTTCAATTTGGGATACAGTGGTCTTCTCAGTTATGCGATGACTAAAACATATATTGAAGACATTGATTTCTTACTTTCAACAAACAAGCAGATTAGATATAACAAAAGAAATAATCGTTTGTATCTCGATGTTGATTGGGGATCAGTATCAGAAGGAACATACATAATCATTGACTGCCAAAGAATCATGGACCCAGCAAATTATGCTGGTGTATACAATGATTCTTTTTTAAAGAAGTATTTTACTCAACTAGTCAAGAAACAGTGGGGTACAAACTTAACTAAATTCCAAGGAGTTAAACTCCCTGGAGGTATTGAATTAAATGGCAGACAAATTTATGAAGATGCTGTAATGGAATTGCAGCGTATTGAAGATAGAATGTTGTCTACCTACGAACTTCCACCCCTTGATTTGATTGGGTAATGGCATTAAATCCGTTTTTTCTTCAAGGATCTCCAAACGAACAGAGCCTTGTTCAACAACTTATTGACGAACACTTAAAAATGTTCGGATTGGATTGTTATTACATTCCAAGAAAAATGATTATCACTGATGATGTGCTCGGAGAAGTTCAGTCATCTAAATTTAATGACGCATATATTTTAGAAGCTTATCTCAATAACTATGAGGGATATGCAAAAGGTAGTGATATCATGTCCAAGTTTGGCATTAATCTTCAAAACGAAATTACTCTCACAGTTTCCAGGGAAAGATATGAAGATTTTATTGCCCCATTTGTTGTAACCCATAATGCCAAAAATGCTGGCACAGATATTATTTTTGGTGAGAGACCTAAAGAGGGAGATTTAATTTATTTCCCGTTAGGAGAAAGAATATTTGAAATTAAACATGTAGAATTTGAAAACCCATTTTATCAACTAGGTAAGAACTATATCTACGAACTTCAATGCGAACTGTTTCGCTATGAAGATGAGTATATTGATACCGGAGTATATGGTATTGATGAGAGAGGAATGGAAGAAGGTGAGACCAGTACTGTCATTTTGGCAGGCATTGGTTCAACAGCCATTGCTGTTGTTGATTCCTTCGCTAGTCAAGGAGCATTAGGACAAATTTTCCTGAACGATGATGGATACGGTTATACTAGCGCACCCAGTGTCACTATCGGACCCTCTCCTGCTGGTGTTACTTCATCTAGAGCAGGTGCCTTTGCATTCACAACCGAAAGGTCCGGGTTATATTCTATTGATCAAGTAGTCCTACAAAACCCTGGATTTGCATACACAGAGGCACCGGCATTTACATTTGGTGGTCCTGGTGTAGGTGCAGCTGCAACAGCATCTCTTACAAACAGTGGTATTACCTCAATTCGTATTACAGATCTGGGAACAAATTATGTAAGCCCACCGTTAATTACTATTCAACATCCCGCAAATGTTGCTATCGGAACTACTGGTGCAACCGTTGGTAGTAAACCCGGTCAGGTACAAGCTACTGCTATCTCAATTTTAGATGGAGATAGTCTAAGTAGAATCTTCTTAACAAATGCTGGATCTGGGTACGAAGAAGCTCCATTAATTACGATTGGAGATCCTCTTTCTCTTGGAATTGGAACATATTTCTTCAATGAAAGAGTAGTCGGATCCGAATCTGGAACTGAAGGATATGTGAGATCCTTTAATGCAACTGACCGAAAGTTAGAAATCTCAATAAATAATGGTGTGTTCTACCCTGGTGAGTTTATTACAGGAACTGCATCGTCTGCTAGATATCAAATCTTAAATCATACTGGAATTGATACTACAAGCACATTTACTTTCAATGACGAAATTGAAACTGAAGCAGATGGCATCCTTGACTTCACTGAGCGTAATCCCTTTGGCAACTTCTGATGTTAGGCACTTATTTTTATCACGAAATTCTCCGCAAGACAGTTGTGTCTTTCGGAACATTATTTAACGACATTCACATTCAAAAAGAAGACAAAGGCGGAAATACTATTAGTGACATTAAAGTTCCCTTAGGGTATGGTCCTAGATCCAAATTTCTTGCTAAGCTACAGCAACAACAAGAGTTAGCAAAAGCAACTGCTATTACTCTACCCAGAATGTCTTTTGAGATGTCAAGTCTTTCTTATGACTCAAGTAGAAAAACTTCCGTAACGAAGACATTCAAAGCTATTGATAATCAAGATCGAGTAAAGAAAGTATTTTTACCAGTTCCATATAATGTTGGGTTTGAACTCAATATTATGACAAAGTTGAATGACGATGCTTTGCAAATTGTAGAGCAGATTCTTCCATTTTTTCAACCATCATTTAATATTACTGTAGACTTGATCAATTCAATTGGAGAAAAAAGAGATATTCCTATTATATTAGAAAATATTTCATTTACCGATGAGTATGAGGGGGATTTTTCTACAAGAAGAGTACTAATCTATACACTAAACTTTAGTGCTAAGACATACCTATTCGGTCCTATTGCAGAAAGTACAGACGGACTTATCAAGAAAGTACAATTGGATTACTACTCTGATACTGATACACAAACTGCTAAGCGTGAGGTAAGATATACGGTCACTCCTGATCCAATTGATGCAGATGCAGATGATGATTTTGGATTCAATGAGACTACTACTTTCTTTGATGATGGTAAAGTATACAGTCCTACTAGGCAAGAGGATGTATGAATAATTTTAGCGAGATAGATGCATCATTAAATACAACTAGTGAAACTATTGATGTAACTCCCAGTAAAAAGGAGAAACCAGATCGTTTAACAAAAAGCGATACTGATAAAGACTATGATTATACTAGAGCAAACTTATATTCTTTAATAGAAAAGGGTCAAGAAGCCTTAAATGGTATTATGGAGCTTGCTGAAGAAACTCAGTCTCCTAGGGCATATGAGGTTGCAGGGCAATTACTCAAAAATGTGGCAGATAATACCGACAAATTAATGAAGCTTCAGAAAGATATTAAGGAGGTAAAAGAAGAAGTAAAGAATACAACTAATGTCACAAATAATGCTATGTTTGTAGGTAGTACTGCGGAATTACAAAAAATGTTAAAGGAAATGAATAAAAACAAGTGATGGGGTTAGATCCTGACGAGTGGTACTGCAGTGTCAATATTGGGATTGATGAAGTTCGTATGATGTATAATCATTTAGATTACTCCCTAAAGATGTGGCCAGGAGCTCCTGCCAGACCGATAGAGGAGCAAGAATTTCTTATGGACATGAAAGATAAGTATTTTGCTATGTTAATGGAATATAATTTTTCTGAAAAATAAATAAAAGAGCCTGACTCTTTACTCATGGAATCAAATCCAAAGAAGAAAGAGGAAGCCAAAAAGGAAAATAAATTTGAGTGGGCGGATGAGGGTGTATCAACTCTCGTCCGAGTTATTATTCTTGGATGGTCAGCAGCAATTCTGACTCTTAATTATGTAACTGTTCCTGGCATTCCTCAAAAAAACATCGATCCGACTTTTATAGCCAGCGTGTTCACGGGAACTTTAGCGACTTTTGGTGTCGTTGCCTCGAAAAAGAAGGATGAATCAAAGCAAGCACCTACTTTAGATAAGACAGAAGATAAACCTAAATAATAGAATCATGGTTCTATAGTTTTTAGGCATGGCACTGTCATATTCCGATATTTCTAGTTTCCTATCAGAATCAAAGAAGAAGAAACCGTCAACTACAGGAGATTTTGAATCTCCTAAAGTTGATGACTCTTCTGTAAAAATTACAGAGGGAAGTTTTACTATTGGTCCTGGACATCGTGGAGCGATGAAAGGTACTAAGATTTATAATAAAGGAAAGAGCACAACTAATCCTAATGAGAAGGATGCGTTCTTAAAGAAATCTGGAGCACAACTTCCTCCTTTAGCTCAAAAGAAACCATCAACACAAATGGCTGGTTATCAACCAGAAGGTGATATGATTGGTGAAGTTGTTGGCGGCAAACCTGGAGACGGATATATTGGTCACCCCAATCTAGATATTAAAAACCCACTTGCTAAGAAACAAGTTAAGGGTCCCACTGGAAATCAAGGACTTGCTGGCAAACTTGGTGATAGAAAGATGAGGATTGATAAGATGACCAATCAAATGCTCAATCAATCTGTCGAGCCAGAAGGTAAGTTAATTGAAGAGACAGATATGAGATTCTGTCCTAAGTGTGAGAAGATGGAAGCTAGAGAAGAGTGTGCTTATGGTCCCGACTATTGGGACACATTTGCTATTAAAAATATCTCTAAGAAAGTAGAGGAAGGTGCTGCATGGACTCGCAAAGAAGGACAGAATCCTGAGGGTGGACTCAATGAGAAGGGACGAAAGTCTGCCAAAGCAGATGGACATAACTTAAAACGACCATCTAAAGTGAAGGGTAATAAGAGAAGAGCATCATTCTGTGCAAGGATGAAAGGCATGAAGAAAAAACTCACTTCTGCTGAGACAGCAAGAGATCCTGATAGCAGAATCAACAAATCACTTAGAGCTTGGGACTGTAACTAATGAAAAACTTTAAAGAATTTTTGTCGGAAAGCAAAATTACAATTACTATTGATACTGATGATATTGAGACTCCCAAAAATGAAGAGTTCGGTGCTGATGTAGTTTGGGAAGGTAAGCTCTATCGTATGGATTTATCTACTGTTAGAGATTCTCTTCCAACAGAAAAAGAATTATCCGAACAGTTACAAAAGGAATATCCTGGAGCTATGGTCCAGAAAATATATCCAGTTTCTGAAGAAAAATCTGACATTACTGTCGTTAATAAAAAAAGATTTAACCCAGCTATGCAATCATGGGTTGAAGATTAATCATGGCACAGTGGAATAAGAATACACAGGACTTTCTCAATCAAGAAAGAACCCTTTTTGAAGTATATAATATTGCTGATCACTGGGGAAACCAGACAGATTGGAGACCTCAGTTTTCTAATAACAATAGATTAAAGGTTTCTCCATATCAAACAGTCTTCTTCAATACCTTCCAGTACGGCAAAGAAACTGATGTATGGGATGAAAGATTAGTCGGAGTCGGTGCAACTGCTACCTTTAATGCATCATCCAGTAATGTAGTAATGGAAGTTGGTTCTGCTGCTGGTAGTAGTGTAGTTCGTCAGACTAAGAATGTAATGAGATACATTCCTGGTAGAAGTGCTACTCTTGCCTTTTCAATTCGTCTTGATACTCCACAAGTCGGTATTCGTAGAAGGTTTGGATTGTTTGATGATAATAATGGTGCTTATTTTGAGGATAATGGTGGAACTTATGCTTATGTAATTCGTAGTAATACGACAGGTATTGTTACTGAAAGAAGAGTATACAGAGACGATTGGAACGGTGAGAAGTTTGATGGTAATGGATATAGTGGTGTAACTGCTGATCCAACAAAACAGCAGATGATTTCCATCAACTATGAGTGGTATGGTGCTGGTCTTGTAGAGTTTGCATGGTTAATGAAAAATGAGACAATTCCGTCTCATACATTTGAGAACTCAAATACTTTGGATACTGTTTGGTGTTCCACTCCGTTCCTTCCCATTCGTGTTGAGATTGAAAATATAACTGGTGTTGCTGGAACTCATTACCTGTATCAAGGATCTAACTCTCTAATTCAAGAAGGTGAACCAGAGAAACTTGGTATTCTTGAAAGTATTGCTAATCCTATTACTGGCACTACACTGGCAGCTGCAAATACATTTTATCCAGTCGTAAGTCTCAGATTAAAAGAGGATCAATTGGGTGCTGTTGCTCTGATTAGATCTCTACAAGCAGTAACGAATGATAATACTAATGTCTATTGGAGATTGATTGAGAACCCAACATTAACTGGTGCAAATTGGACAGATGGTTCAAATCCAAACTCCTTTATGCAATACGACACAAGTGCTACTGCTACAGCTGGTGGAAATATTGTCCTGAGTGGATTTACGATTTCTGGTGGTTCTTCTCTTGTAGAAGTTGATGATAAGGCAGCACTACAAATCGGTAGAACTGGTATTGGAACGATAAGTGATATATACACTTTAGCATGTGCTTCACCTAATACTAACAAGAAAGCACTCGCAGTATTAAACTGGATTGAACAAAGGTAATTGATTGGAATCCATGACTTTTATGTGTAAAAATAACAGACAGATCAAATAAATATCTCTATAATGGTATAGAGTTGATACTTTTCTTATGACAGGATTTTATCTACTAGTAGCATGTTTCGTTTTACTCATTGCCTATGGGGGCATAGAGGAAACGATGAAGCTAATTCATTATATTGATCTTACTATCAGATATGCAATTATAAAAGTAAAGCTTTATTTTATGAAAAAAAAATTAGAAAAAGAATTAGGAATTTTCTCCCGGAGTGATAACAATGGCTGACGATAAATTTTCGGACCTCAAGCTGCAGCGTGAAGAATGCGAAAAATGTGGGGCAACTTGGATTAATGGAAAGCATGTATGGAGAGGTACTGCTAACGAAGGTAGTGAATTAGACCTTGCTGGTTTAGTCTGTAACAAGTTAGGTAATGAACAATGCATCAATCCATCAAAAGGTATTGAAGGCGGTGTAACATGGGCATATAGAGCGGGATTTATTGACGGTGCAATTAAGGAGAAAAAAGAGTCTATGGAGAAGATGAGAGACTTCGGAGAGGAGATGGGTTTTTAGTTCTGAAACCCTAATAATTTTAGGAATAAACTACTAAGAATGTGCTAGATAGTACAGTTGCATAATACTCAATGAGAGCTATTTGTTTCTTTCTAGTTACATTCTTTTTTGCTATTCCTGCATGGGCAGTTGATGTCTCAATGGGTGCTGGTGGTAATCTAGTATTTGAACCGAATGAGATCACAATCTCTGCAGGTGACACAGTTCATTTTGTTAATGAGGCTCTACCTCCTCATAACATTATTGTTGAAGGTCGTGCAGATCTTTCAAGAGAAGCACTACTGTTTGCTCCTGGCGAATCACAAGATGTTGTATTTGCTGATAAAGGTGACTATAATTATTTCTGTGGTCCTCACCAAGGTGCAGGCATGACAGGCGTAATTCATGTGGAGTAAATGTCCAAAAGTTACATAACAAAAGAACAATGTCAAGGGATGATCGATGACGCAATTCGTAGACACAACCGTAATGCTGGAATTATTTCTATGTGTGTCGGTTGGGTTGTTCTCGCTTTATTTGCTGAGGGTCTCCTTAGACTTATAGGCATAATACCACCACTGTTACCTTGGTTAGAATTAAAGCTATGAGTGGATTATTCGGAAACATATTACTGTGGATTTCAATTCCATTTGTATTATCGACAGTATTCTTCGCATTTTATCGGGGAGAAAATTTTTATTATGAAAGCGATGATTATGATGGAAATGGAACAGCACATTAAACTGCGTTATGATTTTGCTATGAGTGCATTCGCTAGAATGTTTGGCGTAAATCATGTAATGGCTTCAAATGATATTTCTAGATTCTGTAAAAAGTGGTCTGAGACTGAGAATGAAGAAGCACCTAATGGAACTATAAGTGAGATTAACTTTTACTTTTTAGACTTCTGGAAAACCTGGGGAGGATATGTATGACCAATATAGCCCTCAAGGCAGCACACTTTGCTGCTGCTACACTCAATAACCCTTTTGGAGTTGGTGCATTAAGTCTTGCACTAATTGTTGTACCTATTGTAGGGATGGATTTAGTACATAGGTATGGATGGCAGCACTGGGAACCATTCAATAAAACTAGAAGGGTATCTAAATAATTATAAAGTCACTTGTTGTGATGAATAGGTATCAAAAAGCAATACAATACACAAAACCACTTGTTAAAATTGATGAGAAGATTGCTTTTCTTAAAGAGAAGATGGTAACAGCCGGTATGTATTCTGTAGTGGATACATCCCCCGAAGTGCTTGAGGTTGGACCAACATTTGAGCCAGCACCTCTTGGTGATTTTTCTGACCTAAGTTCTTTTGTATGGGATAGTGCAGCTCAAGGAGATGGTACTCCGGGTGTTCTTCCAAATCTTAGTCAATTGCAGACTACAGATATTAATGGGGTTACCCAACCTAGATTAGAAATGCCTCAAATTGAAACCAGTGACGGCAGTAAGTATATTGGAACACCATATGCTATGGCATTTTCTGGTAGTATGGCATTGACTGGAACTTCTCTTGGGTATATTAATGAGAATGGGTATAACCATGTATATCAATTGAGTAATGTTTTTGGTGTAAGTTATAATGAGTTTGCTAGAAAATTTGCTCAAGCTTACACAGAAGGAAATTTTACACAAAAAACAATTTACATGTGGTCGGGTATAGATTGTTTGCTTGGTCAGTGCAGAGGGGGTGCCGCATATTACCCACCTGGTACAAGTAATGTTGCACCCCATGCATCAAGAGTTTTATATCCGTATACATTATTGATTCCAGTTGATGGGAGTGGGATTCCCAAAGGAAATCCAGTAATGACTGATGTAGGTGTAAGATCACAATCAAAAAGAGTCGCTTCGATTATAAGTCGGGATGGTATTGGCGATCCAAATTATTATCCAGGACCAATCGCTATGGGTCCTGATACTCTTTGGGAAATGATTAATGAATATAAAAGTCCAGCAACTCCTGCTTACATGAAGCAAAACATTATAAAGGGATTAAGTGACTGGGCTAAACCTGGATCTAATAATCGTCGCAAACTTCAAGGTTTAGGACTTCCGCTAGTTTAAAATGATAGAATATAACGGTAAAAAAATAACAGCAGAAAATATTACTATTGAGGATATAGAAGTTCTCTTTGATTTTGATAAAGATGTAATGCTTCAACATAGATTGAATTTAGGAAAGGATTATGTTAATAAACAATTCCCAGAAAATGTAGAGCAGACTTCAAGAGTTAAAAAACTTTTGAAGAGAAATCTTGAACTGTCTGACCCCAAAACATTTAAAGATCCTAAACCAGTGATGACCTATGGTAAATTATTTGGTGGTGATCATAAGAATAAGCGTGTTAAAATTAAGGAGCATGGTGGGAAGTCTTTACTCTCTGTTAATAGATTTCTAATGAAAGAAAAACGGAAAGATACTTCTAGACTTAGGTGGTTAAAATCATGAATTTACTATTACAACCACATACTAATGTAAACGATCCTGTATGGTCGGTGATCTTTATGGTATTTCTTTCTGTTTGTATGGCTCTTTATGTCATTTACTATATACTAGGAATCGACGAAAAAGAAAATGGGAGCCATGACACCACCGAGCAGGAAGAGTTGCTACAACTTCCGAGTGACGGAGATCAATCGTGTCCTTGATGGTGATACTATTGATGTTACTATCGACCTCGGGTTTGATCTATACAAGAAAGAAAGAGTTAGAGTTGCAGGAGTTGATACGCCAGAGAAGAGGACCAGAAACTTAGAGGAGAAGGCACTTGGAATCGACGCAACCAACTGGCTCAAAGAAAAACTCGAAGGCACTTTGGCTGGTGATGATGAGTTGTCTGTTAGGACTGAACTTGTTGGTGGCACTGGCAAATACGGGCGTCTTCTGGGTTGGCTTTACATTGGGGACGACAGTGTGTCCCTTAACGAGCAAATGATTGAGGAGGGTTATGCTCATGCTTATGACGGAGGAACAAAAAACATGGACCTTGAAGCACTCAGAGAAATCAGAAGGGCACACGGCACGATGGTGTAGAAGTGTTGTCTGTGGATCTAGTGTCTTTATCCCAGACTCTGAGTTTGGAGGAGAAAAATGCGAACTAACATGTGATATCAACTATGAATTTTGAATTAGATATGGATGACTATGCTATCATCCTTAATGCATTACATTACTACAAGAAAGTTGAGAAGCGAGGAAACTTCAAGCAGTACAACGAAGAGCGTGTAAATAAATTAAGAGACAAAATGGCATATCAATTAATCCCCAGTCCCGATTCTAAGCCAAGATCATGAGCGCAGTATTTGTATTTTCTTTTGTCTCATTGCTATGTTTTGCAATGCACATTACTTGGCCACTACCTTATAGAAAATAATGTCTTCAAATGAAATTTACTTAGGTAATCCTAACCTAAAAAAAGCAAATACTTCTGTAGAATTTTCCAAAGAAGATGTCAAAGAATATTTAAAATGTAAAGATGATCCAGTATATTTTGCAAAGAACTATGTAAAAATTGTTTCTCTGGATGAAGGTCTTGTACCTTTTAAGATGTGGGGATTTCAAGAGAAATTAATTCGCAATTTCCATGAGAAACGATTTAATATCTGTAAGATGCCAAGACAGACTGGTAAGTCTACAACTTGCGTATCTTATCTTTTACATTTTATTGTTTTTAATGATAGTGTCAATGTTGGTATACTTGCCAACAAAGCAGCAACAGCAAGAGAGCTTTTAAGTAGGTTACAAACTGCATATGAGAACTTGCCAAAGTGGATGCAACAGGGTATTCTATCCTGGAACAAAGGTAGTATGGAGCTAGAAAATGGCAGTAAGATATTGGCAGCATCTACATCTGCAAGTGCTGTCAGAGGTATGTCGTTTAACATCATCTTCCTCGATGAGTTTGCGTTCGTTCCAAATCATATTGCAGAGTCGTTCTTTGCCTCTGTTTATCCTACTATTACTTCTGGTAAAAGCACAAAGGTAATCATGGTTTCAACGCCTCACGGCATGAACCATTTTTACAGATACTGGCATGATGCACAAAGAGGAAAAAACGAATATACTGCAACAGAAGTTCACTGGTCTGAAGTCCCTGGTAGGGATGCAGCGTGGAAGGCACAAACCATTGCCAACACCTCAGACCAACAGTTTAAAGTTGAGTTTGAATGCGAATTCCTTGGATCCGTTGATACTCTTATTAGTGTTGCTAAATTAAGAAATCTTGTTTTTGACGACCCAATACAAAACAATGGAAAGGGACTCGTGGTATATGAAGAACCAAAGAAGGATCGTGATTATATCGTAACTGTTGACACTGCGCGTGGCATTGATCATGACTATTCGGCATTTGTAATTTTTGATATTTCAGAGTTCCCATATAAAACTGTAGCAAGATATAAGAATAATGAAATTAAGCCCATGCTATTCCCAAATATTATTTTGGATATGGCGAAAGCTTATAACAATGCTTATGTATTGGTTGAGGTTAATGATATTGGAGAACAGGTTTCATCAATTTTACAATACGATCTAGAATATGAGAATATGCTGATGTGCTCTATGAGAGGTAGAGCAGGTCAACAAGTAGGTACAGGTTTCAGTGGTAAGAAAACCCAACTGGGTGTCCGAATGACCGCTGCTGTAAAGAAGACTGGTTGCTCAAATCTAAAGGCATTAATAGAAGAAGATAAACTCGTAACCAGTGATTATGATATCATTGCAGAATTGACGACATTCATCCAGAAGAAACAGTCGTGGGAAGCGGAAGATGGATGCCACGATGACCTTGCAATGTGTTTAGTTATTTTTGCATGGTTAGTAGCTCAAGATTACTTCAGAGAGATGACGGACAATGATGTCCGCAAGAGAATCTATGAAGATCAGAAAGATCAGATCGAACAAGATATGGCACCTTTTGGATTTATCAGTGATGGATTAGATGATGAGACATTTGTTGAAGGTGGAGATAGGTGGACTGTAGATAAGGAGATGTCATCAACATATGGTGATATGTCTTACATGTGGGATTACAACTGATGGAAATAGATGATGAATTTGAATTAGGTCATCTATACCTTTCTGAGAGGAAATGTAGGACTTGCAATAAGATGAAAGATTTGATGAATGATTTTTATAGAACTCATAAAGATAGAGGAGATTCTCCATCAGCATATTCATATGAATGCAAGTCATGCACTAAAGAAAGAGTAGTTATGACAAGGAAACAAAAAGATAAATTATTGTATTGGTGCTATCCAGATTGGTAGTGTTCATGTATGGTTTCCCCACTCAAAAAGGTCTAAACTCTAAATATTAGTAGACAAAATTGGATTCTATTGGGAGTTAAAGATGCCGCTCAACCTAGCATCTCCTGGAATTGTCGTAAAGGAAGTTGACCTAACCCAAGGTAGAGTAGACCCCACTTCTACTCTAGCTGCAGGTATCGTAGCTCCCTTTGCAAAAGGACCAGTCGAGAAACCCACACTTATCGAAACCGAGGCGGATCTTCTAGAGACCTTCGGTTCACCATACAAAGACAGCAACCACTACGAATATTGGTTGACAGCTTCATCGTACCTAGCATATGGCGGCGTACTTCGCGTTGTTAGATCTAACGATACAGAGCTCAAGAACTCCTTTGTTGGTACTGCTAGCAGCGTCACGATTAAAAGCGTAGACGATTATATCAACAAAGGATATTCTGAAAACAACATTACTAATGTTGTTGTTGCTGCTAGAAACCCTGGTTCCTGGGCAAATGGAATTAAGGTTGCCATCCTAGACAGTCTTGCAGATCAAATCATCACTGGTGTTGACACTAGTGCTATTCTTGGATTTTCTTCTACTGCTAATGGCGGTCTTGCTGCTGTTGCCGGATACGAAAACGGTATTTCAGATATTGATCTGACTGTAGGTCTGGGTGTCACTCAGGCAGTACCTGCTGGAACAGTTGTTGCTGGTGTTGGCGCTACCTCACTGCTTGATGGATACCTTAAGGGTGTAATCACAGAAGTTGGTTCTGGTCAAGTTTCAGTTAAGCTTGTATCACATGTCAGTTCTGCTGGAACAGAAACTTCTGTTGAATATACTCCTGGTGGAGTTTATGAATTCCAGAATACTGGTTCATTCTCACTACATGTTCAATCCACTGTAGGTTCTTCCAAACTTGGTTGGGTATCAGGAACAGTTTCTTACGGTTCTAGTTTTGCATCTAGTGATTTCTTCACAGCTCTGACTGGTGCAGGTATTACTAGTGGAGATGCTCGCTGGGTTGCAGCTGCAGCATATGATGGAGACATCGATTACACTGGTGCTACCGATTGGTTCGACAATCAAACCATTACTCTTACCAATGGATCTACAATTGCTTGGAATTCCCTTGCAGATAGACCCGGTACTTCTGCATTCGCTGCAGCCAGAAACGCCAAGAACGATGAAGTTCATGTTGCTCTGATTGACGACGCTGGTAAAATCACCGGCAACGCTGGTACACTTCTTGAGAAGTATATCTCAGCATCTAAAGCAAAAGATTCAGTATACTCTGCTGGTTCTTCTTCTTACTGGAGAAAACTTTTTGAAGTTTCTAGTCAGTATGCATTTGGCGGTGGAGCTCCCGCAGGTGTTGTAACAACAGACCTGGATGCAAACTTTGATCCTAAGACTGATGTTGCATGGGATCAAGATACTGAGAATGTTTCTTTCGCTTCCATCGGAAACTATCAAGCATCATTTGCCATGGGTCTTAACTATGGCGGCAAAGCTGGAATCAACAGTACAGGTGCTCTTAGCGTAAGCGTAGGAGACCTTTCTAGTGGTTACGATCTTCTTGCAAATAAAGATGCATACGAGTTAGATTTCCTGATGATGGGATCTGCTGCTCACGGTAGAGAGGCATCACAAGCTCTTGCAAATAAACTAATTGCAGTCGCAGAAATTAGAAAAGATTGTGTTGCATGCATCTCTCCCCATAGACAAGCATTCCTTGCTACATCTGGAGATGGAGAAGACCTAACGCTAAGTTCCGATACTGTTACTTCTGCTATAACTGCCTTCTACTCTTCAGTAACCTCATCTTCTTACGCTATTCTTGATAGTGGTTACAAGTACATGTATGATCGCTTCAGTAAAGCGTTCCGTTATGTACCCCTTAATGGTGATATTGCTGGCCTTTGCGCTAGAAATGATATCAATAACTTCCCCTGGTTCTCACCGGGTGGAACTACACGAGGTGCAATCCTCAACGCTGTAAAATTAGCGTACACTCCCTCACAAGCTGAGAGGGATAAGTTATACTCTGCAAGAGTTAACCCAGTAATTTTCTCGCCTGGTGCTGGTATTATCCTCTTTGGTGATAAGACAGCTCTTGGTAAATCCTCGGCATTCGACAGAATCAATGTCCGTCGTCTGTTTATTTACTTAGAGAAAGCAATCTCAGCCGCCGCAAGAGATCAACTCTTTGAGTTCAACGATGAGATTACGAGACTCAACTTCCTGAACATTGTTGAACCTTTCCTTCGCGATGTACAATCTAAGAGAGGTGTTACCGATTTCGTCGTAATTTGCGATGAAACAAATAACACTGCTGCGGTAATTGACAACAACGAATTTGTTGCTGACATCTTTATCAAACCTGCTAGGTCGATTAACTTCATCGGTCTGACCTTCGTCGCTACCCGCACGGGAGTCAGTTTTGAAGAAGTTATTGGTCGAGTTTGATCGCCTTATAATAAACTCATAGGAGAACCCAAACAATGGCTATCAACCAACAAAATCCCCCAAAGACTTCAGACAGGACAATTGACAAGTTTAAGTCAAGACTGTCTGGTGGTATTGCAAGACCTAACCTCTTTGAGGTGGTCTTGGCATTTCCAGACGGAGTAGTAGATTCCTCAGTAAATGATCTTGATGCAAAAGCAAGATTTCTTGTGAAGGCAGCTGCTCTTCCTGCGTCAAACATTGCACCAATTAGTGTTCCTTTTAGAGGTCGTACTCTTAAGATCGCTGGCGACAGAACCTTTGACGAATGGACTATTACTGTTATTAACGATACGGACTTTGCAATCCGCTCTTCTTTTGAGAGATGGATGAATTCCATGTCGAAAGTATCTGATAATTCGGGTACTACTAATCCTGAAAGCTATACCAAAGATGCTTATGTTTATCAATTAGGCAGATCTGCGGTTGCACCTAATTCTCAGGAATCTGACGCAAATCTTCCTGTTCTTAGAACTTATAAGTTCTATAGCGTATTCCCAACAAACATCTCACAGTTAGACCTATCTTACGATTCTGCAGACGCTGTTGAAGAGTTCACAGTTACTCTTCAAGTACAGTGGTGGGAATCTGCCGGAAATGGTGGAGATGTCGCTTGATAAATAGTCTTTGATATCAAAGACAAAATATTTAAAATGTCGAAACTCTTCGGATTTTCTATTGAAGATAATGAAAAGACCCCCAAGGGTGTAGTCAGTCCCATTCCCACTACAGGTGAGGGTGGGGCTGATTACTATATCCAAGGGGGTTTTTCTAGTCAAGTTGTAGATATTGAAGGAATCTACAAATCAGAACATGAACTGATTAGAAGATATAGAGAGATGTCTCTCCACCCAGAGGTGGATAATGCAATCGAAGATGTTGTAAATGAAGCTATTGTTTCAGATCAAAATGATTCTCCGGTAGAGATTGATCTAGAAAATCTTAATGCGAGTGATGGTATTAAAAATATTATCCGCAAAGAATTTAAGCACATTAAAGATCTTTTAGACTTTGATCTCAAGTCTCATGAGATTTTTAGAAATTGGTATGTTGATGGTAGACTATACTATAATAAAGTAATTGACATTCAAAATCCACAAGAAGGTATTCAAGAGCTTAGATATATTGATCCTCTCAAAATGCGCTATGTTCGTAAAGAGAAGAAAGGACCAAATGATAGAAATGATATTTTTACAAGTAGAGGCGAAAGAGAAGAGCAAAGAGTAGCCTTCCCTGAGATTGAAGAGTATTTCATGTATACTCCCAAACCTCAGTACCCAACAAATATTGCAACTCCTGGCGGAAGCACCGCAATGAAGGGAGTAAAGATCACAAAAGATGCAATTACATATTGCACTTCTGGTCTTGTAGATAGAAACAAAGGATCAGGACTTTCTTATCTTCATAAGGCAATCAAGTCTCTCAATCAACTTAGAATGATTGAAGATTCTCTTGTCATCTATAGATTGTCACGCGCACCAGAGCGCCGTATTTTCTACATTGATGTTGGCAATCTTCCTAAGGTAAAAGCAGAGCAATACCTCCGTGAAGTAATGATGCGCTACCGTAATAAGTTGGTGTATGATTCCAACAGCGGTGAGATTCGTGACGACAAAAAAATGATGAGTATGCTGGAAGACTTCTGGCTTCCTCGCCGTGAGGGTGGTCGTGGCACAGAAATTACCACACTTCCTGGTGGTCAAAATCTTGGCGAACTTGCTGATATTGAATACTTCCAATCCAAACTCTATAGATCTTTAGGTGTGCCTGAATCTAGAATCGCTGGTTCTGGTGACGGTTTCAATCTAGGTCGTTCTTCTGAAATTTTAAGAGATGAACTGAAGTTCTCTAAGTTTGTTGGTCGTCTCCGTAAGCGTTTTAGTGCAATGTTTATGGATATGCTCAAGACACAATTGCTTCTTAAGAATATTGTTACTCCCTCAGATTGGGAAGTGATGTCTGAGCACATTCAGTTTGACTTCTTATATGATAATCACTTTGCAGAGCTTAAGGACAAAGAATTACTTGAAGGCCGTCTTGGACTTCTTGCAATGATTGAACCTTATGCTGGTCGCTATTACTCCACGGAGTACATCCGTCGTCAAGTTCTGCGTCAAAGAGATCAAGAAATTGTTGAGATTGATCAACAAATTGAAGAGGAAATTGCGTCTGGGGTTCTCCCAGATCCAAATCAACAAATGCTTGAGATGGAAGCAGGAGACCCAATGCTGCAAGGGCAAGAAGATCCCAATGCATTGCCAGGTCAAGCTCCACAACCCCAATTACCAAAAGCATCAGAAGGGGAAATCTGATAAATAAGTTATATATCTGACTTATATCCATGGAAGAGCTAGTAAATATGATTGCGACGGATTCGTCTGCTGTGAATATTAGCGACCAAATTAAAGATCTCCTTTACCAAAAAGCTGCTTCTAAAGTAGATGCTTTGCGTCAACCAACTGCAGCTAGTTTGTTTGGTGAACCATCACAAGAAACTGAGGAAGAATAATGGCAAGAACTTTAATCCTTGCTGCGGAAACTCCGCTGGCAGCTGGTATTGGTAATAGTACTTCCGTAGGTAACGCTACTGTTGTCAGAGTATTAAATGACTCTGGTAGTACCGTTGTTCTTCATGTTCAGGATTCTTCTTTTTCTGGCATTGGTTCTATTACCATGCTTAACAATACATCTGAATTGATCGAAAAGAAAGCCTCTGATATTATCTATGGCATTGGAGGAGCACTTAAAGTAGCTAAAGTAGGATTCACAGGGTAATCAAATGAAACTGATCACGGAAGAAATCGAACAGGTCGAACTTATCGTTGAAGAACGCAACGGTAAGAAATCTATGTTCATCGAAGGAGTATTCCTTCAGGGAGACATTCAGAACCGAAATGGTCGGATGTATCCTATGGATACTCTTCGCAGAGAAGTATGTCGTTACAACGAAAGTTTTGTCAGCAAAGGCAGAGCTCTTGGTGAACTCGGTCATCCCGAAGGACCTACTCTCAACCTGGATCGAGTATCTCATAAAATTACATCTCTCAGAGAAGAGGGAACTAATTTTATAGGTAAAGCTAAAATTCTCAATACCCCCATGGGTAAGATCGCACAAAATCTTATCGATGAAGGTGTAAAGTTGGGTGTTTCTTCCCGTGGACTTGGAACTTTAGCGGTAAATGAGAATGGTATTAAAGTCGTCTCAAACGATTTTATGCTTGCAACTGCTGCAGATATTGTAGCAGATCCATCCGCACCTGATGCATTTGTATCAGGAATTATGGAAGGAAAAGACTGGGTAATGGATGGTGGAATCGTCAGAGAAAGGCTTGTAGAGAAGACCTACAAGCAAATTAATACCTTGGTCGATCAAAAAGCACTTGAAGAAAACAAGTTGGCACTGTTCAATAATTTCCTGTCAAGTCTCTAATTTATAAATAAATATAGATTATATCAACGATTATAATCGGAGAGTTCACCAATGTCCGCTAAGGAATTACAAGAAATGGAAAATCCCGTAACAAGGGGTGCGAAAGGAGCTGAGGCTATGCCTAAGCTTTCTGATCCTGGAACTGGTTTGGCTGCTGTTCAAGATCTTGGTGGGCCTACCCCCGAGAACTACAAAGCCGACGATGATTCCGCGAAACTCGCAGAACCCAAAGTTAAAACTGTCAAAGATGTCGTAAATCGTGGCGCTAAAGCTGCTGAACCGATGCAAAGTCTTTCTGCTGGCGATACCGTCGAAGCAGAAGGCGAGCAAGAAGTTGTAGCTGAAGATGAGACCACGCAAGAGGAGGTAACTCCTTCTGTTGATATCGAAGAAGATCTTTCTGCCCTTTTTGGTGGCGAAGAACTTTCCGAAGAATTTCAATTAAAAGCTCGCACAATCTTTGAGGCTGTAGTTACTGCTAAAGTAACTGAAGTCCAAGAAGAGATGGCTGCACAATACGAAGAGCAACTTACTGAACATCTTGAGACTGTAAAGTCTGAACTTGTAGAGCGCGTTGATGCATACCTTGAGTATGTTTCAGAAGAGTGGATCTCCGAGAACAAGATCGAAGTAGAGCACGGTCTTAAGACCGAAATGACTGAATCATTCCTTTCTGGAATGAAGGGTCTATTTGAAGATCATTATGTAACAATTGCTGACGACAAATACGATGTCCTGGAGAGTATGGTCTCCAAACTTGATGAAATGGAAGGCAGACTTAACGAACAGATCGAAGCTAACATTTCTCTTAACAAGCGCCTTGGCGAATCTACAGCTGATGGAATTTTCCGTGAAGTAACCGAGGGTCTTGCTGTAACACAAAGAGAGAAATTAGTCGCATTGTCTGAAGGTGTTGAGTTTGAGGGTGAAGAATCTTATCGTGAGAAGCTGGTTACACTGAAGGAATCTTATTTCCCCAGTGAGCAAAAACTTTCTTCTAACAAAGTGGAAACACTTTCTGAGGGCGTAACCTCAGAGACTGGTGTTGAGGCATCTGCTTCAATGACCCAGTACTTGAAAGCCCTTGGGATGAAGTAAAAAACTCCGCAAATTTAAACACTAAAACTAATGTACAATCAAGAATCATTAATGGAGAAGTGGGGTCCACTTCTCGACGCCGATGGAGTTGATCCTATTAAGGACTCACATCGCCGTGCTACAACTGCTGTTCTCCTTGAGAACCAAGAGCGTTTCCTCAAAGAGCAATCTGCTTTTGAAAGCGGCAACGGTATGCTCTCAGAAGCTGCTCCTACTAACAGCGGCAACGCTGTAGGTGCTTCTGGTGCTTTCAGTGGCGGTTCTGCTGCTGCTGGTCCTACCGCCGGTTTCGATCCCGTTCTGATCAGCCTGATTCGCCGCTCGATGCCGAATCTGGTTGCTTATGAACTCGCTGGCGTTCAGCCGATGAACGGTCCTACCGGACTGATCTTCGCAATGCGTTCACGCTACACCAATCAAGCTGGTACTGAGTCGTTCTTCGACGAGCCCGATTCCGCATTCTCTGCGAACAAGGCAGGCACCAACATCGGTCAAGCAACCCAAGGTGATTACACCGCTGCTACCGATGACGACGGCACCGTTGGTTTCGGTTCTACTGGTACTCAGCGTGGTACTAACCCCGCTATCCTGGAAGGCACTGCTTCCGACGCTGTACAAGCTCAGTATTCACTGGGTCAAGGTATGGCAACTGGCGACTCTGAGGCACTCGGAGACGGCAGCAATGGCGATTTCAACGAGATGGCATTCTCGATCGAGAAAGTCACGGTCACCGCTAAGTCCCGTGCTCTGAAAGCAGAGTACAGCATGGAATTGGCACAAGACCTTCGTGCTATCCACGGTCTTAACGCTGAAGCAGAACTCGCTAACATCCTGTCTAGCGAAATCCTTGCTGAAATCAACCGCGAAGTTATTCGTACCATCTATAAGACTGCTGAAGCTGGTTCACAGGCAAATGTTGCCAACGCTGGTTTCTTTGACCTCGATGTTGACTCCAACGGTCGTTGGTCAGTTGAGAAGTTCAAAGGTCTTCTGTTTAACATCGAAAGAGATGCTAACAGAATCGCCCAAAGAACTCGTAGAGGGAAGGGTAACATCATCATGACATCTGCTGATGTTGCTTCCGCTCTGACGATGGCTGGTGTACTTGATTACACCCCTGCTCTTAACGCTAACCTTCAGGTTGACGACACCGGCAACACCTTCGCTGGTACTATCAACGGTAAGTACAGAGTCTACATCGACCCCTTCGCTGCTAACTCTGCCGCTAACCAGTACTATGTTGTTGGTTATAAGGGTACTAGCCCTTATGATGCTGGTCTCTTCTACTGTCCTTATGTTCCCCTCCAGATGGTTCGCGCCGTTGGTGAGAACAGCTTCCAGCCCAAAATTGGCTTCAAGACCCGTTATGGTCTTGTCTCCAACCCTTACGCTGAAGGCACCACTCAAGGTTTGGGTCGTATCACCTCTAACAGCAACCGCTACTACCAGCGTACTGTTGTTAAGAACCTCATGTGATTTATATCTCACATACTTAACACTGAGACCCGAAAGGGTCTCTTTTTTTTGTGCATATTTAATTTACTTCATTAAGTTAGCATACGCTGACTAAATAGTAACAGAATTGACTACTACCATGATCTGAGATCTCTATATTATATTCAATAACTAAGGTGATTCAAATGCACAATCTATTATCAATGGCTCAACTTAATGAGTGGAAAATTGCAGAAACCCCAGTTGACGATTTCGCAGTAGAGGAACAAGAAAGATTGAATGATTATTATGAGTGTTTAATTGAATGCAGCTCACTAAGGGCTCCAGAATGCAAAAGAATTTGCAAGGAAGTTCTTATGTGATATAATATAATGTCCGTGTGAAGGAAGTGAGAGACCCGAAAGGGTCTCTTTTTTTGTCTAAATAAAAATAAAAATGTCCTTCCTCGGCAAGCAGATAACAAACAAGAATTACTTGTCACCTACGGGATTTAAATTTAACATTGTCAAGACACCAAAGGTAGATTTTTTCTCCAACAGTGCAAGAATTCCTGGTATCCAATTGGGAAATGTAAAAGTTGGTAATTATCTGAAAGCTATTGATCTTCCTGGAGACAACATTCAGTTTGAAGATCTAACACTTCAATTTATTGTAGACGAGAATCTAGAAAATTATTTAGAGATTCATAACTGGATCTATGGTCTTGGATATCCTGAGAGTGTAGATGAGTTTAAAACTTTAATTACATCTGCAGATGGATCTAAAGATGTTAAAGAACAATTTAGTGACGGAACTCTGGCTATTTTGAATAGTAATTTCAATGTAAGTGCTAGGGTTAAGTTTAGAGATTTGTTTCCAGTATCACTGAGTTCTCTCGAATTTACTGCCACCGAAACCGATTATACATACTTTACAGCAACAGTGACATTTAAGTATCTGTTCTACACTATTGAGGCTGCAACTTAACTTATGGATCTTGAGACTATACAAAGTATGTGGGAGAAAGACTCACAGATTGATCAAGACAATTTACATGATGAAGCAGCGAAGATTCCGTCTCTTCATGCAAAATATTTTGACATCTACAACAATATAAAGTTGTTAAGAGAAAGAGCAACAACTTTGGAGAACAAGATTAAGTTAGAACGACACCTGTATTATACGGGCAAATCAGATCCCAAGGTTTATGAGACCGATCCTTTTCCTTACAAAGTTAGGGAGAAAGATGCAGTGCAAAGATATATGCTAGCTGATGAAAAAGTTCAGGCAGCATCTTTAAAAATTAAATACTACGATGTCATGTTGACATACCTAGAAGATATTATCAAACAGGTAAGTAATAGAGGATATCTAATTAAAAATATTATTGATTGGCACAATTTTCGTGCGGGGTAACGATGACTAAGTTAGTCATGTCCAAAAAGAATGAAGTCTTTTTAAAGATTGAATCCGAGCCTCATGTATACCAAGAATTATCTGACCACTTTTCATTTGATATTGAGGGTGCTAAGTACATGAATCAGTATCGCAAAAGATACTGGGATGGAAAGATTAGATTATTCTCAACACATACTAGAGAGTTGTATGTTGGGTTATTAGATAAGTTGATATCCTTTTGTAAAAGACAAGGATATGAATATGAATTTTGCGATAATAAATTCTATGGCACACCTTATGAAGAGAATGAATTTATCTCTAAAGAAGGAACCAAAGATTATATGCTGACTATTTGTAATCGTCAGCCTCGTGATTATCAAGTAGAGGGAGTATTCGATGCTCTAAGACACAATAGAAGGTTAGTGATAAGCCCCACAGCCTCCGGCAAATCTTTGATGATTTACTCAATCGTGAGGTACTATACAGAGCGCAAACAAAATATCCTCCTAGTTGTTCCAACGACATCTCTGGTAGAGCAGATGCATAAGGACTTTGAGGAGTATGGATGGGATGCTTCTTCATATTGTCAAAAAATTTATGCAGGTAAGGAACGAGAGGCAAAATCACCTGTCGTAATAACAACCTGGCAATCTATCTATAAGTTGGAGAAAAGTTATTTTGAACGATTTAATGTCGTGATTGGCGATGAGGCTCATTTGTTTAAGGCAAAGTCTCTTACTAGTATTATGACTAAGTTACATCAAGCAAAATATCGTTTTGGTTTTACTGGCACACTAGATGGAACACAAACTCACAAATGGGTATTAGAAGGATTGTTTGGACCATCATATAAATTGGTTCGTACAGAAGAGTTAATGAATAAAGGGTATCTTGCAAAACTAAATGCAAAAATTCTTTTATTAAAACATGATGAGAGAGTATTTGATTCATACTTGGAAGAAATTGATTATTTAATTTCTCACGACAAAAGAAATAAATTTATTAAAAATTTAAGCTTAGACTTAAAAGGAAATACTCTAGTGCTCTTTGCAAGAGTTGAAGATCATGGGAGGGTTCTTTTTGATATGATAAATAAAAACATAGAAGAAAATCGAAAAGTCTTCTTTATTCATGGTGGAGTAGATGTTGAGGATAGAGAGCTAGCCCGTTCCATTATTGAAACTGAAACCAACTCAATTATTGTTGCTTCTTACGGAACTTTTTCCACTGGAATTAATATTAAAAATCTACACAATGTAATATTTGCATCTCCATCTAAATCAAGAATTAGAAATTTACAATCAATTGGTAGAGTGCTTAGAAAAGGTACTAACAAATTTAGCGCAACACTTTATGATATTGCTGATGATTGTACTTTTCGTTCAAAAAGAAATTACACATTAAACCATCTCATCGAAAGAATTAAAATTTACAAAGAAGAAAAATTTAATTATGATATGGTAACTATCAACCTGAGGGAAAAGCATGAACGATGACTTTTACGCAAGTATCAAATTAGTATCTGGTGAAGAAATCTTTGCCATTACTTCTTCGGAAGAAGACACTTTAATTTTACAAGACCCTGTTTGTATTGAAACAATACATGGACCAAGAGGCTCCTTTATAAGAGTTGAACCATGGATGCATGTTCCTAAGGATCAGTTTTATTTTATTGATAAGAGACAAGTTATTACAATGACTGAAGTTGAAAGTGATAACGAAATGATTGATTATTATACAAATTATATAATTGACGCCGCTGAAGATAGAATGGGAATCAACACTAGATCTAGTGGTAAGGTAAAGCCATCTGAAAAGATGGGATACAGAGGCAGCGTTAAATCTGCTAAAGAAAAACTTGAACAGATTCTGGAATTAGAGTGTGATCCTAAAGCAGGCATTGCAACTCATGCTTAAGCTTCAAAGCTTAGATACAGTGCTTCTGAACTTCGACAAAGTTATTCTACAGAGAAAAGCATAGTTTGTCAAGTTATGCTATAATGTAAACATAAACTTACAGCAGATATGCCTAAAAAAAGATCTGAACATTATGTGAATAATAAAGAATTGTTAGATGCGATGGTTGAATATCGTATCAAAGCAAAAATTGCTAAAGAGAATGGAGATGCTCCTCCACCTATTAGCAATTATTTGGGTGACTGTTTTCTTAAGATTGCTACACACCTTTCATATAAACCTAACTTTGTGAATTATATGTTCAGAGAGGATATGATTGGTGATGGGATTGAGAATTGTGTTCAATATATTCATAACTTTAATCCAGAGAAATCAACAAATCCTTTTGCGTATTTTACTCAAATTATTTACTACGCATTTCTTCGTAGAATTCAGAAAGAAAAAAAGCAATTAGAAATTAAAACAAAAATTATTGAAAGAACTGGATATGATCAAGTAATGGTTATTGAAGATGGAGCTAATGGATCTACAAGCGACTATAACACCATCAAAGATAATATTCAGTATAGGACATCAAGATGAACGACAAAGAGCGTCTTACTAAGCAAGTAAAAGAATCAGACCCATGTCGAGATAATTCTGATAGGGGGTATTGGCGTAAAAGACTTCGTGATTTAGAACAAGGTAAAGTAAATGAAACTGACTCAAGATCTAATTAATGAAATAGCATGTGCTATGGACATGCGTAAAAAGAATGGTGATCCAGTATGGGAAGATGGTGACGAAATTGCAATTGAAATAGCTGGCACATTTGCTGCAGATAAATTTATTGTTATTAAAAACAAAAGTAAATCTCCAGTAATTTCATCCTTACCTCTGGATAGAGAACACAAACCACATCATTTGAAATGAAAATTGGAATCATAACTGATCAACACTTTGGTGCTCGTAAGGGTAGTAAATTGTTTCATGATTATTTTTTAAAATTTTATAATGAAACTTTTTTTCCTACTCTTCTTGCTGAGGGTATCACAACTATTATCGATATGGGAGACACTTTCGATAATCGTCGGAGCATTGACTTCTGGTCTCTCAAATGGGCTAAAGAGAATTACTATGATCGTCTCCGTGATATGGGGATCACTGTATACACTGTTGTGGGTAATCATACTGCCTACTATAAAAATAATAACTCAATTAATACAATCGATTTATTATTACGAGAGTATGATAACATCATCCCTATCACTGATTATGCTGAGCACTTGATTGGTGGTACAAAATTTGCATTTATTTCTTGGATTAATAAAGAGAATGAACAGCAAACTCTAAACTTGATTAATAAGAGCACTGCAAAAATTGCTGTTGGTCATTTGGAACTTAACGGGTTTGCTGCTTATCGTGGGTTCATGCAAGACCGTGGATATGAAGCAGAGTATTTGAGGAAATTTGATCGTGTATTTACTGGACACTATCACACTCGTAGTAACGATGGTCAAGTCTTTTATTTGGGAAATCCTTATGAATTGTATTGGAACGATGTTAACGACCCTAGAGGCTTCCATCTCTTTGATACTGAGACATACGATTTAGAACAGATTGATAATCCCAATCATATGTTCTACAACATCTATTATGAAGATACTCCTCATCAGATGTTGAATGCTTCAGAATATGCTGGTAAAATTGTTAAAGTTATTGTTCGTAAAAAAACAAAACCAAAAGACTTTGAGAAGTTTATTGATAAACTGTATACTGTTGGTGTAGAAGAACTCAAAGTTATCGAGAATTTTGATTATAATCAAGGATGGTTACATGGAGAAGATTTAGATATTAGTGAAGAAGAGAATACGATGTCTATTTTAAACAGATGTATCGAAGATACTGAAACAGATATTGATAAGTCTAGAATTAAAACCCTATTTGGTTCTTTATACTCAAAAGCTTGTGAAGTTGAATAATGTTTTTATTGACTGAGAAAGATAAAAAAGAAGAAGGGGCATATGCCGTAAAAGATCGTAGAGGAAACAAGGTCCTTTTTATCTTTGAGGAAGAAGACGATGCAATTAGATATGCTCAGCAACTCGAAGAAGATCATGGAGTTGCAATGTCAACGATTGAGATTGAAGAAGACCTTGCAATAAAAGCCTGTGAGCTGTATAATTATAAGTATTCAGTGATTACTTCCCAAGACATCGTAATTCCACCTTCACAAGATGATAACATTTGAAAAAATTAGATGGAAGAATTTTTTATCTACTGGAGATCAGTGGACAGAAATTCAACTCAATAAGAGTTCCACTACATTAGTTATAGGTACAAACGGTGCTGGCAAATCCACAATGCTTGATGCATTATGTTTTGCACTATTCAATAAACCATATCGTAAGATTAACAAACCACAACTAGTTAATAGTTCTAATGAGAAGGGATGCTTAGTTGAGGTTGAGTTTTCTGTAGGACCTAAAAAGTATATGGTTCGTAGGGGCATCAAGCCAAATGTGTTTGATGTTCTTGTTGATGGTGAAATGAAAAATAAAGAATCTGATGACAGAGCAAATCAAAAGATTGTAGAAGATCAGATTCTTAAACTAAACTACAAGTCTTTCACTCAGATTGTTATATTGGGTAGTAGCAACTTCGTGCCCTTCATGCAGTTGTCTCAGTCGCACCGTAGAGAGGTGATTGAGGACCTTCTTGATATTCGTATCTTCTCAGCTATGAACAACCTGCTGAAGGAGGATATTCGGCAGTCTAGAGAGATTATTAAAAGTCTTACTCTAAAGAAATCTAACATTAAAGATAAGATTTCAATGCAATCATCTTTTATTGAAGATTTAGAGACTAGACACAAAGATAATATTGATAAGAATGAGACAAAGATAGAGAGACTCATTCAGGATGCTTTGAATGCAGACGAAAGTAATAAAAAACTTTCGTTACAGATAGAATCTTTGCAGAATGAGATAAGTAAATATAACAATGCAACTAGCAAACTTCGTGAGCTTGGTGGATTGAAAGGAAAGATATCTAATAAAGTAGCTACTATTACTAAAGAGCATAAGTTTTTTACAGAGAATACGGTATGCCCCACCTGCACCCAATCTATCGAAGAAGATTTTAGAATAAATAAAATCAGTGACGCTCAATTTAAAGCAAAGGAACTCCAAGAAGGTTTCTTAAAACTGGAGGAGTCGATACGGATAGAAGAAGATAAAGAGCGTCACTTCAAAAAATTATCAACGGAGATTACTGAACTCACACATGACATTTCTCAAAATAATGTTAGGATTTCTGGATTCCAGCGTCAAGTCAGAGATTTACAATCGGAAATTCAAACTCTTACCAGTCAGTTACAAAACAGAAATTCTGAACATGAGAAGTTAGATGGGTTTAAGGAAGATCTTCAAGTAGTATTTGAGAAACTTGCCGATAAAAACGAGGAAGTTAAATACAATGATTTTGCTTACTCCATGCTCAAGGACGGTGGAGTAAAGACAAAGATAATCAAAAAGTATCTTCCCCTTATTAATAAGCAAGTTAATCGGTATCTTCAGATGATGGACTTTTATGTCAACTTACATCTTGACGAAGAATTTGGAGAGACGATTCAAAGCCCGATCCATGACAAGTTTACTTATTCCTCGTTTTCTGAGGGGGAGAAAATGAGAATTGACTTGGCACTTCTCTTTGCTTGGAGGGAAGTTGCCAGGTTCAAAAACTCTGCTAATACAAATCTTTTAATTCTAGATGAAGTATTTGATAGCTCTCTTGATACTGTAGGTACGGATGAGTTTACTAAGATTATTAGATTCGTTATTCAAGATGCAAATACCTTTGTGATTTCTCATAAAGCAGACATGTTGGACAAATTTAATAATGTGGTAGAATTCTCTAAGAAAGGTGGGTTCTCCTACATGAGTGAAAAAACATCCGTTGAGGGATAGATTATGTACATTGTAAAAAACCTTTTATCCAAAGCTGATGTTGAACAAATATATGGGCACTTGATGGAATCTTCGAGTTGGAAAATTGGTGGTGCGTATGGTGGTGTAGATGATCCACTTACGCATTATCCAAGAACAGTGGCTATGGATATTAATGGTATGCATAGCCCGTTCTTATCTGGGTACTTTATTTGTTTGATGAGTGTTCTTCGTGATAGAGTACAAGAAGAGTATGGGTTTACTTTACCAGTTGGTGGACTAGGTGCGATTGGATTTAACGCACAAAGAAAAGGAAATATTTCTGTATTCCATACAGATGGTGATTCTGAAGGTAAATATATTTGGAGCGTTGTTGGATTTCTTACTCCTCAATGGGACCCTTCATGGGGAGGTGAACTGCAAATAGAGGATCGTACTTATACTTTTGAGCCTGGAGATTTTGTTGTCTTTAGATCAAACGAACTTCATGACGCTCTTCCTATCAAAGTAGATACTCCTTTCTGGAGAGTTAGTGTTGCTTGTATGATGGGTAGGTAGACGCATTACAAACTGTCCACTAAAGACCTCTGGCTCCCACCAGGGGTTTTATAATGGATGCATACGAGAGAGGTCGCATGTTTCACGAGATCAAAGGCAAACTGGCACGATTGCTCGCTACTGAGAACCTAATTGTTGAGCATCGCGCTGTTGAGACTGCTCAGTTTGATGTAGTTCGTCGTGTACTAACTCTACCTAATTGGAAGATATCTTCAACTGATGTATATGATCTCTTGGTATCTCATGAGGTTGGTCATGCTCTATTCACAGATCCTAGGAATTGGTCTGTAGAATTGGAATGGAGTGATGTACCTCAAACTTTTGTAAACATTACTGAGGATGCTCGCATTGAAAAGTTGATGAAGCGTAGGTATGCTGGGCTTTGTAAGACATTTTATCGTGGATATTCTGACCTTAACGATAGTGACTTCTTCGATATTGAAGGTCAGGATTTAGATAGGTTTTCTTTTGCTGATAGGATAAATTTGCATTTTAAACTTGGCACTCATGTCAATATCGAATTCTCCGAGAAAGAGATGGTAGTTGTTGATGCCGTTGAAAACGCTGAGACTTTTGATGACGCTTTGATGGCAGCAAAGCTTTTAAATAATTTTGTGAATGACGAACCTTCCACCCCAGAAATCCAACCACAAGTGGGAAATACTACTAGTGAAGTTGAGCAAGAAGGTATGACGCATGAAGAGATGCTGGAAGAAGCAGAGAGTAGGGAAGAAGAGAATGAAAATACTGAGCAAGATAGTGAACAGTCCGATGAAACTGAAACTGAAACTGAAACTGAAAGTGAAGATTTTGAGACCGTTGATGAACAAGAGCCTAAAACTGTTGAGGCATTTGAGAATCGTCTAAAGAATCTTGCTGACATGGAAGTTCATGAAAATAATTATGTGACAATTCCTAAGATTGATTTGAAGCATACTGTTATTTCTTCTAAGGAAATTCATGAATATGCTGAGGGAGAATGGCAAAAGTGGTTTGAGGAGCGTAAAGAATACCACTCATACTATACTGATATTCTAGATCGTCAAGATAATGAATTTAATAAATTTAAGAAAGATTCAAACAAAGAAGTTAATTATTTGATTAAAGAATTTGAATGTAAGAAGTCTGCAGATTCTTATGCTCGTGCAACAACTAGTCGTACTGGAGTTCTGGATTGCACTAAACTGCATACCTACAAATACAATGAAGATCTTTTTAAAAAAGTTACTACTACTCCAGACGGTAAGAACCATGGATTGATTTTTGTTTTGGATTGGTCTGGATCTATGGCAAATTCTCTCATCCCAACTATTAAACAACTCTATAATTTGATCTGGTTCTGTCGTAAGGTAGGTATTCCTTATGATGTATATGCATTTACTTCTGAGTGGAATTATAAAGCGTGTCGTTTTTCTAGTATTGAAAAGAAAGAAGGTACGATATCTGTTAGTGATGAGTTTTCCATGCTCAATCTTTTGACTAGTAGTGTAAATAATGCCACTGCTAATCGTCAAATGTTGAATGTTTGGAGACTTGCTAGCTCCTTTACAGATCACTCTGGGCTTTGTCCTGCTCGTTTATACTTATCAGGTACTCCTTTAAATGAAGCTATCATAACTCTTCATTATATTATTCCTGATTTTAAAAAAAGGAACAGAGTAGAAAAAATAAATTGTGTTATTCTTACTGACGGTGAGGCACAAGTTCCCTCTCGGACTGTCATGATGAAGCGCAGTTGGGAATGTGATTATAGTGTTCGTAATCGTAGGATTGGTGACAATACTATTCTTAGAAATCTCAAAACTGGAACGGTTCGTCCTCTCTCTTGGATCTACTCTCAGTTTACTAAGTGTATGTTGACTGACTTAAAAGAAACTTTCCCCAATACAAACTTTATTGGATTTCGTATTTTAGAACATGGTGGGTCTTACTCGGCAATGATTCGTCAGTATATCGATAGATGGGAAGATCAAGATAAAGCGATGCGTAGTTGGAAGAAAGAAAAAACCTTTACTATTAAAAATGCTGGATATGATTCTTATTTTGTTGTGGGCAATTCATCTCTTTCTAATAGTACTGAGTTTGCTGTTAACGCTGGAGCATCAAAGGCAACCATCAAAAATGCTTTTAAAAAATCATTGTCTAGTAAAAAAATGAACAAGAGGATTTTAAATGAATTTATTTCTTTGGTAGCATGATTTACACTACGAGAGATCCAGTTGCCAGACTGTCTACTCTGCCCCTGACTCTGCCCCACTCTGCCCTATAATAACTACATCAACAAACAAAGCAAATGACTCGTCCTTCTCAAGTCGATATGATCCAACTGTTCTCCTACATCGAGAACAACTATGGTACTGAAGTTGGAACTGATGCCATCAAGGCATCTGCTGATCACATGGGTTATTCTTATGCTACTATCTGTAACCGTATGGAACCATATAAGTCTGGTCGTGGAAAATGGAACTTGACTATTCAAGAAAAACTTGAAGAAACTTACACTGCACCATCAGCTCCTCCTTCTTTGGAAACTCAAAATCTTATTCCCCCCAAAGATCCTCAATATATTCCCTTTGGTAACTTTTCTGATGTGAAGAAAATTATCAAATCAGGTGAATTCTATCCTTGCTTTATCACAGGACTCTCTGGCAATGGTAAGACACTCTCTGTTGAACAAGCATGTGCTTCTCTAAATAGAGAACTCATTCGTGTTAACATCACAATTGAGACTGACGAAGATGATCTTATTGGTGGGTTTCGTCTTGTTAATGGCGAAACTGTCTGGCATAATGGACCTGTCGTGGAGGCTCTTTCACGGGGAGCTGTGTTGCTTCTAGATGAAGTTGACCTTGCATCTAACAAAATCTTGTGTCTTCAATCAATCCTAGAAGGTAAGGGTGTCTTCTTGAAGAAGATTGGTAAGTATGTTCAACCTGTAAACGGATTCAATGTAATAGCTACTGCCAACACTAAAGGTAAGGGATCTGAAGATGGTCGTTTTATTGGTACTAATGTATTGAATGAAGCATTTCTTGAAAGGTTCCCTGTAACCTTTGAGCAGTCTTATCCTCCCTCCACGGTAGAGCAGAAGATTCTTACAGCACTCTGTAGTGATAATGACTTCTGTAAGCGTCTCTGTGACTGGGCGGACATTATCCGTAAGACCTTCTATGATGGGGGTATTGAGGAGGTTATTTCTACCCGCCGTTTGGTTCATATTGCCCGTGCTTATTCTATCTGGAATGATAAGCAGAAAGCTATTGAAGTTTGTGTGAATCGTTTTGATGATGAGACAAAACAAGCATTCCTAGAACTCTATGACAAAGTTGATGCTGACTTTGATTTGACCGCTACTGAGGAAAAGACATATGCCGATTCTTAATCTATTTGCTTCTCCCATATACCACAATCAAATTTCTGACGAGTTTCTTCTTTATCTTCAAGAGGTTGCTCGTCAATGTGAAGATGGTGAAAGTGTTGGTTATGATCTTGCTGGAAACATTGACTCTCAAAAACATGCAGTAGTTGATCCAAAAAAATTTACAGATGAGATCTATCTCCATGTTATAGAATACCTGAATGTTGAATCAGTATCATTTAATCTTGGTACTGGGCCTTGGATTAACTACATGAAAAGGCATGAATTTAATCCATTGCATACTCATGATGGTATGTTGAGTGCAGTTATTTTTATTGATGTACCAGAAGAAATTGAAAAAGAAAAAACTGAATGGGAAGGTAGAACTAATTGTTTTTCCGCTGGAGCTCTTGAGTTTGTTCATGCAAAATCGTTTATGAATAATGGGCATGCTAAAGTAATTCCAAAAACTGGAGACATGTATATTTTTCCTGCAAATATGCCTCATACTGTCTATCCTTTTTCCAGTGATGTAACTAGAATCTCAATGAGTTTTAATGTATTCAACTTGCAATTTAACTAAGAAGGTGCTACAATGACTTCATGGTCTTTCCTATATGATGAAATGTACGGTCCAGATGATGAGCTTGAATGGGTAAAACAAAATGGTGGGTTTGAATATACCCCAGAAAACAGTAATTATGAACTGACTGCAGATGGGTTTACTTGGCCTAAGCAAAACGATGAGGTTGAAAAACCTAAACAATATAAGAAGGTTGATCCTAAACAGTATAAGAGTGTTTATAAGTATGACGAAGACAAAATTCTTGAAGAGGTAAAAGAATACATCAGTGGCACATATCGTGCTCACTACAATGCTTCCAACGGCATTCAGACACTTGATCTGATTGAATCCTGTGGAGACGGTGCTGCGTTCTGTCGTGGCAACATTCTTAAGTATGCATCCCGTTACAACAAGAAGGGATCTGCTAGAATGGACATCAAGAAGATCATCCATTATGCTGTTCTTCTCTATCACTTTTATGGCTTAGACCAGGAGACTATCGAGCGTGGATATGAAACTTTCTGATAAAACTATTGATTTGCTTGAGAACTTTTCTTCTATCAACCAGTCTATTTTGGTAAAGAAGGGATCTAAGCTCCGTACTATTTCTGTAATGAAGAACATTCTCGCAGAAGCAGAAGTTGACGAAAACTTTGAAAAGGACTTTGGTATCTATGATCTACCTCAGTTTTTGAACGGTGTGGGTCTTATGAATGATCCTGACATTGATCTCAAGCACGATTCTTACATGATCATCCGTGAAGGTAAGAGCACTAAGGTTAAGTTTGCTTTTGCCGATCCTGATGTCATTATCACTCCTCCTGATAAAGAAATCTCTCTTCCTAGTATTGATGTTCGTTTTCAATTGGAATCGTCACAACTTGCTAAGCTTCTGAAAGCATCTTCTGTTTATCAACTACCTGACTTAGCTGCTGTTGGTGATGGTGAAAGTATTACCCTGACAGTTCGTGACAAGAAGAATGATAACTCTAATGAGTTTGCTCTAATTGTAGGCAAGACTGACAAAACTTTTGAGTTTAACTTTAAGATTGAGAACATCAAACTGATCCCTGGATCTTATGATGTTGTGATCTCAAAGAAACTTCTTTCTAAGTTCACAAATTCTAGTTACAACCTTGATTACTTCATCGCACTGGAACCAGATTCAGCCTACGAAGGTTGATCTGTTTAATATCTCTGTAATTCAATATTTTATTAGAGAGTGGGAACAGGTTAAGGAGAGCATTCTCCTTTCCATCCCTTCTTCAAATGATGCAGAAAAGCATATTGGATTTACAGATTATTTTGAAAAGAACGATGCTAAGTATAAGGAAAATATTTTTAAAATATTAGAACCATACCTACAAGAATTCTGTAAGACATCACTTTATAAATTTACTGGCATCTCTAATATGTGGTGTCAGAGGTATAACGCAAGAGATTATCATGTCCCCCATGATCATGGGGCTCTAGGATACTCTTGTGTTTTTTATGCTAAAATGTCAGAGGAACACTCAGGCACTCTTTTCTTTTCTCCTTTCAATGATGAGACTGGAACTCATGCATGCAATTCCGTTGCATGTAAAGAAGGTGATTTAATAATCTTCCCTTCTAACCTGATGCACATGGCTCCTCCACATGATAGTATAGAAGAAAGGGTCATTATCTCGTTTAATTTGGTATGAATATCTTTGTTACGGATGAATCTCCTCACAAGTCTGCTGAGGTTCTACCCGACAAGCACATTGTCAAGATGCCCTTAGAGACCTGTCAGATGCTCGCTATAGTCGCCTCAGACAAGTGGGGACATGGTTATGGTACATTGCCTAAGAAAGATGGCACACCCTATGCTACGGACAAGGGAGCGTTTCGTAATCACCCATGTACTATCTGGGCTAATGAGACTGTAGAAAATTCTAGATGGTTGCTTACTCACGGTATTGCATTATGTGAAGAGTATTTCAATCGGTATGGAAAAAACCATAGCTGCTTTAAGACTCTCCTTGCTGCTGATGAGATTATTCCTTGTGTGAAATGGGCTGGTCACACTCCTTTCGTTCGCGCAATGCCTGAAGAGTTTAAGTTTGATGATAGTATCACTACCATCGAAGCATACAAGATGTATATTGCATCTAAACCCTGGGTGTGCGATAATTATATTCGTCTCCCCAACCGCAAACCTGAGTGGGTGTAATGAAAACTACTTTGACCGTTGATGAAAACGGAATTCTAACATTCCCCGAAAAGTTTCTTGAAGAGCTTGGATGGAAAGAGGGGGATTTGTTAGAATGGATTCCTAATGATGACAACTCATTTACTTTGGTGAAAAAAGAACATGCGTAATGAATTTCTTTGGGTCGAAAAATATCGTCCTAAAACTATTGATGAGTGTATCCTTCCTGAGTCTACTAAAAAAACTTTCAGTGAGTTTCTTAAGCAGGGTGAGATTCCTAATCTTCTTCTTGCTGGCCCTGCTGGTTGTGGTAAAACTACTATAGCTCGTGCTCTGTGCGAGCAACTTAATTGTGACTACATAATTATAAATGGATCAGATGAAGGAAGATTTCTTGACACGGTGCGGAATCAAGCAAAGAACTTTGCTTCGACCGTATCACTTTCGTCAGATGCTAACCACAAAGTCATCATCATTGACGAAGCTGATAACACAACCCATGATGTACAGCTCCTCTTACGGGCAAACATTGAGGCATTTTATAACAATTGCAGATTCATCTTCACCTGTAACTACAAAAACAAACTCATCGAACCACTCCACTCCAGATGTGCAGTCATTGAGTTTGGAATTACAGGAAGCAAAAAACCAGCAATTGCAGCAGAATTCTTCAACCGTCTCAGGACTATACTTGAGACAGAAAATGTTGACTATGATCAAAAGGTTCTTCTAGAACTTATTAACAAGCACTTCCCCGATTGGCGTCGTGTATTAAATGAGTGTCAAAGATACTCTGTTGGTGGTAAAATTGACTCAGCTATCCTTGCTGAATTTGGAGATGTAAAAGTAAATGACCTTATTCAAAAACTTAAGAACAAAGATTTTCCGGCGGTTAGGAAGTGGGTCGTTTCTAATCTGGACAACGATTCTAGTGTACTTCTTCGTCGTGTGTATGACGCTCTTGTTCCATCCTTGGACGGTCCTAGCATTGCTGCTGCTGTGCTCATTATTGCTAAGTATCAATATCAAATTGCGTTCGTAGCTGATCAGGAGATTAATCTTCTCGCAGCATTAACTGAAATTATGGTGGAATGTACATTTAAATGAAAGCCTATAAAACTCCATTAAGATACCCTGGTGGTAAATCTAGAGCAGTGCAAAAATTGTTTGCATATCTGCCAGATAAATCATACGATGAGTTTCGTGAACCTTTTTTAGGAGGTGGATCTGTTGCTATTGAATGGACTAAGAGATATCCTAACACTACAGTATGGGTTAGTGATCTTTATGAGCCTCTGGTAAACTTCTGGCAACATCTACAGTCATCTGGTATTGAGATGCGTAATGAGTTGAATCAACTCAAGCATCGTCATGTTGACCATGCTAGTGCAAAGTCTTTGTTTCTTGAATCAAAGGATTATCTCAATGATGGGAAAGATAACTTTCATCGGGCTGTTAGTTTTTATATCATAAATAAATGTTCCTTCAGTGGTCTTACTGAATCATCTTCTTTCTCAAAACAAGCTTCTGATAGTAATTTTAGTTTCAGAGGTATTGATAAACTTCCAGTATTTTCTGAACTAATTAAGGACTGGTCTATCACAAATCATCCCTATGATTATCTTATGGATGAGAGTTCTGAGAGAGATATATTCATGTATCTAGATCCACCATACGAAATTAAGGATCATCTCTATGGAAAAAAAGGATCAATGCATAAAGGATTTGACCATGACAAGTTCGCTTCGGATTGCAATTGCAATTCATTTGACTCTCTTGTCAGTTACAATTCTAGTCAGCTTATTAAGCACCGTTTCAAAGACTGGAATGCTGCAGAGTTTGATTTGACTTATACTATGCGTTCTGTTGGTGAGTACATGAAGGAACAGCAAGATCGTAAAGAATTAGTTCTCATGAATTATGAGTTAAGATAATGAAAATTATTGGAATCTATGGTGCCTTAGATTGGGATGCAAATGTTTTTGACCAAGGTGAAACTTATATTCATGATGCAGGAGCAACTCTGTTTATCAATGGTATTCATATTAGAAGTATTAATGAAGAAAGATTAACCCGTATCAAAGACGAAGGTAACTTTCCATATAAGTCTATTGAATATGTTCTTGGGGAATATAAAAAAGAAGAAATTGATGTTGTTTGTTACCCCATATCTTATCCTGATGTATTTCAGAAAAAACTTGTAGATGGTACTGCAAGTAGAATGATTAAGGAACAGTTTCCTAATGCTGAGATTTGGTTATTGTCACATCATCTTTGCCATGCAGCGTCTACAGTCTTTACTTCACCTTTCAATAGTGGTAGTTTCTTAACTCTTGATGGCCTTGGTAGTGCGCTTTGGGATTTTGCTAGTGGTCACCCTCGTGGTGGTGAGAATAATAGTATTGGATATTTTGATAAGAGTAAACGCATCTTTAGATTTTTTAGGGGAACTGGTGATCTAGGCATGAACTCATTTGGTGAGTTCTATTGTAATATGTCTAAGATGATTTATGATGATAAACATAAAGAATTGATGCGGCAAGAGTCTAACTTGAATTCTGATGTATTTGAAAACATTAAGTTTGCTCAAAACTTTGATGTAACCCCAAAAGAGGGTAAGATCATGGGGTTGTCATCTTACGGTAAATTGTTAGAAGGGCAAGGACCTCCCACATGTATATCTACTTTGTTTCCTACATCTCATTTTGGCATTGATCGCTGGGAATCTGGAATGCCAGAAGTGCATTTCTATGACTATGAAATGTTGTATAATAATTTAAAGGGGACTACAGAAGATAAAGCACACTATGTTCAGTTTTGGTTTGAAAAAAGTCTTGAGTATTTTGTTTCTGAATTAAGAAAAGATTATCTAGAAGAAGATACTTGTTTTGCTGGAGGAACTTTCCTTAATGTATGTGCAAATACTATATTGAGACCACTGTTTCGTAACATTCATATTCCTCCGTTTACTAATGACTCTGGAATCCATTTTGGTGCAGCAGCTTGGGGTGTTTATAGATCTAAAGAAACTATTGAATTGCCACACAACATTGCACTACTAGGTAAATCTTATGATGACTTTGTTCCAGAAGAAAAAAATTGTAAGCATTATGATAATTTTGATGATCTCTGTGAATTCCTAGCAAAAGAATTGGATGATAATAAGATCGTTGGTTGGTTCCAAGGCAGGTCAGAATACGGTCCTAGGTCTTTGGGATCTAGGTCATTGTTGATGAGTCCCAAGAGATCGGAAAACAAAGATATTCTGAATGATAGGGTTAAAAAGAGAGAGACCTGGCGTCCTTTTGCTGGTATAATGTTAGAAGAAAAAGTTGGTGAGTACTTTGATCCTGGTTTTGTAAGTCCATATATGCTGTACTCTCAAACTTCTATCACTAAAAAACTTCCCGCAATTACTCATAAGGATAAGTCATGTAGAATTCAAACTGTAAATGAGCAACAGAATGCTAAAATGTATCAGCTTCTTTCTAAACTTGAACCACCAGTATTATTGAATACTTCGTTTAATCAGAGTGGAGAACCAATCATTGAGACTCCAGAGGATGCCATCTCCTCTTTTAAAAAAATGGATATTGATTATCTTGTTATTGGAAACTATCTGTTGTGGAATTAAAAGACTGGCTTAATTCGATCAACCTCACTAAGAATGATTTGAGTGAGGATCAAGATGAGATTAAAAAGTATCCTGCTTACATTGTAAACCGGTGTCTCTCTGGACATTTAGATGCTGTCTTGTTTGCAAATGAAATGAATAAGAACGCTCATTTATCTAAAGATATGCAGTACCAATTCCTACTACATAGCATCAGGAAGAAGAAAAGATTCTCTCCTTGGTTGAGGCAAGACAAGATTGTTGATCTTGAGTTGGTAAAAAAATATTACGGTTATAGTAACGAAAAAGCACAACAAGCTTTAAAGATTCTGACTCCAGAACAAATAAACTTTATTCGTAAAAAATTGGATACTGGTGGTATCAAATGAAAGTTCTTAGTATTGATGTTGATTATTGTTTTCCTGCTATTGAGAAATGGCCTAATGAGGATGGTGAACTTTGGGACGAGTGGCATGCCTTTACAAAGTGGGAAAATTATTTTAAGAACTATCCTGATCTAAATTGTAGAGAAGAGATTGTAGATGAGAAGTGTCTAGATTATATGATTGAGACTTTTACTAAGGCTCTGAGTGCAAATCCTAATGCAACAGTTGCTTTTGGATTGGATCATGATTATATTCTCGAAGAACTTCTTGATAAAGAAGATTTAGAAATTGTCAATATTGATCACCATGATGATTTCCTAGCAGGTTCATACTTGGATCAACTCACCAATTTTCATAAAACAGGAAATGATGATGATGACACTTGGTTACAGTTCTTGTCATGTCACCTCCTTGAATATCATTATGCTATAACTTATGGGAAAGTTGATGAGGGTAGTTGGGGAGGATACTTACATGCTTTAGGAAAATTGAAGGCCATGACATGGATTCATAATGATGATAAAGATGAGTATGATACTAGAAGTATTGTGAATAGATTTATTTGTAATAATGTTGGTAAGTATGCTGACTGGGGATTTTCTACGGCAGAAGAATATGATCATGGTAATTATGAGTATGATCATATCTTTGTCTGCCTATCTCCACAATATTTTCCACACAGTCAATGGGATATCTTTAGTATCTTTCTAGGAATCTATGAAGATTTTACAGGTAAAGACTGTAAGTTAGATGAGTTTTGGAATAGGAGAACTATCAATACGATGGCATATAGGAATGTGTATGATACTTTAAAGCCTGCATTAGAGGATATCAAAAGAAGTTTAGCTAAATAATAAAAAGTTTTTGTTTTGTGACATGAGCGTCGTTATTGAACCGACCGTTGAGTGGTCGCCTGAGAGCATGATTGAGGTTGTACTAGGGGAACCTGACGATTTCTTAAAAGTGCGAGAAACGCTGACTAGAATCGGTGTTGCATCTCGTAAAGAAAAAAAATTATACCAGTCTTGTCATATCTTACATAAGCAAGGTAGATATTTCATTGTTCACTTTAAAGAATTGTTTGCTCTTGATGGTAAGAAAGCAAATCTTACTGTTAATGATGTTCAACGCCGCAATAGAATTACACAACTCCTTGCTGATTGGGGATTAATTTCTGTAGTTGTGGCTGAAATGATTCAGGATATTGCTCCTTTAAATCAGATTAAAGTTTTATCCTACAAAGATAAAGGAAATTGGGTCTTAGAGACTAAGTATAATATTGGTCGTAAGGTTAAAGTTGAAGGCGAAGAAGGTTAATAAATAAATCGTCGCTCTTTCGTGCGCGACTCTCTACGACGGATTCGCTACCAAAGTAGATAGGGGGCTTGACGCCCCCTTTTTAATGGTGTATAATATGGAGGTCAAGGAGGGAAACCACCTTGGCTGCGGTGCTCCCCTTAGTAGGTTCAGGAGTAGCGGCGATAGGAACCTACTAAATATAATGTCTCAACAGTTTTTGCTACTGAGACACCTAACGGTACAACCGTAGATTTTTATCTAAAGAATTAATGACTAACGCAGAAAACACCAGAAAAGGTTTTGGCAACACCCTGGATCTCGAAAATCCACAGTTAAAGAACCTACCCAAGCCTAAGCAAAAAAACGCAACATTCATCAAGTTTTCTTTCCTTGATCTCGATACCGTCGATGAAGAGGATGAGTATTATTGGAACCTTGCTGTCCGGGATGATCAGAACAATTCCTCTCGGATTGAAGCAATGCAAGTTTCATACCTTAACTATGGATGGCTTTATAGCGATTTCCCCCCTTGTATTGGTACTGACAATCGTCCTAGAGACGGTAGGACTCGTATCCTTGCAGCAAAGCGTGCTGGAGAGAAGTGGATTATTGTTGCTATCTTCTCATACGATGACAACGGTAGTCCAATCACTAACTACATTTCCAATTCTCTTGCCTGTCAGCAGCGTCCTGCATCCACTGGTGTATGCCAGGCCGATTTTGTTATGGCAGGGATTGCTTGTGTTAATGCTGGGGAATGCTTGCCAGAGAGATCTGCAGTAGAAGACCTCGTTTACAATGAACTGCAAGTTGAGAGCTTCTTCTCTCCTCGTGGAGGTGCTATAACCAAGATCGTTAACAAAATCCTTGATGATGTCTTGGAAGAAGGTACATCTGGTGGAATCACTGTTGTTAGGAGTCGTGACGAGTGGCAAACTTGGTTGTCAAAAGCTGGTTATGTAAAGGGATCTTATATTCTTTTATCTGTTGACAATCCAACCTATGCTATGAGGGCATGGTGTCAGCACTTGCTTCCACACTTTTCTAAGAACAAGGCAATAGCAACTATTATCCTTTATACCAACGCTAAGACTGGTAGTAAAGCCAGGAGGTATATTTCTGAATTTGCAGTAAACCTCCAGTATTACTATACATCTTCATTTGCTATGGTAAATAGAGCACAGTCTGCTGTAGAGATCAAAGTAGCTGATCCCGCACCATTCCACATTGCTGGAGCAATTCCTCAGATCCATGACAATCACAACATTAATTCTTTTGAATTGGTAGATATCTCGGACTACTGATAACCGAATAAAAATGTAGGGGTGGCAACACCCCCTTTTTTATGCCTTGTGCTAATATATACTTGTGGATCATATTTTTCATTCTATTAACTACAAAGAACTTTGTTGTTAATGCGTGATCCACAAACGGATGCCTTCGGGGTCCACACAACATAAACTCGCTTTTAAAGGAGCTAAAAATGACCGACCTTACTAAGTATGGTGCGTCTAACATTGACCAATTTTTGGATCGTGTTCATCGCAACAGCATTGGTATGAACGAATACTTTGATCGTTTATACTCACTACATGAGACCACTACTAACTATCCTCCCTACAACCTAGTATCCATAAATTCTGTAGAGTCCAGGCTAGAGATCGCCCTGGCAGGGTTTAAAAAGGCAGAGTTGTTTGTCTATACACAGGATGGCAAACTCTTTGTAGAGGGTCAGAAAGAGGACAAGGAGACCGAGACTACCTATCAGCATAAGGGACTAGCACAGAGGTCCTTTACGAGGGTATGGACGCTCTCTGAGGATGTAGAAGTGAAGAGTGTAGAATTTGAGGATGGACTCCTTTCAATATGTTTGGCTAGGATAGTTCCAGAGCACCATCAACGCAAGGATTGGTTCTAAATATCGGGGGGTTGATCACCCCCCATTTTTATGGTATAATACCAAGAGGTAAAAAGCATACTATGTCTGTTAGAGTAGCCATCATCGGCAATGATCAAATCATTGCTGATATCAAAGAGTTGATTGATCCTGAAGACAAGGCTCGTCAATATATGTTCAACAATCCATATCGTGTTATCATGCAACCCACCATGTTGCTGAGCGAAGATGCAGGAGAAACCGCAGAAAATACATCCCAAGTATCTCTTGCTACTTGGCAACCACTCACGCAAGAGACAACTTTTATTGTCAACCCAAACTCGGTTCAAACTATCTTTGAACCAGTTGCTGATCTCAAGTCAATGTACCAGGAGCTAGTCAATAATGTCACAAATTAAAGTCATTGTATTTAAAGAAGACTACAAGTGTATTATCGCTGGAATTAAGGAAATTGGTGCTGACATTGGTGAGCCTGATTGTGAATTAGAAAACCCTTATGAGTTTGTAATTCAAGATGATGATTTCGATGGAGAGTACAAGGATCGTTTGACACCTTGGAAAGTTCTGAATATTTCCTCCGATAAGAAGTGTAGAATTCAAAGTGATACTATTCTAACTCTAGTTGACCCAGAGTCATTTATTCTCGAAGCATACACCGAACTTACCAGTGAATGAAATTTTACACTAATGTACAAATGATCGGGGACCAGTTTCTGGTTCGTGCTTATGATAATGGTGAGTACATTCAGTTTCGCGAAAAATACAAACCTACATTATTTGTTCCTGCTAAAAAGAAAACATTCTATAAAACTCTCGACGGTGATTATGTTGAACCAATTAAACCTGGTTTCGTCTCTGACTGTAGGGAGTTTTTAAAAAGCTATGGTGAGGTAGACAACTTCAAGGTTTATGGTAACGAAAGGTATATCTATCAGTATATTTCTGATAAGTATCCTCAAGATGAAATTAAATTTGACTCTAGTAAGATTCGTCTTATTACCGTTGACATTGAAACTCGTGCTGAAAATGGATTTCCTGATGTTGAAGCAGCAGACCAAGAGATTCTGCTGATTACAATCCAGGATTATAATACAAAGGAGATCACAACTTGGGGTCAAGGTCCATTTAAGATCAAGCAGGATAATGTTCGCTATATTCAATTCAATAATGAGCGAGATCTTCTAAGTTCTTTCATCAACTGGTGGATGGAAAATACACCTGATGTTGTGACCGGTTGGAATATTCAGCTTTTCGATATTCCATTTATTGCAAAGCGTATTGATCGTGTTCTTGGCGAAAAACTTGCTAAGAGATTATCGCCTTGGGGATTAGTATCTCAAAAAGAAGTCTTTATCAAAGGTCGTAGACAAGTCTTCTATGATATTGGTGGTATTACTCAGTTAGATTATCTTGATCTGTATAAGAAATTTACTTATACTAATCAGGAATCATATCGTCTTGATCATATTGCCAATGTAGAACTCGGACAGAAAAAACTTGACCATTCTGAGTATGATACCTTTAAAGATTTCTATACGCATGGTTGGCAGAAATTTGTAGAATACAACATCATCGATGTGGAGCTCGTAGACCGTCTTGAGGATAAGATGAAGTTGATCGAGCTAGCACTAACTATGGCATATGACGCCAAGGTAAATTATAATGATGTCTTCTATCAGGTAAGGATGTGGGATACTATAATCTACAACTACCTTAAGAAAAAGGGTATTGTTATTCCCCCCAAAGAAAAAACTGATAAGGATGAGAAGTATGCAGGTGCATATGTTAAAGAACCGGTTCCGGGAGTTTATGATTGGGTTGTCTCTTTTGACCTTAACTCTCTATACCCTCACCTTATTATGCAATATAACATCTCGCCAGAGACCCTCCTTGAAGAGAAACACCCAACAGCAACTGTTGATAAGATCCTTAATGAGGAAATAAACTTTGAGATGTATAAGGACAACGCTGTTTGTCCAAATGGTGCTATGTTTCGTAAGGATAAGAAGGGATTCTTACCTGAGTTGATGGAGAAGATGTATGGTGAGAGAGTCATCTTCAAGAAGCGTATGCTCAAAGCCAAGCAAGAGTTTGAGAAGACTCCTACTGATACACTTAAGAAAGAAATCTCCAGATGTAACAACATTCAAATGGCGAAGAAGATTTCTCTTAACTCTGCTTATGGTGCTATTGGTAATCAATACTTCAGGTACTTTAAATTAGCGAACGCAGAAGCTATCACTCTATCTGGTCAGGTCTCTATTCGCTGGATTGAGACCAAGATGAATCAGTATCTAAATAAACTTCTATCTACAGATGGTGAAGACTATGTTATCGCATCTGACACTGACTCAATTTATCTTAATCTTGGACCTCTTGTTACTAAATTTCTTGGTAATAAGTCTGGCAATAAAGCAGCAATTGTGGGGTTACTTGATAAGATCTGTGAAGACAAGTTGGAACCGTTCATTGATCAGTCGTATCAAAATCTTGCGGATTATGTTTCAGCATACGAACAAAAAATGCAAATGAAGCGTGAGAATATCGCTGATCGTGGTATCTGGACTGCAAAGAAAAGATATATTCTTAATGTTTGGAACAGCGAAGGCGTTCAATATACAGAGCCTAAATTAAAAGTGATGGGTATTGAGGCTGTCAAGTCATCTACACCCGCACCCTGCCGTCAAATGTTAAAAAATTCTTTTAAAATTATGATGTCTGGGTCGGAAGATGATATGATTGATTACATAGATAAGTGTCGCCAACAATTTAAAAAATTAACTCCTGAAGAGATTTCTTTTCCTAGATCTGTTAGTGATGTAGCAAAGTATAAATCCTCAGCAGACATTTACTCTAAAGGAACTCCCATTCATTGCCGTGGAGCTCTTCTATACAATCATTATATTAAGAAAGCGAATCTTACTAACAAGTATTCGCTCATTCAAAATGGTGAAAAGATTAAATTCTGCTATTTGAAGAAACCAAATATCATTCATGAGAATGTTATTTCCTTCATTCAAGATTTTCCCAAGGAATTAAATGTTACTAGATATGTTGACTATGACCTTCAATTTGGCAAGGCATTCTTAGAACCTTTGAGGACAATTCTAGATGCTATTGGATGGTCTGTAGAAAAAACCGCAACTTTAGAGGACTTCTTCTCATGACCGATCAAGAAAAGTGGAATAGAGGGCTTGATCTTTTTATCGAGTCCGTTCATAAACCAGATCAGGAACTTAGGTCCTGTGCTCACAACCAAAAATGTTTTAATGAACTGATGTTAGTGCGTGAAAATGTGCTAGAATACTTGAAAACCTTGAGATGGAACTGAATGGATTTTCTTAAAGAAATTGTAAAAGAGATTGGAGATGACTATACTCAACTGGCAAAAGATATTGACGACTCTGAAACTTATGTGGACACGGGTTCGTACATTTTTAACGGACTCGTATCAGGTAGTATATTTGGTGGTTGTTCTGGGAATAAGATTACTGCCATTGCTGGTGAGTCTAGCACTGGCAAAACTTTCTTTAGCCTCGCCGTTGTTCAAAATTTCCTTAACGCTAATCCTGACGGTTATTGTCTCTACTTTGACACTGAGGCAGCAATTAATAAGTCTCTTCTGGAGAGTCGTGGATTACCTCTTGATCGCTTGGTAGTTGTTAATGTTGTAACTATCGAAGACTTTCGTAGTAAGGCATTGAAGGCAGTTGATTTGTATCTGAAGAAATCAGAGGAAGAGCGTAAACCATGTATGTTTGTGTTGGACTCTCTTGGTATGCTTTCAACTGAGAAAGAGATCCGTGATGCTTTGGATGAAAAGCAAGTTCGTGATATGACAAAATCCCAACTGGTCAAAGGTGCCTTTAGGATGTTGACATTGAAGCTGGGACAGGCTAGAATACCTATGATCGTTACCAACCATACTTACGATGTCATTGGCGCATATGTACCTACAAAGGAAATGGGAGGAGGCAGTGGCCTTAAGTATGCAGCAAGTACAATCATCTATCTCAGTAAGAAAAAAGAGAAGGATGGAACAGAAGTCATTGGAAACCTTATCAAAGCTAAGACTGCTAAGTCTCGTTTAAGTAAGGAAAACAAGGATGTTACTATTCGTTTATTCTATGATGAGCGTGGTCTTGATAGGCATTATGGTCTACTTGAGTTGGGAGAACTTGGTGGACTTTGGAAAAATGTAGCAGGTCGTTATGAAATTGATGGTAAGAAAGTTTATGCCAAGCAAGTCTACAAGGAACCTGAAAAGTATTTTACTGAAGAAGTAATGCAACAACTTGACGAGATTGCTCGCAAAGAATTTAGCTATGGAGAATGATGAGTGACCGGATTGAATTGACTATTCTGAGGAACCTCATCCACGATGAAGAGTTTCTCAGAAAGGTTCTTCCTTTTATAGAACCCGATTATTATGATGACCGTTCTGAAAAAATTATTTTTGAGGAGATAAGTTCTTTTGTAAATGAGTATGATAAGATTCTCACTCCAGAGATTCTTAGTATTGAAGTTCAGAATCGTGATGATCTTTCTGAACAGGAATGCAGGGATATCTTAAATTTGGTTGAGGTTCTCACTCAAAGTGATACTCATACTCAGTGGTTACTTGATGCTACTGAGAAGTGGTGTCGCGACCGTGCCATCTATTTGGCTTTGATGGAGTCCATTCAAATTGCTGATGGGCAAGATTCTAAAAAGACTAGAGATGCTATTCCCAGTATCTTGTCTGATGCTCTTGCAGTCTCTTTTGATAATCATATCGGACATGATTATCTTGCGGACTATGAGGAACGCTACGAATCGTACCATCGTAAAGAAAATAAGATTCCATTTGATCTCGAATACTTTAATAAGATTACAAAAGGTGGTCTGCCCAATAAAACACTCACTATTGGTTTAGCTGGTACTGGTGTTGGTAAGTCTCTCTTTATGTGTCATGTTGCAAGTTCTGTACTTCTTCAGGGAAAGAATGTCCTCTACATAACCATGGAGATGTCTGAAGAAAAGATTGCTGAAAGAATCGATGCTAATCTTCTTGATGTTAACATTAGAGATTTAAGTGAGTTACCTCGTCAGTTATTCGAGACAAAGGTATCTAAGGTTGCTGCAAAAACTCAAGGAACTCTTATAATTAAAGAATATCCAACGGCAAGTGCCCATAGTGGACATTTTAAATCTCTGCTCAACGATCTGGCACTTAAGAAATCTTTTCGCCCTGATATTATTTTCATTGACTACCTTAATATTTGTGCTTCCGCTAGGTATCGCGGAGCAGTCGGTGTCAATTCTTATAGTTATATCAAGGCTATTGCTGAAGAACTTAGAGGATTGGCTGTCGAAGCCCAGGTCCCTATCGTATCTGCCACCCAGACCACTCGTTCTGGTTATAGCAGCAGTGATGTTGACATTACTGACACTAGCGAGTCCTTTGGCCTCCCTGCTACTGCTGATCTTATGTTTGCCCTTATTTCATCTGAAGATCTTGAAGGACTCGGACAAATTATGGTGAAGCAATTGAAGAATAGATACGGTGATCCAACAATGAATAAGAGGTTTGTGGTGGGAATAGATCGTGCTAAGATGAGGTTATATGATTGTGAACAATCGGATGGCGGATCTCTACTTGATTCTGGAGATGAAAACAATGTAGCTGATTCTTTTGCAAAGGAGAATAAGTTTGAGGGATTTAAATTTGATTAACTCATCAACAAAAATTTGGAAAGAAATCTCAGAGGTAAATAACCTTGAGTTTGAATATCATTTACTGCCTGGTAATGTTCCGATCCTTATTGCAAATAATGTTTTTCTTTATCCAGACAAAGTTCAAGAGTTTTTAGAAAGTCTTGACTACTGGGAGACTAAAGACTTTGATGATACTGATATTGTTCGTCCTGGAATGACACATCAGTTCACTCCAAATCTTTTCTCTATGCTTGGATCTCAACTTACTCAAAAATTTAAGAAAATTTTTGGTGTTAGTGAGATGTCAATAATTGATATGTACACTCAAGCTACGAGTGGTACAATGGGATTAGATGTTACTGGGGGACTTTGTTGTTATCCCCATATGGATTCAGATCCATTTGATAGTGTTGAGACTGATAGACCATGTATTGTTGCAAACATCAATCTCTCAAAAAGCTCTGATCCTGTAACTACTGGATTTTGGTCTTGGAGGGGTAAGAACAATGTCTTAGATTTTAATCGGGAAGATAAAAATACTTTAATAAATTTCTATGATCGTCATGAGGAACAGTCAATAAATGAATGGTTTCAAGTTCATGACTATGAGGATTTTAAATTTGAAAGTTCTGCTATTATGATGTATAATAGCCTTGTGGTTTATCCCACAGGGTGTATTCATAATCCTTACATCAAACCTAGCTGGTTTTCTGATAAGGAAAGGTTAGTATTATCTGCTTTTTATTCTATTCAACCAGAACATTTAGACTTTGAAGAAAGAAATGCTGATATTGTCTCTTATACCTGGGAGCATTTTCGACTAGATACATTATTCAACTATCACCCACAATTCACTTCTCCACAATCGTAATTATGCCTACCTATTCTAATGCAATCGCTGATGGTACACCCGATCCTCAGCGTCCTACTGCTACTCCCCCTCGCCGTCCTCGTGTTAAGGAGTTTTGGGAAGTAGAACCTGGTGATCCTGGTACTGAGGGTTGGTCTGATAATCCAGAAGATCCTAAGGGTGCTCAACTTGGTAACCCAGCTGTTGTTAATACACCCACTCCTGTTCCCCCTGCTCCCCCTGAACCTACCATTCCGGTAGTTTTGACTTCTTCTCAAGACTCTCCTAAGGATGGATACCTTGAGTTTGTTGATCAAGTAACTAGTGCTCCCTCTAAAGATCCTTCACAATTTATTGCTAGAATTGCTGCTCTTCAAGCAGGTGGTTGTGAGGTTCAGCGTCTCCTAACTGCTGCTGTAGGTATCTCTGCAGAAGGTGGTGAGTTTATGGAGATTGTTAAGAAGATCATTTTCCAAGGAAAGCCTTGGGAAGAAGATAATATTGAGCATCTAAAGATTGAATTAGGTGATGTTATGTGGTATGTTGCTCAGGCATGTATGGCACTTGATATTTCTATTGAAGAAGTTCTTGATCGTAATATTGATAAATTGTCAAAGCGTTATCCCACGGGAACCTTTGATGCATATTACTCAGAGAATCGTAAATCTGGCGATAGATAATGCTCAGTCTCTGGATCCACCTACGAGCATTCTTTGCTGTTGTAGTGGTGAGTTGTTCTCACCCCGTCAACTGGGCGCAGTGTGTTCGTGTGGACCAGTGGCTCTTGCCAGAAGTCAAGGAAGGGTATAAACTATGGACAGGTGAGACAAAGCCGTATCAGTTTGAAAAGGACTATCTAAATAACAGGAAGTAGTACTCCCTTTTTTTAATGGCTGAACCGTCTGAAGGATTTTTTGCTGGTTGTGCGTTATGCAACAATCAAGAAATGGATGCTGCTGTCAAAGATGAGACAAGTCTTCAAAACTTTTACAACCTCATGTATCAGAGGTATATGGGTCCCGCTGTTATTGGTGCTGGGAATGTAAAAAAAGATTTTGAGAAAGCTGTAACCTTAACCCCATCAACAAAAAAAGATAAGTTTTATTCTGATCTTATTGTAGGTATCTCTGCAGTAAAAGCAGTCAGATCTTTTCTTGCTAAAAATTCTGCAATGAAAGGTATATCTGGGAATGCAATACCCAATGCAGTATACCTGACAGGAACTCAATGGCCTCAAGAAGTTCAGCAATTTAAGTTTGCTGCTTTTGGTATGGCAGACTTTAACTCTTCTGATTTGATTCTTCAGTATGGAGCTAATTATGTTGGGGTATCTCTGAAAAAGAAACCAAAAGGAACTGCACCGGACCCGACTCTAATCAATAAAGCATTTGATACTGTATTGAATGGATCTCAATTTGCTCCTATCAAGGCACAGTTACAGCAAGCACGACAGCAGTTTTTTGCTGGAGTAATTAGGGATGCATTAACTACTGGTCCTTTGGTTGGACTTGCTCAACTTCCTGATGGATCTAATCCTAGAAATGCTCCACCGGAAAAACTTTGGAGTACTAGGATTGGTATCTATAAAAATGGTAAGATTCAAACAGTTCCTTTAATTAATCTAAAAGATGTATCTGCTATTGGTGATCCAGCTCTTTTGAATACTAGAGAGGTTGATACCAAAACAACTAATGCGATGCGTGATTATGTAAACATGAGGCTTGGCAAAGTTGGAAATCAACCCAACACATTATATAAACAATTCCTAAGTATTATTAAAAGAAATCAGCAGTTGTTTGCTGATACCCTAATCAATCTTATTCTTAAGAAACAATTGATGGATGAGATGAGTGAGTATACTAGAAATAACTTTGAATTTATCTTGACCACTGGGGTAGGGCAGGTTACAATATCTAAGTCTAATGGTATGAATATTCAGGAAGGTAGTGGTACTTGTATTGGTATTGATAGCGTTGCACTTGCTCTTGCTTATCTTAGAAGACAACCTAAGACTATTGATATAGATACTGCAAAAACAGAGTCCTCAAATGCGGCTAAGTTATTTTTCAAAGTTAGGGCAGGTACACTAGATCTCTTAGAACTTGAGTTAAGATATAAAGGTGACTTTAAATCTCAACCTCAGTTCCAAGCATTTCTTTCACCCCAATTTAAATCCTTACTTAAGGGTGACTTTGGAAACGCACGAAACATTATTTTTGGTTAAATGTACACTGATTTATTTCCAACTCGAATATTCAAATACAATTTACAGGCACCTGATCTAAGACAAAATATGTTGGATAGGTATGTATCTTGGAAAGATCATTCAATAAATGGAACTCCAGAAGGATGGAGTTGTGATGTTAGAACAGAATTTCAAGGAGCTTTCCCTCAAGAGATTAAGCAGCATTATGATGATGCCCTAAGAGAATGGAGGGATGAATTTGGACTATTTGATCGTCCATATATTGATGAGATTTGGATGAACGCTTATGAGAAATCTCAATTTCAAGAGTCTCATTCTCATCTACCTGGATTTTTTTCTGGGATTCATTATCTAGTATTTGATCCAGAAGATCATGTAGCTACTACATTCCAAAATCCACAGGACTCTATACATTCTTTTATGTTTGATGATGAGTTTCTGGATGGAAATATTAATCAGCACCTATGTGAGAATCATACCCCTAAGGTTGAGGAGGGTGATATTATTTTATTCCCATCTCATTTGAGACATTTTGTTAAAAAGAATAACAGTAAAAAGCTTCGTATAACTATATCCTTTAACATAAATAGAATTGCGGAGTCTACTCGACGGGTTTTTTCGTAGTAATGAAGAATTTCTTTCAATTCTTAAATGAGGCGCAGACAAACGCTGCAAAGCAAGCAAAGAAGCTTGGTTTGAAGGGTGATGGCCATGGGTCATGGGTTGATCCAGCTGGAAAAATTGTTGGTAGAACCATAGAAGGTGAGTTGGTTTTTTCTAGTGGTAGAAAACCATCACAAGAAACTGATCCAACAAAACCTGGACGGGCAGCAAGAGCTTTACCTCCAGAAAATCCTCCTCCTTCAGCACCACAAAGTGGTGGAGTTGGTGAACCAGAAGAGCAGGAAGAGGTAGAAAAGACTCGCGGTACTGTTACTATTGGGTTTGGTAGATTTAATCCCCCTACAGCAGGTCACGAAAAATTACTTGATACTATTAAAGATACTGCAGAGGGTGGGTCCTATATGATATACCCATCCCACTCAGTAGATCCACAGAAAAATCCTCTTGATTCTGAGACTAAAGTTCTCTTTATGAAGAAGATGTTTCCTGCACATGCGAATGCGATCATATATGATCCTGGCATTCGTACCATACTAGACGCACTGAAGCAAGCCGATGTCGAAGGATATAGTAGCGTCAACATCGTGGTTGGTGCTGACAGACAAAAAGAGTTTGAGGGGCTCGCGAACAAATACAACGGGCAACTCTATAATTTTGATGCGATTAATGTCATCTCTGCAGGAGAACGGGATCCCGATGCTGAAGGGGTTGAGGGTATGTCTGCTTCCAAATTACGAGCCTTAGCTGCTGATGGTGACTTTGAGTCTTTCAAGAAAGGATTACCCAAGTCTGCTAAAGGAATGGTTGCAAGAGAACTATTCAATACAGTACAGAGATCTATGGGTGCTGCAGCTGTAACAGAGGGCGTAGAGATGTGGCAAATTGCTCCTAAGTTTGATGAAAAAACTTTGAGAGAGCATTACATTATTGGCAATATGTTTGATCTGGGATCTCTTGTAGAATCTTTAAATACCGGACTTGTTGGTAGGATTATTAGACGCGGTGCAAATCATGTTATTGCAGTTACATCTGAGGGTATTATGTTCAAATCTTGGATTAGAGATTTGACTGAATATGTTTCTAGAATTCCTTCTGGAGTTCCTGCAAATAAGAGAGAAGTTGGAACAGATTCTTATCGAGAGTATGTACAGAGACTTACTCCATTGGAAAAAGTTAAGTCCTTTATAAATAAAAGATAGGAGACTGCTGAGCTTTCAGGATCGATGAAAAATTTTATTGAAGATACAGCCGATCAGATCATGCTTAATAGCATGGCAAATGTTTTTATGGAAAAACTTGATCCTGTAGGTATGGAAGATGATGATATTGACAATGATGGTAAGAAGAATACTAAGTCTGATTCTTATTTAAGAAACCGTCGTAAGTCTGTCGGTGCTGCTATTGCTGCTGATAAGGCACAGAGAGTAAAGAAAGAGCAGGTTGAATTATCTCTCCGTGAGAGAGTAGCGGAATTAACCGAAAAAAAGCTTTATAAGTCTGAGAAAGCTACGACCTCAGACGAAAAAGAAGTAGAAATTTCAGAGAAGTCTGTAAAAAATAAAGTAACTATTAATCCTGATATTCAAGAAGAGAAGAAAGGACTCTGGGCAAACATCCATGCTAAGCGTAAGCGTGGCGAAAAGCCTGCTAAGAAGGGTGATAAGGATTATCCTAAGACATTGAATGTTGAGGAAACCGAAGATTCTTTGAGAGACCGTCGCATGGAGCGCGGTGGAGTTGATGGCAACAACCGTTACAATAAGGCACCAGGTAAACCTAATACCTTTGGTAAGAAGAAGCGTTCTTCTGATGGACCTTCTGCCATGGATGTTGTGAAAGCAAAGATCCGTGCTAAGTATGGCGATAAAGCAATCATTGATACTAAGAAGAAAAAAGAAAAAGA